GCCTACACACATATTACACCTCAAAGCTTACACCTTGCACTACACACTACCTCTTATATTGTCGCAAAGCTTACCATCGCAAAGCTTACCATCGCAAAGCTTACCCCCCTTGCAACTACACACTACCTCTTATATTGTCGCAAAGCTTACACCCCCTTGCAACTACACACGTATTACCCATCTCAAAGCTTATACACCCGTCTTCACTTCCATACACATATGTTACCTACAATAATTTATATTTTTACTTCAATTATAAATTATTACTTATCTACTTTTTAGTATGAGAAGTGTCTGCTTTAAATTACTTGTTATTATTAATGATTTTATTTACCATTTATGATAGAATTAATATATGTGTCATATGAATGATCTGTTAACGGATATTCATAATTTGTTATCGTTGAATCTCCATTACTTAGTGGATAAATATATGATAATTTATTCGAATATTTGGTATTATCAGTATTATTATTATCTATTATTACTTCTTTTGTTGCCGTATCTAATACAAGTACTGGTTTTATTGTTACTGGTTTTACTGTTATTACTACTGTAGATAATACAGCAGAATACATATCATTACCAGATTGCTCTATAATTATTCTTGCAACACCTCCTTCTTGTGTTATGAAGCCATACGAATTTATTAATGGACCTAATATTGTTACATTTCCAGATCCATCAACTGATATCAGACTAGTATTGGAATTTGTATAAGTTAATGGTAAACCACTATTACAACTTGCGTCTAAATTAAACATAGGGTCTCCTACTGTTTTGTTAAAAGATGAATCCACTGTGATGGTTTGACTTAGTTTTGCAAGTTCTTCAGATGAGACAGTTTGAATTACATTTGTAAATCCTAAATTTGCTAGATAAGTTGTAACTTTGATACCAGTTGGTGTTTTTACTCCTGATTTATAATATGCTGTTACATTGGTATTTACAATTGCATTATTCATAACAGGCAGTGTATTTATTGAATCAAAATATACGCTTGTTAAATTATGACAATAAAAACACGCGCTGAAATCTATACTCATCACTGATTTTGGTATGGTAATACTTGTTAAACTGTTACACCACGCAAATGCATTTGATCCAATACTTGTAACTGATTCTGGTATGTCAAATTCCGGTAAATTGTAACAATCAAAAAATGCATTTGATCCAATACTTGTGAGTGGACCTAGTATAGTGACACTTTTTAAAGCGTAACAATAACCAAACGCATAATAATCATCAATGATTGTTACTGATTTTGGTATCGTAATACTTGTTATATTGAAACAACATTGTAGGAAACCTGCACCGATACTTGTCATAGAATTTGGTATTGTAAAACTTGTTAAATTGCTACAACCTCCAAATGCAGTATTACCAATACTTGTCACAGAATCTGGTACCGTAACACTCGTTAAAGGACAATTAACAAATGCATAATCACCAATACTTGTGATAGTATCTGGTATGGTAACACTCGTTATCGAGGATCGGTCAAATGCACCGACAGTAATATATGTCATGGAACTTGGTATCGTAGCACTTGTTAAACCAGAAGAAGAACAATCATAAAATGCATAAACATCAAAACTTATTACTGAGTATTCTTGACTATTATATGTCACTACACTTGGAATATTAAGTGCTCCAGAATATGAATTGTTATATGGATAACTAGCGACACTAGCGTGATATGTTGTATTATTTATTAGATTTGTTGTATTACTTAAATAATAATATACTCTTTCTATTTCTTGTAGTTTTGGATTAACTATTAATTGTGTTATTTGGCTAGTAGCAGAGTAATTTGCATCTCCTACTTGAGTTACTTTTATATTTACTATACCTACCGTAATTATAGTTACTATACCCGAACTACTTACTGTTGCTATATTGGAATCATCACTTGTATAAGTTAATGGCAAACCAGTGTTACAACTTGCATCTAAATTAAAAGAACTATCAACTCCATATGTTTTGTTAAAGGAGGATTCCACTGTTATGATTTGGGTTGCTTGTGTAACTGTTAACCCTACTACTGCTTTTCCTTGCGAGTAATTACCACTTGCTTCTTGCGTTATGGTTATATCTATAACTCCTTTACCTACTATTGTTACAATTCCAGATTCATCTACTATTGCTACACTTGTATCACTACTTGAATAAATATACGTTCCTGTACTATTGGAAAATACATCTAAATTAAAGGGATCATCACCATATGTTTTAGTAAAAGGAGCACCACCTACTGTTATGGTTGGAGATTCTCCAATAACTGTTAACCCTACTACTGCTTTTCCTTGCGAGTAATTACCACTTGCTTCTTGCGTTATGGTTATATCTATAACTCCTTTACCTACTATTGTTACAATTCCAGATTCATCTACTATTGCTACACTTGTATCACTACTTGAATAAATATACGTTCCTGTACTATTGGAAGATACATCTAAATTAAAGGGATCATCACCATATGTTTTTGTTGGAATAATTGCAACTGATAGGGATGGAGTTGCTTGTGCAACTGTTACTAGAGCATCGGAAGATGTCTTATAATAATTTGCATTACCTTCTTGAGATACACTTATTTTTGCTGTGCCTGCACCTACTATTGTTACTATGCCTGATTGTTGATCTACTCTTACTTCAAATATAGCATCACTTATATAACTTAATGGTAATCCACTATTACAACTTGCATCTAAATTAAAAGGTTCGTCTCCATATACTTTATTAAAGGAGGAATCAACTGTTATGATTTGATTTGCTTTTGCTACTGTTACTAGAGAAACGGAAGATACATCATAATAATTTGCATTACCTTCTTGAGATACAGTTATTTTTGCTGTGCCTGCACCTACTATTGTTACTATGCCTGAACTACTTACTGTTGCTACATTGGAAGCATCACTTATATAACGTAATGGTAAACCAGTATTACAACTTGCATCTAAATTAAAAGGTTGGTCTCCATATACTTTATTAAAAGAGGAATCCACTGTTATGAATTGAGTTGCTTTTGCAACTGTTACTACAGCAACCGAAGATGCATCATAATAATTTGCATTACCTTCTTGAGATACAGTTATTTTTGCTGTGCCTGCACCTACTATTGTTACTATGCCTGAACTACTTACTGTTGCTACATTGGAAGCATCACTTATATAACGTAATGGTAAACCAGTATTACAACTTGCATCTAAATTAAAAGGTTGGTCTCCATATACTTTATTAAAAGAGGAATCCACTGTTATGAATTGAGTTGCTTGTGCAACTGTTACTAGAGCATCGGAAGATGTCTTATAATAATTTGCATTACCTTCTTGAGATACACTTATATTTGCTATTCCTGCACCTACTATTATTACATTTCCATAATCATCAACTGCTGCTATATTGGAAGCATCACTTATATAACTTAATGGTAAACCAGTATTACAGCTTGCATCTAAATTAAAAGGTTGGTCTCCATATACTTTGTTAAAGGAGGAATCCACTGTTATGAATTGAGTTGCTTGTGAAACTGTTACTAGAGCAACGGAAGATGTCTCATAATAATTTGCATTACCTTCTTGAGATACAGTTATTTTTGCTGTGCCTGCACCTACTATTGTTACTATGCCTGATTGTTGATCTACTCTTACTTCAAATATAGCATCACTTATATAACTTAATGGTAAACCAGTGTTACAACTTGCATCTAAATTAAAAGGTTGGTCTCCATATGCTTTATTAAAGGAGGAATCTACTGTTATGATTTGATTTGCTTTTGCTACTGTTACTAGAGCAACGGAAAATGCATCATAATAATTATCATTACCTTCTTGAGATACAGTTATTTTTGCTGTACCTGCACCTATAATTGTTACTATGCCTGAACTACTTACTGTTGCTACATTGGAAGCATCACTTGTATAACTTAATGGTAAACCAGTGTTACAACTTGCATCTAAATTAAAAGGTTGGTCTCCATATACTTTATTAAAGGAGGAATCTACTGTTATGATTTGATTTGCTTTTGCTACTGTTACTAGAGAAACGGAAGATACATCATAATAATTTGCATTACCTTCTTGAGATACAATTATTTTTGCTGTGCCTGCACCAATTATGGTTACTATACCTGAACTACTTACTGTTGCTACATTGGAAGCATCACTTGTATAACTTAATGGTAAACCAGTGTTACAACTTGCATCTAAATTAAAAGAACTATCAACTCCATATACTTTATTAAAGGAGGAATCAACTGTTATGATTTGAGTTGCTTGTTCAACTGTTACTAGAGCAACAGAAGATGCATCATAATAATTATCATTACCTTCTTGAGATACAGTTATATTTGCTATGCCTGCACCAATTATGGTTACATTTCCGGATAGTGGATCTACTGTTGCTACATTAGAAGCATCACTTGTATAACTTAATGGTAAACCACTATTACAGGTTGCATCTAAATTAAAAGAACTATCAACTCCATATACTTTGTTAAAGGAGGAATCCACTGTTATGATTGGAGTTGCTTGTGTTACTATTAATGGTACAAGTACATAAGATTCATCATAATTACCACTTGCATATTGTGTTACTGTTATTGTTACTTCACCTACTCCAATTATGGTTACTTTACCTGTTGTTTGATCTACTGTTGCTACATTTGGATTATTACCTGAATAATAAAATCCTCCTGTACTATTTGAAGATACATCTAAGTTAAAAGAAACGTCAGTACCATAAACTAGAGTAAAAGGTGATCCATTCACTGTAATTAATGTAGTTGCTTGTGTAACTGTTAATGTTGTTAATACTGAAGATGTATTATAGTTACCACTTGCATCTTGTGTTACTGTTATTGTTGTTGCGCCTACTCCAATTATGGTTACTATACCTGAACCGTCTACTATTGCTACATTTGAAGCATCACTTGTATAATGAAATGCTCCTGTACTATTTGAAGATACATCTAAATTAAAAAAACTATCAACTCCATATACTTTGTTAAAGGATGAATCCACTTTAATTATTGGAGTTGCTTGTGTAACTATTAATGTTGTTGATACAGAAGATGCATTATAATTACCACTTGCATCTTGTGTTACTGTTATTGTTGTTGCGCCTACTCCAATTATGGTTACATTTCCTGAACTACTTACTGTTGCTACATTTGAAGCATCACTTGTATAATGAAATGCTCCTTTACTATTTGAAGATACATCTAAATTAAAAGAACTATTAACACCATATACTTTGTTAAAGGATGAATCCAATATAATTTTTGGAGTTCCTTTTGCAACTGTTAATGTTGTTGATACAGAAGATGCATTATAGTTATCACTTGGATCTTGTGCTACTTTTATTGTTGTTGTGCCTGCTCCAATTATTGTTACATTTCCTGAACCGTCTACTATTGCTACATTAGAAGCATCTGTTGTATATTTAAATGCTCCTGTACTATTTGAAGATACATCTAAATTAAAAAAACTATCAACTCCATATACTTTGTTAAAGGATGAATCCACTTTAATTATTGGAGTTGCTTGTGTAACTATTAATGTTGTTGATACAGAAGATGCATTATAGTTATCACTTGGATCTTGTGCTACTTTTATTGTTGTTGTGCCTGCTCCAATTATTGTTACATTTCCTGAACCGTCTACTATTGCTACATTAGAAGCATCTGTTGTATATTTAAATGCTCCTGTACTATTTGAAGATACATCTAAATTAAAAGAACTATTAACACCATATACTTTGTTAAAGGATGAATCTACTATAATTTTTGGAGTTCCTTTTGCAACTGTTAATGTTGTTAATACAGAAGATGTATTATAGTTACCACTTGCATCTTGTGTTACTTTTATTGTTGTTGTACCTGCTCCAGTTATGGTTACTTTACCTAAACTACTTACTGTTGCTACATTAGAAGCATCACTTGTATAATGAAATGCTCCTGTACTATTTGAAGATACATCTAAATTAAAAGAACTATTAACACCATATACTTTGTTAAAGGATGAATCTACTATAATTTTTGGAGTTCCTTTTGCAACTGTTAATGTTGTTGATACTGGAGTTGCTGCTGAGTAATTACCGCTTGCGTCTTGCGTGATAGTTATAGTTGTTGTGCCTATCGCATTAATGGTTACTACACCTAAACTACTAACCGTTGCTACAGACATATTAGAACTTGAATAACCTGTTTGTCCTGGTCCACTAAAAGTTGCATTTAAATTAAATGAACCATCAACTCCATATACTTTGTTAAAGGAAGAATCTACTTTTATGGTTTGTGGTGTAAAGCTAACAGCTGCATTAAATCCTAATACTCCGGTTATATAACTTGTAACATCACTAGGTTTGCTGCTACCAGATGGATTTTTTACTCCTAAATTATAATATGCTGTTGCATTTGAAGGAGTTATTACATTACTATTACTGTTATATAAATTAGATATAATTGAATTACCACTTGACGACGGTAAATAAGTTGTTGATTCAAAATATGCATTCATAATCTGTGAACAACCATAAAATGCACCAACATTAATAGTTGTCACAGATTTTGGTATCGTAATAGTAGTTAAATTGTCACAACTTAAAAATGCACCACTACCAATAGTTGTCACAGTTTTTGGTATCGTAATAGTATTTAAATTTCCACAACCATTAAATGTATAATTACTGATAACTTTTAAAGAATTTGGTAGAGTAATACTCGTTAAACTAGTACAATTTTGAAATGCATTTGCACCAATACTTGTCACTGTATTTGGTAGTGTAACACTCATTAAATTGGACCATCCATAAAATGCCTGTGAAACAATAGTTGTCACTGTGTAACTTTGACTTATGTAAATAGGAGGAGTTCCATAAGTTCCAGAAGATCCAATAAGACTAGTAGGAATAATTGTACTTGGAATATTAATATTAGTTATAGACACTGTAGGACTAGATCCTTGAACAGTAGCAGTATTATTTGAACTAATATCGTAATAATTAAAACTATAGGACACTCCGTTTATACTACCATAAAAGGATCCAGTTCCGAACAAATATTTATAATATTCAATACCTTGATTAAAATAAATTACCTCTACATCTTCACTAGTTGACTCCATTAGCCAATCACCGCCATATTTTATATTACCTGTTTTATCATTGGATGCACCTAATATAACTCCTGTATTTTCTTTTAAAATAGTATAATAATTCACCCAATTTGAGTAATTTAACGTACTACATCCTAAATAATCAATATTAATTACATTAAATTCTTTCAAAAGGTCTATTATAAATTGTACAGAATCTGAAAAAGGGGTTACTTCATTATCACTAAATAACGGTTTCATATCTAGAAACATTTTTGATCTACCTTCAATAGAAACATCAAATACTATACCAATTCTTGAAATACTGGTAAAATTTGCACGTAATAAGTTTAACAAATCTGTTTTAGATGACATAATCGAATAAACAATGGAAAATGTGGAACTATTAACAGAATCTACTAATGTTTGATAATCTTCAAGACTTGAATCAACGAGTAATACATTCGTAATTTGTTCTTTACTTCCTTGTATTTCTGTGTATATTAACGGAACATTCTCTTGTTTTGATTCTAACAGAGCTAAGTTTTCAGCTAAAGTTATGTCCATTTATATATTCAAATAATTTATATAATACTAAATTTATAAATATTTGCTTATGACGATTTATTATATACAGAAAATAAAATTGATTTACTATTTATCTAGAGACTGATAGATATACACACACATTTATGACAATATGGATTACAATACCTTACATTATATTTCTATTCTTGGCAATCAATACGTAGGAAAATCAGAAATAATTAAAAATATTACATCTGATAAACATTTACATCCATTGTTACCTACATTTAATAAAGATACAACATTAATCAAGATCAACAATAAATTTTATAATTATAAAATTAGTCATTGGTTTGTATTCAAACCATATAAAAATATCAAACGAATAGCTTACATTGTTGTTAATACTTCAATAGTCGATTCTGTAACTTCTATTCAATTCTGGTTTAATAAAATACGCTCTAACAATACTGATATTTATATTATTCTTATTAATAAAGATAAAGACTTTCCAACTAATTTAATCCTACTTCATCACGTTATACAATTTTGTACATTTAATAAAATTAAATTAATTAATATTAATTAAATAAAAGTGAGGTTGCCTTTGGACCAATATCTTTTTTTATTTATTATTATTTACTGTATGTATTGCAAATTGTTTCGGTTTATATTTACCAATAGTTTTTTTACTTTTTATAGCTTCTATTAATTTTTCATTTATGTTTTTATTAATTATATTCATCTCTTCGTTTACTACTTCTGTATGTTGTATCTTTTCAAAATGTGTTTCTCCTTTTTTTGCTCTAAAATATATATTTTTTCTTGATTTAATACAAAATTTACAAAAACAACCATTATCAATATAGTGGTCTGTTTGAATATCATTTATATATTGATTTTCTAGATACAAATTTACATAAAATTTATACTCGTTTTCTGTATATGGTATAACATCTGCAGATAATTTATCTGACCACTCAACTATATATCTATTTCTCTCTTCTTCATTATAATAAAAGTTAAAATATGGACAATTCTTTATCAAATCCAAAAAATTAGAAGGCAATCTATATTCTTGTTTAATTTTTTTATATAATTCCCCAATACATTTATTATGTGTACTATAATCATTTATTATTACAATATCGCTTCTCAAAATTTCAGACAATATACTATGCCATAAATTTGCGTCACACAACCGTAATTTAACGTACTTTACTGTATTTATTTCTTGTAGACTATACTTTTTATTAAAATCAAACGCAATTGGCTCCTTAATACCATATTTTTCGAAATAATGATCACCTTTACCTAAATGTGGAAATAATTTATTAAATCTATTAATAATTCGAGTACTAGTGTAATTTTTAATGTTATTTTCGGTATTATTAAAATGATATGGAGAAATTTTCTCAAAAAATTCAGACATTTTTCTCTCAATAGGACTTCTATAAACATCAATGACATAAACATTTTTTTGTTGATTAGAGAGAAAATGTATTATTTCATTAATAGTTACATTTGTGACATCTGTTAGAACACTTAGCATTATTTCATCGTGAATATGTATAATATTGTAACTTCGCCCTAATGAAATTCTAAGGGAAGATACTAAAGTTGTAGAACCTACTTTTGGTGGTGTGTATATAAAAATATAATTTTCATTTTCAGTAATAAATAATTTACTAACTGCATTTTTTATTTGCTCTAATTTATTATTCATTATGTAATAAAAGATAATAAATTATTATAAAAAATTAAATGTATATATTTTAATTATTTATAAAAAAAATTGATTTATAATTGCAGTATGTTATTAAAAGTATTATTAAATATACTAGACTAATAATTAAAATGTCAAACGTCGAATGTTCAATATGTATGGAAATAATAGATATAAGTATAAATATATGTACTACTGAATGTGGTCATTGTTTTCATAGTAGTTGTTTAATTAAAAATATTTCGCATAATGGTTTTGGTTGTCCATATTGTAGAAAAGTATTGGCTGAAAATCCTATTCAAAATAATGAATTTGATGAAAGTAATGTAAACGATAACAATATAGACCTAGACCATATTGATGATCAAGAGGCTGATTATAAATATAATGATTATGAATTGCGGGGCTTAAGATGGTTATTTAATAGGGCAAATGGTGAAGAGATAGAACAATATGGTTATGAAAAACCATATGAAGATGTATATTTGGAAGAGTATTATGAAGAAAAAGATACACTTAAAAAATTATTACCAACTTCTTTAATAAAAGAAAATATGTTAAAAAAAAATGTTACATATGACGAACTAATAGGTCATATATTTTATTTATATAAGAATGATTATCAAAAATCATATGAACATCAAGAGTCCTTTAAAAAAGTATATACAACTATGTTTAAGTTAGAAAAAACATTTACACCAGTTTAATATTGTTAAATAATTATAAATTATGTATTAATATTATTAAATAATATAAATTATGTATTAATATTGTATATTATTTTAAGTTTAATATTGTATATTATTTTAAGTTTAATATTGTATTTTATTTTTTATTTAACGACGTCTAGTGGTACGTTTTTTTTGGCGGCGTGTTTTTCTGGATTTTCTGTTTTTTTTCGATTTTTTTGCAGTACGTCTTTTGCGTCTACGTGAACCACCAGCTTTTGTACCAGGCCCGGCTTCTCCTAATTCAGCAGAGCTAAGGTCATTGTCTTCGGAGGTAGCTTCATCCTCTTGCTCCTCACTTACAGTTTCACTTTCGCCTGTTTCAGTTGGTGTAAATCCTTCTTCAATATCACCTTGTTGGTCTTCTTCATCCGCACCACCGTTTTTAGATTTTCGTATATTTTGACAGATGGGGCAACCACAAGCGGGTTTATGACCATTTCCTCTACGTTTTTTACGTCCAGCACTTTGTGTCATTGGAGATGATGTGGACATAGATAACGGTGATGATGTGGACATAGAAGATGAAGAAGAAGATGTTGTATCTTCATTTGTAAACCCACCGCCGCGTTTAGAGTGTTTCATATTAACACAAATAGGACATCCACAGTTATTTTTGTGTCCATTTTTCTTTTTTCCACCCAATTGTGCAGTAGGATATGTACTTAAAGAACTATTGGAAATTGTGTTGGTCATATTTATATATTACAGTAATATTAGTTTTTCAAAAAATAGAATAATAATAGTATTTTTTGAAATAAATTTTCTAAATACAGTTGATAAAGATTAATAATACTTATATATTTACATATTAATTAGGTGGGTTACTAACAGGTGCACTACGTGGGGGTCTACCGCGTCCTCTTCCAGGTCCAGCTCCAGTTGGATTTTTCCCTTTAATAACCATTGTCCATTCTTTCTTCTCTCCATCTCTTGGTCCTTCACCACGAACGCGTGCCGGATTAGTCTGCTTAGGAGGTGCACGTGACCTTGGTTGCTGAACTTTAGTAGTCTCAATAGCAGGTACTAGAGATTCATCAGTATTATTGGTCTTATAAACGGTTCTTGCAATTTTAAACTCACGTCTGGTTTCACACATTAGTTTACCACCTTTAATACCACTGACACTAGCAGCTTGAAACTCGTGGTTTCCAGATGGTGTATCAGATAAACTTAATTCGACATATTCACCTTGAATTAAATATTTATATTGCTCATTATCTACATTGATAGCACTATGATGAACAAAAATATCCGACCCTGAGCGTGGACCATCAGTAACAGTAACAAAACCATAACCTGCCTTATTATTAAACCACTTTACACGTGCGATAAAACGTTCAGTGGAGGCGGCAACAGGTGTAACAACATCTTCGTTTGATGACATTTTATTATAATGTAGAATAATAGGTTATCTTTATACTATTTTACTCGTTATATTATTTTATTTTTGAGTAATATAATAAACGTGACTTAAAACAAATCGCTCCAAATCTTTGGCATCATTTATGTCTACATCCGTTATTTCTATATTTTTGAAATCATAAAACTCTATATTATAGAAAGAAACATATTCGAAAAAGGGAATTAAATTAATGGTATCAGTCTCGACTTCTTCAGCTGTATTTAAATCGATATTATTATCCTTTGATAATTTGACTACATAATTATATATAGTCAGTGCAATTGCTTTCATTCTTTGTTCTTTTTGTTTTTCTGCTTTTCGGTATATTATTTTAAATACATTAAAAAGGGAGAATACATATTCATTCATTTTATCGTATTTTCGGTCTTGTTTAGTAGTAGTCATTTAGATATTCTAAAATTTATGTTTATTTTATTTATTATTTTTGAACTAATAACTCTAATTCATTTTTAAAACTATTAATCAACATTTCATAATTTGGTTCCTCTTCAAATCTTAAATTTCTAATATTGTTAAAATAATTAATAAATACATTGGGTATTTTAGTGTTTTGGATTATTTTTTCCTTTAATTGTTTAATATAATTATTTTTTTGGGTCATTTCTCCATTAATGTCTTGCCAATCCAAAATACCTAAATATAAATAGATTAACATATAACCAAGTGATTCTAAATCATCGCGACGGCTTAAATGGTTAAAATTATGTGCATTTATACTTGCATAACTAAGGCTGCCAATTAAATTAGTCGTTTTACACATTGATATATGTTGATTATTATTGTCTATGTACGTTTTACAAAATCCAAAGTCAATAATATATATATTATTATCATTTAATCCCAATAAAAAATTATCCGGTTTAATATCTCTATGTATAAGTCCTCGATCGTGAATTGATTTCAACAAAAAAATTGTTTTAGTTCCAATTTGTAAAGTCAATTTAAGAGAGAAATTACCATTATTATCTTTGACTGACTGTAAAGACTGCCCCAATAAATTTATAACCATATAATAATTATGTTCATCCTTACCGAACCATTTAATATTCGGAATACCTGTAATATTTTTTAAATATTGATAAATAGTTGACTCATTTTTTAATAATTTTGTTTCGTTTTTAATACTTTCAACTTTAATGGCAACAAGTTCTCTCGTTCTTATGTTTTCAGCTTTAAAAATAGAACCAAAACTTCCTGATCCTATATGTTCTACAAGTTTATATTTATTATTAATTAAATTCATAATTAATAATAAGATAAGGGAAAGTATTTAAATAAAAAATAAGAAAAATATAATTAAATATCACTTTATACAGTTAATATATATATAGTAAATATATTTGTAAATAACATAATTAATTGTTGTATCATCATAACTATTTTCCCATAAAATTTAGTCGGATAAATATCAGCAATACCTACACCTGCTTGTATCGTAGTACTTAGAAAAATAAAATCTATTATTTGACTTTTTTTATGATCAGGTACATCATAATCCTCTCTAAAAATATAATATACAACAGAAAATATTAATATACATAATAAATGAAAAATAGCAGTTCTAAAAACTATTTTCATAATTTACTACTATATTATTTTATTAATTTTAATTTTATTTTTATACATATAAAGACTGATTTGTAACTACATATTTTAGTGTTAATTGAGGTATTTCTTTTAATTTACTTAAAAATACAATATTACCTGTTAGTTCTGCGATTTTTTCCATCTCAGTAGATATATTGTTGATTTTAAGCATAGCTTTTACAAATTCACCTAAAAATATTTGTTTCTCTCTTTCTAGAGTACCTAATAATAATTTACAATCAACTATATTTTCGCAATCACACCATTTACTTGTATAGTTTAATAAATCATAATGTATAGTGTAATCTATACCTGAATTAATACCATACTTTTCTTCTTTTTGTGTATATTCATCGTACATAGTTGACACATTTAGGACAGTTTCTTTAAGTATCAAGTCATCTGTGTTTGGTACTATATCTTTAAAATCATCTTGAACTGTAATATTTGTAAAACAACTAAATAGTGCAACTAATTGTTTACTTGATAGCGAATTTAATATATTATTATCAATTAATTTGGAAAATATTAAACAATGAATTTCGCGCAAATGTGTGGCAAATTTGCCTATAGTTGTCAAAGAAAGTGTATTTGTGACTGATGGTTCATCTATATTTGTTTTATTTTCAAGATATTTATCATCTAATAAAAGGCGCAATACAGAATATACACCACTTTGTATATACGAATTAATATTATTATATTGGTCTTGTAATTCATTTATTTCATTTTCTTTTATAAAGATATTTTTATATATATTTTTATCATTTTCAATGAATTTATAAGTGTCTTGTATATCGGATATATTTCTTTCAATTTCTTTTCGTTTTTTATTAACAGCAGATAACTTATTTTTGTGTAAATTTATATATTCTTCAATAACAGCGGATGGTGTTCTTAAATTATTGCTACATAATCTCATTTTATCGTGTTCCATTGTTAAAGTAGAAATTTTATAATATATTTCTTTCAGTTGAGCATCCAAATCACCCGTAATCATACTTCGTTTTGCAAATTTTACTATATTATTATCCCCAGTATCCACTAAATTTAATAAAAGATTATAAGATATTTTAAATTTAGACACTAAAGCCTGTGGTTGACCGTTCATCATTGTTTTGTATGATAATGTATCAACATTACGAAATATATTATTAAGATGAATTACGTGTCCAACTGTGTCAAGACCTAATCGTCCTGCGCGTCCGGCAGCTTGTGTATATTCGTGACCGTGTAAAACTCGTAACGAATTTCCATCGTGTTTATATATATCTGTGAATATACACGTTTTTACGGGTAAATTTAGTCCGATGGCTACAGATTCAGTTGCGAACAGTAGTTTGATATATCCTCTGGCAAAAAATAATTCAACAATTTCGCGTAATACCGGTAACATTTTGGAATGGTGTGTTGCGATACCTTTTTCAAGAAGTGAAACTAAATTAACATATTCGGGTAGATGTAAATACTCTTCAAAATTTGGTAATTTACTTCGCAAAATTTGTTCGCATTCGCGTTTTATAATATAAGGCACTTTTGAGTCAAACTCTAATAAATTAGTGGTAACTTCTCTTGCACATTCTTCTATTTTTTTAATAGAAAATACATAACAAATAGCAGGTGTCATTTCATTTTCTGTTAAATATTGCGTCACTTGATTGATAACGTGTGCTCTTTTTACCCTAATTTCCTTAGTAGCAAATAGTTTCAGCATTTTCGTCATATTATTTAATTGTTCATCATTAAATTTCCCTTTATGGTCTTGCAAAATAAAAGGTTTATTCGTTGCTTTTTTTATTTCTTCTTGTACAGTTTTATCTTTAATAGCCTTAAAAATGCCTTGGTTTGTAGTAATAAAAGAATAATGTATTAGCGGAACGGTTCTCTCTTTTTTAGCTGTTAAATATACGATTTTATTACTTGTATTTTCTTCTCCGCGATTTTCCAACCAATAAGCGAATTTGCTTGGGTCATCAAGGGTAGCAGACAATCCAATCATTTGAATATGACGAGGTAAAAGCATAATACTATTTTCCCACACAGTACCTCTATTTTCATCATTAATAAAATGTATTTCATCAAAAATAACGACACCTAGTTCTGTTGCAATATCCATTTCAAAAGAAACAGATGAATTAATATTTTGTTGTGAACTATTAATTTGATATAATTTATTTAATAATATTTCAGTTGTCATAATCAAGACATCTGCATCCGGATTTGTTTTGATATCTCCTGTAACTAGTCCGATACTAATATGTGGATATTTTTGCGAAAAGTCGTAAAATTTCTGATTGCTTAAACTCTTGATAGGCGAACAATATATAGTTTTTTTGCCTTTAGAGTGGAAAAAATCGAGAGCAAATTCTGCCGGTAATGATTTGCCACTTCCAGTTGGTGCAGTGACTAAAACGTGATGACCTTCCACAATTCCTTCAATTGCATATTTCTGAAAAATATGCAATGGATAATTAAATTTTTGAAAATATTCACAATATTTTGCTTCATTATCAGTTGGATAATTAGTGATAGAACAAACTTTAACCATTATACATAATATATGATCACTCTTTTATACCCTTTTAAGTATATATTTTATACAATTACTCTAAAACGCCCATTATAAATATTTATTACCGGCGTTTTAAATGAGAAAAGATGTAAAAGTATTGTAAAAAGTAACTTAAAGAACTTCCACAAAAAGTGGAGATATTTTTATTTTTTCCCAAAAGTCTACGAGGTTTTCATTTTTGGACATTTATAAATGTCCATTTTTCAAAAATGGAAATACTTTCCAGAAAAAAATATCTTCTGTGACCATAAACGAATTTTAACGTCTCAGTACCAAAATAATAATTTTCAATTTGTTACTGTAAAAATTTTATTTTTTATACGGACAAAACTTATACTAATTTTCTGTTGTTAATCTATGACAACAATCGACAACGAATATTTAGTAAAAATTAGTAATAATTATTTCTGCAAAAAATGTAACTATATATCGTCACGAAAATATAACTTGGATGTACATTTTAAAAGCATTAAACATAATAACAACGTTTTGACAACGAATAACAACGAATCTTTAGACAAAATTAGTAAATATGATTGTAATCATTGTGATAAAAAATTTAATGATAGAGCAGGTTTATGGAGACATAAAAAAAAATGCATTAATAATTGTAATGAAGAACATTATAATAAAAATTATAATGAACCTACTGATAAAGAATTAATTATGATGCTTGTGAAAAAAAATGATGAACTACAAAATATGATGATGGAAGTTATCAAAAATGGGACTCACAATACTAACACTAACACTAATTCACTTAATAAAACCTTTAATTTACAATTCTTTTTGAATGAAACGTGTAAAAATGCTATGAATATTATGGAATTTATTGAATCTATTCAATTGCAATTATCTGATTTAGAGAAAGTTGGAGAACAAGGGTATGTAGAAGGTATCTCTAATATTATTATTAATAACCTTAAGGGTCTTGATGTTACTCAAAGACCGATTCATTGTACTGATAAAAAGAGAGAAGTACTATATGTAAAAGATGAAGACCTATGGCAAAAAGAGGACCAACAAAATCATAAAATACGTAGTGCAGTTAAGAAAATTTCCGATAAAAATATGAAATTAATACCAAACTTTCAGAAAATGCATCCTGATTGTAGCAAAAGTACTTCCAAAATTGCAGATAAATATAATACTATTATTTATGAGTCTATGGGTGGAAAAGGTGATAATATTATTGAAAAGGAAAATAAAATAATTACAAACATTTCCAAAGAAGTTACAATTGACAAGATTTAATTATATATTTAATTGTTTATTTTGATAGAAGAGAGAAACTATCTGTTACCATTTGTAGGCGAATATTTACACAGTTTTGATCACTCATTCGCTGCATATTGCAGCGAAAAATCGCTACCAACTGCAGCAAACTTGTTACCAACCTTGAAAAACCGACGATATTTTATTTTTTTCCCAAAAGTATTTCGGAATTTGAAAAATGGACATTTATAAATGTCCAAAAATGGAAAATCCAAATACTTTCCCGAAAAAAAATAAATACCTGGCATTTGTGACCATAATGAAAAATTAGCGTCTGGTTACTAAAAATATTATTTTGTTTTTGTTACGATACTTTTTTTATATATTTTATGAAAACAATTTAGGCCCTTTTTTATGTCCTCTAATTAGAGGACAGATGGATGACAAAAAAGGGGCAAAAGGGGCAGAGATTTTTCACTGTAATTTTTGTGACTATAAAACGTCACGTAAGTATCACTACGATCGTCATTTATTGACATCAAAACACCAAATGGATGACGCGGAGGACAAAAAAGGGGCAAAAGGGGCAGAAACATATTTTTGTCAATGTGGTAAAACATATAAGCACAGACAAGGTCTCTGGAAGCATCAAAAGACTTGTAAAAAGGAAAATAATTGTTGTAACGAGCAAAAAGAAGATACAAATGAACTTAAATTACTTACCACGCTTGTAATGGATGTTGTTAAACAAAATCAAGAATTGACACATCAAAATAATGAATTAACTAATAAAATTGTTGATATATGCAAAAATACGAATCATACTAATATTTTACACAATAATATCAATTCAAATAATAAAACATTCAATTTAAATGTATTTTTAAATGAAGAATGTAAAGATGCTATGAATATTACCGATTTTGTTGATTCTGTAAAGTTACAATTGTCTGATTTAGAAAGTATGGGTAAGCTTGGATATGTGGAGGGAATTGCTACTATTATTGTTAAACAATTAAAAGCATTAGATATACACAAAAGACCTGTACATTGCAGTGATTCAAAGAGAGAGGTTATGTATATCAAGGATGAAAATAAATGGGAAAAAGAAAACGATGAAAAGAAACATTTGAGAAAAGTTATCAAAAAAATCGCTCATAAAAATTCAAAATTATTACCACAATTTAAAGAAAAATATCCAGATTGTGGTAGAAGTGATTCTAAATACTCAGATCAATATAATAAACTGATTATAGAAGCAATGGGTGGTTTAGGTGACAATGACAGTGAAAAAGAAGATAAAATAATTCGTAAAATTGCGAAAGAAGTTACAATTAATAAATAACAAATAATTCTTTTTATAATTATAATAAATGTAATCTTATTTTTTTTTTAAAGCGTTCTTCGTCATCAAAGAGAAACAGTTTGAATTTTTTACATTGAAAATTATTACAATTTTCTCTAATTGTTACTCTGGAAGATAATTTAATTTCCGGTAAATATACTATAAATTGGTAAAGGCCATCATTTCTAGATATTTTATCAAATAGATAACCGTCATATTCTTTATCCATTACTTCTAAATTTGTATGACATAAATCTAACAAATTACAATCACATTGTACTTTTCTGATTGAACGCATAGTTATATTTATATAATCAATATCTCCTATCCATTTACTATAAAATTTATCCACATTTTCTGAAAATGTATGAATACCAATTGCTTGTTGAAATTTAAGCATATTTAATAAATCCACTAACCTACGTATAGGACTAGTTATATGAATATACGCATCCATATCTAATAATTCGTGTCTTGTATCTGTTATTGTTGCACCATCAATGTATTGACCAGATGCACTACTCCATATTTTTATAAATTTAGATACTTCTTCAGGAATAGTATCAGGTAATATCATTTCTCTCTTCATTATAGTAGAACGAAAGATACCAGATTTTGTTTTAATTAGTTCATTTGCACAATGAAAGTTCATAAAAATCATAAGATAACATACAACATCGTGACTATTTCTAATATTATTTATGTATTTGAAATTTTTAGATAGACTTTTTGTAGTCTCAAATAGGTGTAAATACTTATAATCTCCTAGTAATTTATTCTCTTCATAAATGTAATTTTTTATTACCTTTATAAAACAGTTTTTATATGTTATATTTATGATATCGTTATCTTTTATAAAAATATCCATAACAAGAGCTATTCTAGTAACATTTTCTTGTAAACTACATAAACAATCAGATAAGATAGTAGGTAACATAGGTCTTTTTTTATCTGGTAAATAAATGGTTGAGATACGTCTTGAAAATGAATCCCATAAATTAAGACTATCAATCCATAATGTTACGTTTGATATATATATACTTAATTGCTTTACTCCGTCATCATTATCTATAATACTAAATGCATCATCGAAATCCTGACTATTTAGTGGATCAATAGTAAATATATGCCATATTTTTTGATTTGTGCGGTCTTCAATATCCGGATATTTATTTTTGAGAGTATTAATAACACCGTCGTGTGATTTATTTTCTAATGCTTTTGAAGTATCCTTTTGAAATTTTTGTATAGATGCATTTAAACTCTTGCAATATAGCTGATATTCATAAAAATTGTCAAGAATATCAACCGGACCAATAACATTATTCAATTTTCCAAGAGGATGTTTAGTCTCCCATTCATCAAACGTAAAAGTTACATATAAATTTTTAATCATTTTAGAAAACCCTATATGTTTAATTTCATAAGGAACTAAAAATGATGGAATTCTCATATCATCCGGTATGCACTTATATAACAATTTCCCGCTTTTTTTAGAAATATGCTTACCGTCTAAATTAGTTTGACGGCCATAAGTTTTGTTACCAGCAATCACTAGTACACCAGGCATTGGAGAACCTGAACGTATAGATGAATGTAAAATGGTAATAGAATTGTTATTATCTAAATAAAATATATCATTTGAAAATAATTTACATTCCACTGGCTTAATATCAATGTTTTGTATTTTATTAAATTTATCTGCATCATAAATTTCCCACGAAGTGTAATTTCTATCATTTACAAGCAACTTATATTTTTGCATTAAAATATATAAATTAGACTAATATATATATTTTGCATTTATATCTTTATATCTATATTAATATAATATTTACTATGGTATTAAAAGTAATAAATATTATTCGAAAACCGTAGCATTTTTGATGTCTGGTTTTGTCATTCAAAATTTACAAACTATTTACTTATAAAATATGGCAGGTTACTCAATCAATTTCTTAAGTTTATTATAACTAGATGGATTATTTATTTTACATATATTATGTGTAGTACGTGTATTATTTATTTCACACCCGTCTGACTTCACACAAACAGCTAAACATTCATCTATTTTAACAGCAATCCACCGAATATATCTTTCATTTATAACAACTTTATTATCGTCTGTTTTTATATATGATTTATTACTTTCCATTATACTAATTATTAAAGTTAATTTTTATATTGTTTGGTTTATGATATTTTAATGTCTATTTTTTCAAAAATACAATCTCTTTTTCTTGAGTGTTTATTATATTTTGAATAAACGGTGATATATTATTTTCTTTTTCTAATAATTTTTTACTCATATGAATTGCCATTGAATGATGAGGTATCATACCTAATTTATATTGTGATTCCGTTATTAAAAATTGATTTCTAATACACCATATATTAACTATTATCAGTGATAAACCTATAAAAAATACACTCATTTCTTTATAAATCAATCCCATAAATAAAAACATCCAGCCATTCATAAGTAGTATCATATATGCATCATTTATACTAAACCTTATATCATCAAGTTTGTCTACCCATACATTCATTGTTGATAATAAACCTGATAAAACCATTATAAAAAACATAATAGTATAGTGATTGGTTTGTGAATGTTTCATTATATAATTATCATATATATAAAAACATTATTGAAATGAAAAAAGGTGTTAGATATATAAAAATTATATTAATTTAATTCCATTTCATCCTCCTTTCTTAGACGAATTATTATAAAATATAAATGGACTACCTCAACCACCTTTTTTGGTAAATCTACGTTTTTGTTTTCTAGTTTTTTGAGTTCTAAATTTACGAAAGAGAGAACATCTTCTATGTTTTGTCTTCATAATATATATAAATATTTTAATTGATATCGCTATCTAACTCGGTTTGAAGTGAGCCAGGTAAAATTTCAGATATTATATTTTCATTAATAATCATTGTATTTGTATCTACGGTTTCTTCAATATTATCATTTGGGTAAATAATTTCATTGTTTAATTCATTGATACTTACCTTTTTTGCTAGATTTCTTTTAACATTTTGTATTTGTAATGCGTGTAGTGATATGTAAGGTATAATAGCAATATTATTCATATACGTTCTATAATTAAAACACGAGATACTAGTATTATTATTAAGTTTAATACTGTACCACCAATAAGCCGGTATAAATAATGTTTTACCAGGTATCAATGTAAACTCAAGACATTTAATTTTATCGAAATCCGCAGCATATTTAGATTGAGGCGACCAAGGGTTTACATGAGATTTAAACTCAAAATTTTCATAATCATAGATAGGATACAAATATTTAGTACTTTGTGGAGGGGCCATTTTAATTTGTGCACTACCTTGCGTTAAAAGTAAATAATTTCGGTAGTTAAGTTCATATTTGAATGGTGTTTCTACTTTATTACTACTCATTAAAATATCATAGTTACAATTAGACACCATATAAGGTCGTAAAAACTCATCATTATATTTGAAATTTTTAATAATTCCAGTTTCCTCTAAAAAATCAGAATTATGTTCAGAGAAATACGTACTCGTTTTATCCTCAGCAAACAACTTTACAGCTGAATGTAATGGTAATGGTACATACAATTCATTATTAGGGTCATCATCTTTGGTATTTCTTATTTTAACTTCAAAAGCGGGGTAATTATTAGATATAAAAGTTTTATTTGTTGTTTCGATTATTTTTTCAGATTCAAAATCAAATAAAACCGGTTGTCTTAGGTCACATATTTCCTCTAATTTATCTTTAGAAGGTTGGTCAATTTCATACATTTCAAGGTCATTGCTTGTTTTTAAATGAAATTGAATATGTAAATAAATGAATAAAACAAGACAAAATATAAAAGTTCCTATTATTATTTTCATTAATCTTAAATAAAAATAATAATAATTTTTAACATCTAGAACGAACGAAGTATACAACATTAATCCACAATTTTAGGAGCGATATAAAAAACAATAAAACTATCATCTCCTAAATCATAAGTAATTTTCATAGGATATTGTTGACTAATAAAAAATTGTATTTCATTGGATAACTTATTGGTTAGACACATTTTATTAATATAATTTAAGCTATAACTAAGATTGACCTCTTCACCCTCAATAATACTATATTCAGTTAAATCTTCAATTGGAATGTTAACAATCATTTCACCTGCTATACCATTAGTGATTAAATCAATTTTTTCTTCACTACATTTAACATTAATATCAGTACCAAATGTCATCATTTGAGAAACAATTTCACATATTTTTTTGGCCGAAATTGAAAATTCTGCATCATAATCAACCGTTGGTATCACCATTTCTTCCTGTTCATAATCAGCAAGCGGTATTTTAAAATATTTATTGAAGTCACCTTTCGAGTGCTCAAGAGATACTAAATTCACATTTAAACTGTCATCCGTCTCTGAATGAATAATAATATCTAAACCTTCACTTTTTGTACTAATAATTAAATGGAAAATATTAGTATCAAAACACACACTATTTACTTCGTCAACACTATATTCGTCAAACCACTTTTTAAGTATGCTTACATCAAATAAACATATATGTGATTTATCCATTCCTTGTATATATAACTTGTCAATTAGAAAATTAACACGAACAAGAGTTGAACAGTTTTTTAGTGTTTGAAATAATGCAACAAATAAATCTTTTTTATGTTTATCAGTTATAACTACTTTCATCTTACATATATTAAAATTGTCTATTTAATACATTTTGTTAATTTAATTAGTTTCATTTGCAAGTTCTTGACGGATGATGCTTTTAAGGTCAACCCCTATATTATCTGTGTCATTATTGTCTAAATTTTCCTCAAAAGTTTCTAAGTATAATTCCGTACTGTTATTATCCATAATTGGTATATTTTTTTCTAATTCGGCAATGGCATCTTCATAATCCATAAATTTATCATTCGTGATGTTAGCAAATCCATCAAACGTATTATTTAAGGTTTTAAGAATTTCTTTTGTTTCAATCAAATCACGTTCTATCTTAAATAATAATTCATTATGAGTATTTGTTAATTCTTTCAATAATCCAATTTCTTTATTAATATCACTATTGTAAGTATTGTTTGTTTCTTTCTTTTCAATAGAATCTAAACGGTTCATAATACTAGTTAATACACTATTATCAATCAATTTTGAATTTTCAGGAAGATTTATGGTATCATCCGAATTGGTATTATGCTCACTATTTTCGAAATCCATAATAAATTGTTCGACACTTCCTAAACGTAAAGTAATTAACCCAATAGCATCAGATACACTAAGTTTAGCGAAAGGTAATCCATTAGAAGGTGGTTGAAAGGATGGTGGTGGTGGCATAGACTGTCCAGATTTGGCAATACGAATATTACTAGGCATATTTTGGTATTGTTGCATAGGTTGTTGTGGTGCAAATGCAGCGTGGGAATTAATAGAAGTACCTGGTCTGTTTCCGCTAACCGGTGGTGCTGGTTCCCCAGCTCTTCTTGCTCTAGCAGCAGCAATTGATCGTGAACTACTCATTTTAATATTTAATATATACACTTTGTTTTTAAATTACTTACGCAGTTTTCATAATTAAGAAAAGGAGTAAAAACAATTTACTTTAAACATAATATTTATGCAAATTACAGCCTTAAAGATTTAAAAATATATTTCTAAAGTTATTAACTCAACTCTAGGATATCCAACCATAATGGTTAATTCTTTATATTAAAATTATTTTTAATATTTTTAATTTCTTATTATACCCTATAGGTATATGGATAGTTCAGATGATTCAAAAAGAGGTTTTTTTAAGCATGTATTTAATTTTGATGAAGATTCAAAAGGAGACATTTTAAATATCATACAATATTCTTTAATAGCTATAATCCCTGTTATAATTTTAAACAAGACGATGTCAAAATATGTGCCGGAAGCAGATGAGAAAAAAGGAAGTTTAGAGATAATAGCCGAAATAATCATTCAAGTAATTGTGATGTTTTTAGGTTTGTTAATAATAAATAGAATTATTGTCTATATTCCTACTTATAGTGGAATAAAATACCCAGAATTTCACATTGTTTACATAATTTTAGCTATATTAATGATAACACTTAGTTTACAGACTAAATTGGGTGAAAAAGTCAGCATTTTAGTGGACCGTATTTCTGAATTATGGGAAGGTAAAACAGATAATAAAAATGCCAAAAACGGTAAAACTGGTACGGTAAAGGTTAGTCAACCAATTTCAGGACAAATTACAGGACAACCATTAATGAACTCTCCTATAACACAATCCTTATATACAGATGGTACTGCAATTAGTTCATTACCAACAAATGATGTAACATACGGAAATAACAATACATCTCAATCCTCATCACAACAAATGCCAAATTATAATGCAATGTATCAGCAAGACCCTACACCTTTAGTTGGTGCAGCTACTCCAGGTCAATCAGAAGGTTTTAGCGAACCAATGGCAGCAAACTCTGTTTTAGGTGGTGGTTTTGGAAGTTCGTGGTAGAAAACAATTAGCTTAGCTATTATGTAAACAAAACGTTTTTGTTATATCTTTATAATTATCCAAGTCGCAGTTTTTACAAGTATGTAATGTATAAATAGGTTTATAATGATAATCAGTTTCTGGTAACATTAATAGATGAGGATACAAAAAATATTTAGTAGTTGGATATTTATAATCGACTATTTTACACCAGTCACCATTTCGATTATCCCATATATATAAAGGCTCTATGTATATACCAGTAATTCCAGTTGTATCTGCCCGATAGGTAGCTATTTTACCTATAAATTGGGTTCGGACTTCTGCAATATCTACAATATCAAAAATTTTTTTGTAGTAAATACCTGTATACATAATAATATCCCCATCATTTATAATTAGATCATTAGTATCGTGTTGTTCTAAAACTCGATTATTATTTTTTATTACAATTTTCATAGATACCTTAAATTGTAATAAAATCTTTAAATTAAAACACCTACTATTTTTCATATTTTGTATAGGATTCTATATAACTAGCCATAGCCATACTAGCCATATTTTTTGCAGTCAAAATATAATACTTATCTATATACATATTTGTAAGTAGGGCGGTCAATGGAACACTAAATAAACAACCTATAAAGAATCCTCGTTTGAAATATAAATTATTCATTTTAATTTACATATTTTATTATATTTATATTGTTTGTTAATAGTTACAAGCTTTGATAATTAACTCTTTAACAAGTAGTATAAGTGATAACCAAAACTAGCAAATGCAAGCATTAATATTATTTCAAAAAACTTACGAGGTGTTTTATCTTGATATAACCCAATATAAATCAAAAGAGGTCCCACTAAAAAAATATGTATATAATTAACCCACGCATCATTTTTGAATAATGCTTTATAAATATGGTAAATTATCACGAAACAACCTAAGCCTATTAACATAGAAAATATTATTTTAGGTATTTTGTCTCTAGTAGTACCAATATAATAAAATAATCCACTAACTAAAATTATATGAAATAAATGAACATAGAATTCTTTCTCCATATTTATATAATAAACAATTATATTTTAAAAAATATAATTTAAAATTCAATTATATTAGGTATATAGTAATGGATGTGAATAAATTATTAGAAGCTTTAGATGATGAAACAAATGATAATTTATTTAATTTTACAAGTGATAAATTGAGAGAAATGAACACACAAATTATTAGCGAATTACATTTATCTAAAAAAGATACACTAGAGATATTATCTAAATTAAAAGATTATAAATATGTTGATGAAATGAATGATTTGAAATATGGTACTTATATAAGGTGGATACATATTGAAGATCCAACAAATATATTTTTGACAAAAGGTGCAATATTTTGTGAAATGAAAATTACAGACGATGGTGTATTTTGTGTTTGTAAAAATTATGGTTACAATACACGTTATTTTCAGATTGCAATGGACAAAAATTTAATATTTCAACGTCTAACAAATCAAGAATTAATATTATTATCTGCCTTAGACCATTTAGCAAAATAAATATATATTATTTATACTAATTATTGTATAAATAATATATATTTATCTAATTATGTATAATAATAAGAATAACAACTCAATTATTTACTTATATACAAAACATCTAATCTTAAATAAAAATAATAAATATGATTTAATAGAAATGTGTAAAAGAGAGAATAATACCTTCTATAATAAAATAATTGGTACAGAAATAATGAATGAAGAGAAAAAAATACATAAAAGTATTTGTGAAGATAATATTAAAAATGATTTATATTAATCACAAAAAACAGGCCATTTTTATACATATACCGAAAACAGGTGGTACTTATATAGGTCCAACATTAGTCAAATATTATGGTTTTACTAGTTATTTAGATTTAATAACCAAACGTCGACCAGATCATAATATAATATGTAAAACCCAATATTTTAAACCAGTATTTACCGGAAATGTGACATATGATAATTCTTTTTTTAATAAAGTGTGTGGTTTACTTTTATATTGTAAAACAAGTAAACCTTTAAATAGTGCAATGAATATGGATGATGAAAAATGGAATAGATATACTAAATTTTGTTTTATTAGAAATCCTTATGATAGACTGCTATCTGGTTGGAAGCATATAAATATTATATTAAACAAACAAACTGATTTTTCTAGTTATATACATCAAAATAAATATAATGTATCCGATATAGAATATGGTCACACTTTTATGAGTCAGTGTACGCAAATTCAGAATATAGATGGCACGTGTGGTGTAGATTTAATAGGTAAATTTGAGAGTTTAGAAGAGGATTTTAGAATAATTTTGCAAAAAATAGGATTTACAAGAATCGTTCATATACCTGTCAAACAAAATGTTTCGAATAAAACTGGTTCTGATATAATTGCATTAGAGAGAAAATCTATAATGAAATTGAATGAACTATGTGATGATGATTTAAGTGCGTTCCATTACAAAAAATTAGTTGTATAATGCACGTTTATTTTTCATTGTTTTACTTTTCTCTCTACAATTACAATCTGAAAATAATCCTGGAATAAATTTTCCTTGAAGAATATCACGACTGTGACCTGTAGGAATGTGTTTCTTTACTGTTTTCACTTTTTTACCATTTATAAATTTTGTAATACTCTTGTATCCTTTACCATTTTTAATTACGACTTTACGTACAATTTTACTACCGCCTATTTGCGTTTTAACTTCTGTATTTTCATAATGGGAATTATGCATTGTATATTATAAAAAGAAAATATTATTTATCTTAACACTGTGTTATTATCCATTTTTTGGTTACAACCGTTTTAACACTTTCTAACGCACCTTCTACCCATCCTTGATACCTGCTTACAGCTTCACCTACAACTAACATACCATTTTCTGGATGTTGTACTTCATATAAAAACGCATCTCTATCCTTATAATTTCCTTTTAAAGGTTCATAATAATGTGTACCTATAGGCCAGTAAAAATCTATAATTGCAGTAATTTTTAAGCTACCTTGAGGTATACCTAGTGATTTTTCAATTAAATCACAATATAAATGTCTATTAGATGCTGTATTTTGTAAATAATTCTTTAAAATAATCGCGTTATCGTTATCATTATAAGCAATCATATAGACACCCTTAGAAGCATCCATTGGAATTATCTTTTGAAGAGGTCCAGGTACGATAGTATAATTAGGCACATATTTTTCAAGAATTTCACTAGATTTTTTATCAAATTTAGCATATAAACGTAAAAAAGGTTGTCCGTGAATTTGTTGATATATACTATTTTTATTAGAAGCGTTTGGTACAAGTTTTTGTATTCCAGTTATAGTAGTGGCTACAATAACTTTATTACAATGATATGTAGTACCATTTTCTATTTTAATTTCAAATAAACACGGGTTATTATTAATTTTTTTAATTTCAGTAACATTACTAGAAAATTTAAAATGATTTATACCAATTGTATGATATAACTTATTTACCAAGTTTTTCCAATTAAGATGAAGACCTGTCCATCCTCCTGTGTTATCATCCATTCCATAATTATATAATGTTTCTAAAATATCGGCATTTTCATAATCGGAGTAACCAGATGATATAACGAATTGTTTGTATACTTTGTCACCATAAAAATGAATAAAAAATTCTTTAAATGTTTTTTTATGTAATTCTGGGTGTTTTTTATATTCTGTTTTCAAATGATTAATAAATTTAATAATATTAATAGGTTTAAGTAATGGTGAATAGTTCATTTTGGATAAAAATTCAGTGTATGGTATATCTAATTCATTCATAAGGTGAATTAATAAAGTATTCGTATCTTTTCTACCGATGCCTGCACCTGTAACAATATTAGTGCCATAAAAAGTTTCATTACTAGTTCTTCCACCAATCCATTTTTTTTTAAATTTTTCAACTACGAGAAAGGTAGTGTTAGGTGATATTTTTTTTATATTATATGCAGCGTATAGCCCAGTCATTCCACTTCCAACAATAATTACATCATAATATTTATTGTTCATTGTATATATTTATATAATTGCGTATATTATTTTTATAAATATATTATTTTTACCATTTTATTCTCTCTTTCATCAATATAATTAGTATCTTCTTCTAGTTTCTCTTTCTTTTGATTTAGATGTTTGTATTTTATTAGATTTAGTATAATTGTTATTATTTCGACCGCCATTTGTAGTTTTTTTTTGTTTTTTAGTTTTATTACCGCGACTAATTTTCATTTTTTTTTGAGTACCTTGATTATTTGAAACTCCAATTGTGCCTATTGTTCGTTTATATCTAGTATTGGATGCAGGTCCTGTTGCAGTATTAGTAAGACCTATTTTATTAGAGGCAACACTAAAAATGGTATTACTGATACTTTCTAAATCACGTTGTAAAAATACTTGTGGTGTATTATTTGAATAAATATAACCTTGATTACTTCCATAAGTTTTAAAAAGTTCACTAGCAAAATTTTTACAATCTGTTTTAGAAAAACAAATTGATTTTTCTCCATAATAATAATAATTTATTAAACTAAAACACATTATTGAATAAATACTTAAAATGGTAGAATTATTAACTGTTAAATAATTATATATAGTGGAATAACTACCATAATTTTTACTAATATTAATTTCACTTAAATCACAGTCAATTAAACTACAACCTAATTGTATATTTTCTTCTTTGTTCCATGATAATAATAAAATCATTAATTTAATGTAAGGTAAGTTTAATGCATTTAACATATCATTGACTGTTAATAACCCATCATTACTAGTAGAATTAAGCATAATATCAGAATATGTGTATTTTTCTGCCAAAAGCTTTAAAGCAATTACAAAACCATTATTATCATCGTCTAAACTGACATCATCATTTTGTTCAAATAATAACTGAGAACAAAAGTCATTTGTTTCATAGTCATTACTTATATTATTCAAAAGTTCAAGCAATTGAATATTATTATTATTTTTTACAAAATATTGTTTTGATACATTACTCATATAGATGGCACACTTGTTTGTAATATTTAAAACTATTTTTTGAATTTCATAAAAAATACAGAATCTGTTATAATCTTGTTTACTAGATATTAGTCCACCAGTTTGGTTTAATAAGTGATTTATACCGGTTTCATTACCTCCTCCTGTTTGAGGTAAGATTTGTGGTAAGTTCATCTCTTTAAATTTTTTAATGAATTTTATTAATATATTTTTAATATTATCAGATGTAGTTTCAGTTTCATTACATTTTTCTTTTTGTTCACTTATAACATCATCTATCTTAGTCGTTAACTGATTTATTCGTTTTTCAAGATAGGTAGAGTTAAAATCACTATATGAACCGATTGTATATTCTGATATGATAGAAGATTTAAAAGAAGTAATAAATTTATTATAGTTATTTACAAACATATCAGATAGTATTTCAATTTCTTTTTGTTTAACATCTACATGTCTTTGAGCGCGTTCATTTGGTTTTTTACTAGATGTCAATTTATTTAGATTATCAATTAATGACTTACTATCTTTATTATTATCTTTACCCATTTTAACATTTAATCCTAGAGCAGGTCTTTTAAAAGTGGGTGTTTTTGTGTTGTCTTTATCAGTTAACGGATCAAAAAAGTCAGATTTTAATTCACTATTAATAAAAACAAGGGGAAAATTTTCTTGAATATAAATAAATACATCAAACATTTTACCATCTTCTATTTTTGCAATATCAACCAAACATTCAGATATATTTTTGCTAAATTGGTCAAGTGATAATTTATTGGAAGAATTATTAATAATTTCATTAATATCCTTGTATTGAATAAGTATAGCATATAATTTTGATAAAAATTGATTTATATAATTTTCATCTGTATTTGTAGTTAAATTAATGCACTTTTCTAATATTTCACTTAACACTTCAATCGCGTTATAATATTTTAATGCTATAAATATAGTTTCATCACTTGGTGAAATATTCTGTAAGAAATCACTAAGTTGTTGTCGTAACGTACATATATTAATATAATAATCATTCACAAAGTCATATGTTAACTGAAATTTATATATAATTTTATCTATATAATTTCTAATAATTCCGATATCATTCGTTATTTTAAGTCTAACTCTTTCTTTAGGGTTGGCTTTAAATAAGTTACATCGATAAAGAGAACAAGTAGAACCATTCGCGATTTGATAAATGGAAGGTACTCCCAATAATCTACCAACTAATGTGGATAATTCATCACCACTGCAAAAAGTATAGCAACCTGTATTAGTACCTTCGCGTAGAATTTGTTTTAGTACGGTATAAGATTGTTGATAATCTCCTGTTCTTTTATAGTCTGCAAGAATTTGAAATAATGAATCCAAATTGTCTTGTTGTATACTACAAAAAGTATTGTCCTTAGTATCTGAAGAACAAAATAATTTTAATATTCTAGCATCTGCTATAGGTATTCTACTATTTAGAGACCCTAATTTTTTTAAATTATTAAAAGAGTCTTTAATATTATTAATATTAGTTGATGACCAAACACCATTGATACCGTCAGGTTTAATATTATTTCTTGCTTTTATTAATGTATCTAATACTTTTCCAAGATACGGTACTCCAGCTCCACAAGTACCACAACTGCTATCATCATTATCTTGTGCATTTTTTTTCACTTCCCCAAAATAGTATCTAGCTACCAATCCAGGGTAAGCATCAATAAAATTCTTAATATTTGTACAAGCTTGTATATATTCTTTATCAAGTATACTAGCAGTTTTTCTAACAACAACTGTGATATCATCTTTAACAGTTTTATACAATTCTGGAATATTATCAATATTTAAGAAAATAACAGAAAAATTATACAAATTATCTTTATCAAAGGTAGATTTGGGATTTAATAAGTAACACATAAAATATTTATCACACGAAAAATAATTCGAAACAATAGGAATAATATAGTCATCGCTAATTGTTTCAAATGCAATATCAATAGTTGGGTCTAACAATGAAACAGATGTGCTAGCAGAATCTAAAAAACACGGAATCGCAACAAATGGTGTAACCATTGAGCCTTCTACACTAAAAAAATCGCCTAAAAAAGAAATTCCAGCATCAGATAAAATTTTCATAGATTCACTAGGTAACTTATCTTCAAAATCATCAGAATGTAAATACCATCTAATGAAAGCTGAAATTTTAAGTTTAGCTTCTTCAATCTTTTTATTATCACCTTTAGTAACATAAAATATATAATCCGAAAAATTCACTTTAGTTTGGTCTAAATTTTTCAATAAATGATTATTCATATTTAAACATAATTGAATAGAACCATTAGACAATTTAATTTTTTCTTTTAAATTATTTCCAATTGTTATCTCTTGTCTATCAATAGTGATACCTTCGATAATATCATCATATGTAATTGTAATTTCTGCAGGTTGTAATCCTTTTACAATATCTATAGAAGTAGCAACTTTTGTTTCAAATTTGCCAATAGCTGTTTTGTATTCATCATAATTTAGTGTGTTTTTATAAGTAGATATATTATCTCCAGTAAAAAACTTACCTGTCAGTAAATAATTCGCAGGTCCATCTGCATTAAACTTACTTGCATTATATCCATTACGATCTTTACTAAAATCGTGAAATGTATCATCAATAGCTAAAACTTTAAATATAGAAGATGATTTATCATAATTAGTGTTTAACTTTACTGGTTTATCTTTATCTTTAATATATGTAAATGGTGGTGGATTAGATAAATTATTCGATTCACAATTTCTAAATTCTGTTTCAGTTATATAATTAGTTGTTATCATTAAAATATCACTATATATTTTATTTGTGTTAAAAATGTAAATACAATATAATGTTATAATAAAGTATTTTGAGAATCTAAAAAACTATACATATATTAGGTAAATGAAATTAGTAGTTTTTGATTTAGATGAAACATTAGGTTATTTTACAGAATATGGTATTTTCTGGGATTGTTTATTAAATTATATTAATTTAAAGAATAAAGATACTTTAACACAAAAAGATTTTAATGAAATATTAGATTTATTTCCAGAGTTTTTAAGACCCAATATAATAAATATTCTAACATACCTAAAAAGCAAAAAAAAATCAAAATGCTGTGATAAAATGTTAATATATACTAATAATCAGGGGCCTAAAGAATGGGCAAAACATATAGTAAATTATTTTGAAAATAAAATAAAAGCAAAATTATTCAACCAAATTATATCCGCATTTAAAGTAAATGGTAAATTAGTAGAAATATGTAGGTCAACGCATAATAAAACACATCAAGATTTAATGAAATGTACTAGAATACCAGAAGATGCAGAAATTTGTTTTTTAGATGATACTTATTATCCTGAGATGGCAAATGATAATATATATTATATTAATGTAAAACCATATTATTATGATTTAAAATTTGAAGATATGATAAATATATTTGAAAATAGTAAATGTGGTAAAAAAATAATAGGTAATGATAGTGATTTTAATGAATCTATGATGACAGAATTTAAACGATATAAATATGATATTATAGAAAAGGATCCAAAAGAATATGAAATAGATAATTTATTGGGTAAACAAATTGTACTACATTTGAGAGAGTTTTTTAAAAGAAGTAATAGTAATAAATTAAAAGTTAAAAATACAAAAACACAAAAAAATACAAAAACACAAAGAAATACAAAAACACAGAAAAACATTAACTCAAAAAGAAATAAAACCCAAAGAAATAATTAATATTTTGTAAATTATAAGATAAAGGATATAAAGTTATTAATTATTTAATATATTATAAATGTTAACAAGTAATATAAAATATACACGCGATGATTTGAATAATTTATATAAACAAGAGCAAAAAGAAATTCGAAGAAATTCTATAATGAAAATAGCAGACCATTTAATTGAATCTATTATTAAAAAAGCAAAACAAGGTGATACAACGTTTGTAGAATATTTTCCTAAAAATAAATTCTGTGAAATACAAGATGACGTAATTATAAAAATGAAAACAGTTTTTCCAGATAGTGAAATAACAGTGAAAGAAATAGTTGTAGATAGTATTAATTCGTTTGCAGTTAGGATTAATTGGGATTTAATAAATGTTTAAAAACATTTTCAGAATCGACCAAATATTGATTTAATGCAGTAGTTGACAGTATAAAAAGTCCAGCACTGAAAGTTATTTTTCGGTCTAAATTAGTAAATTCGTGTTGACTTCTGAGAGGATTAAAACGCCACATCAAAAATAAACAAATATAAATTCGTACATAATTATTCACCTCAACAAAAATTTGGGGAGAAATGAAAGATATTCCTAACAAAGATAAAAATAGGAATAAATAAGATAAATAAATAAAAATATCAAAAAAAAATTCTTGAATATTATTCAATTGTTTTTTGTCAATGTGCATTATATAAAATAACAAAATATTATTTTATATAAAAAGTCAAAGTGCTACGTTTGAGTTAATATTTATACCTTTTTACATTTCAAATGTTGATTATTTTGCGTTTATAAATTAATATTATTTTTATATGTATTATACATAATGTGTCCTATTAACACTATTTTTTTGAATTTATTACACGATGATTATAGAAAATATAATTGTTTTATTGAAACTGGAACTTTAAATGGAACTACCATTTTTTCTTTAGAACCATATTTTAATAAATTATATACAATTGAAATTAGTGAAAATTATTACAATAATACAAAAAATAAATATAACGGTAGTAAAATAAACTTTATATTAGGTGATAGTGCTATTGTGTTTGAAAGTTTATTACCAACTATTAGAGATAAATGTATTTTTTTTTTAGATGGTCATTATCACGGTGGTGATAGTGGACGATCTAATAAAGATTGTCCATTAGATGAAGAAATTACACATATTAATAATTTATTTACAAATGATGCTATTATTATTATTGACGATTTTAGATTATTTGGTTTGGATAAATCAAGTGGTAAATTAGGTGAAGATTGGAGTAAAATAAATAAAAAAAATTTGTTAAATATTTTACAAGGCCGAATTAATAAAGTTTATCATTTAGATAGTGCTTATGCTAAAGACGATAGATTAATTATTCATATAAACGCAAAATAATATGCGTTTGAAATGTAAAAAGGTGTAAAAACAAAAATACAATAATTATTAAACCATCCATTAAATACAATAAGTCTGTCTAGTAAAAAAAGAAAAAGAACGATGCGTCGTTAAATATTACTAGTTTTACATATTTTCTCATTTACATCCTAAATGAGAAAATATATAAATTTATTATGCCTCCGTTTTACAGTCAGAATAAAATGTTAATGTTCTTGCGCTAGGGTCAATTGCATTCGTATATTTTGGCATCCAAAAATATGGTAAGATATGAGAACAATTTTCAAAAAAAAGATCAAATATTTTTTTATAGTATAATTTTTCAGTTTCAATGCATGGTTTATATTTATCTGTATTTTCATCTTTATTTAAGTCATTTGCTATAAATTCTTGAAGTATATTATAAAGTGATCTTCCTTGACTGCTAACTCCATCACTAAACGCTTCTTTTTTTCTCCATAAGATTTCACTAGGTAACAAAGATCGTCCGTTATAATCTTGAAAATGATTAATTGTAAAACTATTACGTAGTAAAAATTTCTCACATTTATTTAAATTTGTATGATTTCTAAAATAAGGCGGTATAGATAAAACAAAGTTGACAAGACTTCTATCTAAAAAAGGAGTACGTGGTTCTAATCCGTGAGATGAAATAGATTTATCAGAACGTAAAACATCAAATAAGTGAATATCTTTTAATAATCGTCTAGTTTCCTTATCAAATTCAATATCATCGGGACATTTATTCATATATAAATATCCACCAAACAATTCATCAGAACCGTCACCATTTAGAATAACTTTCGCTTCACTATGGCTGGCTATATATTTACCTAAAAGATAATTACCGATACTAGCTCTTACGGTTGTAGTATCATAACTTTCAATTGCCATAATAACTTCAGGTATAGCATCAAACATTTCTTGTTCAGTTACAATAATTTCAGTGTGATTTGTACCAAGATAATCAGCAACAATTTTGGCATATTTTAAATCTTCCGAACCAAGCAAACCAATACTATATGTTTCTAGTTTTTTAGGTAGATTGTGAGTTTCATAAAAATAATTAACCAAAGCTGTTACAAGACTACTATCCAAACCACCTGATAGTAAGCAGGCGATAGGTCGCTCTGTTGTAAGACATCTTTTATTTACTGCAGCATTTAAATAATTAGCAATTTTAGGAAACATATTTTCAATAAAAACAGGCGAGGTAGTGTCATTAATCATCCAACTGTGTGAAAAGCTAGGCAAGAAATACGAAACGTTTTCACATTCTGGTATCCAATATGCGTTTGACTTATTCGACATATTAAATACAGAATACGTACCAGGAGTGAATTGGCCTATTGTTAGTTGTTCACTATTAAAATTATATATATCCTTTAAACATTTTAATTCAGATGCGAAACCATATAAGGTATTTAAATTATAAATATTATTTTTAAAATAATATAATGGTCTAACTCCTAATGGGTCGCGCACTATGTAAACTTGATTATTAAGATTATGTGAAATTCTATTATCATATAAAATAAAAGAAAATTCGCCATCTAACATAGTGACGGTTTGTTCAATGCCATATTTAATAAATAAATGAATAATAACTTCACAGTCAGAACCAGTAGTAGGGGTTACACCAATATAATTATATAATTGTTTAAAATTATAAATTTCACCATTACACAATAAAACAACATCATTAATAATTAATGGTTGATTAGATTCAATATTTAATCCATTAATAGCTAACCTATGAAAGCCTAAAGCCATTTTCATAAATGAAAATTCTAATTTAGAAAATTCAGGTCCACGTTTTTTACCCTTTTCAAATTCATTTGTTATAGTTTTTTTTGATAGATGTTCATAGTTTAGTAAAGCAAAAATTCCACACATTATTATATTATCGTTACAAATCTTTATATATGTTAAATAATTATTTTAAAAATATAAAATATAATATATAAATATATTAATGAATAAAACATATAGTCAAAGTAATGAAAGTTGTTCACAAATACAAGCAGAAACAAATAAAAGAATTTGGGATAGAAATATTCCATCGCAGCCATTACAGCCATATTTAGATGTTCGTCCTGTCTTAACTAAATATTCCTATTTTCCCATAGTAGATCCTAGAAAAGAAAGTAAGATTCCATTAGTCCAAATGCCAACATTTAATGTACATAAAACATTTAACCCAGGTAATAGACAATCACCGTGGTCCGGTTTTGCATCAAATATAAATAAAGAATCTGAATTAAGAAACCAAATTTATGCATTACAAAAATATAGTCAGTCTATTTATGTTCCTGATAGTTATAGCGATTTATACAATTATAATTTTAAAACAAAAACTGCTAGCCAACCACATAATTTATTATTTGAAAATGGTAGTTTTGCTGAATTTAACCCCAACCCTAATCCCGAAATTATAGGTTCAAGTATATTTTTTAACTCCACTAGAAGTCAAGTAAAAGATTTGACAAAACAAAACGATTAAAATATAAATGTAGGAAAAAAGAAAAATATCGCTAATTTATATGAAGATAATAACTCAGAAAAAAGGTTTAAAGAATTATAAAAAAAAAACAATTAAAAAACGGAAAACAAACAAAAAAATAATAAACCAGTATGGTTCAGCTGCGCCAAAGTTTAAAAAAAATAATAATTTGAAAAAATTAAATTGTAGTCCGAAACCAAAAAACGAATTAAATAATTTTACTTGTTATACCAATAAAAATTTATATAAATTACGAGATTTGTGGAATGCTAGACATCCAGATGTTAAAATAGAAACAAATTCACCAAAAGAAATTCATCGTTTATTAAGTGAATATTTTAGTAATGTTTGTAATAAAGAGTCGTGTTGGTTAAAACAAAAATCTGAATTAGGTCCAGTTGGTAATGAGTTGAGTGATTCATTTGCACCAGAATCACCAAGAGAATGGAAGGATAATCCAAATGAATGGTTATCAAGTGTAGATATAATGAATGTTATGAAACAATATGAAAAAGCATATAAGTGTTTTGAATTTATAGGACCATCACCAATTGATTTTGATACAAGAAAGCTATATGGTGAATGTGTATGGGATGAATTATGTAATTTTAGTTTAAAAGAGCAAATTAAAAACAAAAAAACAAAAATTGGCATTATATTTAACACAGATCCTCATAACAAACCTGGTCAACACTGGATTTCAATGTTTATAAACATTAAAACAAAGCAAATTTTTTTCTTTGATAGTACAGGTGACCCGCCTGGTGCGCAAATCAAAGACCTTATAAATAGAATTAAAGAACAAGGATTATCATTAAAACCTAAGATTGTTTTTTCAGTGGACAGTAATGAAGGTATAGAACATCAGTATGGTACTACAGAATGTGGTATTTATTGTTTATATTTTATCGTACATATGTTAGAAGATAAAATAACCGATCATTATTTAAAAACACATATATTAAAAGATGAATATATGCAAAATTTTAGAAAGATATATTTTAATGATGCGCTATAAATATATAAATATAAATGATAATTATTTATATATTTAAATGTCAGTAAATAGTTTTTTAAGTAAAGAAAATATTTCTACTTTATGGGATGTAATTACAGATGAAGATATTTTTAAATTTTTATCAAAAGATATTCAAACTAAAGTATTACAAGTATTTACACAAAATTTGAAAGGATTTTTTGATAATGAAAAAATAAAAACAAATGTGTTAATGGATATGAATAAAAAATATATGATATTGTTATTAGAACACATAAAAAAAATATATCCCCAACAGCCAAATAAAATTAAAATACATGACGATATAATACCGAAAAGTCCAAAAGAAGCGATAACCTATGAAGAAATACATAGTGATAGAAAAAGTCAATTTGACAAAGATTTAAATAATCGTCAAGAAGACTTTAATAATGCAATGAGTATTAAAGTGCCTCCAGTTCCAGATTTTACTGATAAATTGGTAGAAGAACCTATTATGGAAATGGATAAAATAATAAAAGAGATGATGATGCAACGAAATTATGAAATCGAAGTTATAAATAAAAATGTATCTAGTACAAAGGATGATGGTTGGTTACAGTCTCAAGAAACATCGATTAAAAGGGGAAAAAATACAGTTACAACAGATACAGACACATCCACAGACATAGATAGAAATAATGTATTTAATAAAAAAAATGTATCGTGGGGTTTTAATGAAACGAGAGAATATCAAGAAAATGATAAAATAATGGAGGATAATATCTTTAAAAAATTAAAAAAAATAAATAATGAAAATACAACCGCATTGATAAATGATTCATCTGAATTAAATAATTTCAATGAAAACAAATTAAATAATTTAGAAAATCAAATTAAAATACTTAACGATAGAGTTAACTTAATACTAAATATATTACAAACTAAATAAAAATAAAATTGATTTTATTTATAATATAGTAAATAAATATAATGATATAATATATTATATAATATGAATTACCTTTTATTATTTATTGCAGTTAATTTGATTGGATTGGTTAATTCAGTAAATAATAATAATAATTATTCGTTAATGGCTAGAAATAGTGCTTTAAGAATTGTATTATCAAAAGAATATAAAAAAACAGAATTTGTACTTAAAAACATGAAAGTTTTCTCAAAATATATTTATTATAAAATACAACAAAAAACATTATCAAAGTATTATGATATTTGCGGGTTTTATTATTCTATGGCAGAAGATGAAAAAACTATGATAGAAACAATTGTGTCCTTATGTTACTAATTGTTTAAAAACTTGTTCACCGTGTTCATTTGTTTCTAATGTACCAATTTGTAATGGAATTAATGTAGGTTCTTTTAAAGCTGCTTCATAACTGGCTTTATCATATATATATAACATTTTTTTATTGATTCTACGATAAACATATGTTACCCCATTTAATGTTACTGGTTTTCCACTCCATTCAATTGCCATTTTATTGGCTTGTACAGTAATATCATTTTGCTGTTCAGCATAATCTGGTACGGATGCAAATTTAGTATTAGTCGGGTCACCAAAATTAACACATTTACCATTAGAATATATGTAACAATCAAATGCGGATTCTTTTATTGTATCTGTAAGTTGTAAAGTTAGGTTTGCTTTAATTTCTGAAATTTCATATAGAAATTGATCACTAGTTAAAGGTACTTTTGGAATACTTTTACTTAAATCTTTACGTTTTAATTCTATAGCTTCATCAGATTTTAATTGTTCTGGTGAAAATATCATTAAATATACGAATACTTCAACCGTTTGTAAAGCTTGTGGTAATGCTTTATGACTACAAATACGACGCGCACGTCCAATAACTTGTTCTGTGCGTACAGGATGCCAATATGGTTCCATAATATGTACATAACGTGTATTTCTTAAATTAATACCTTCAGATCCAGATGATGTAATCATAAATACTTTAATAATTTCACCAGTGTTATTATTATTTGCAATTTTTTTCAACTCAGATGCAATATTTTGAGGGATGTCATCCCATTCACCGTTATAAATATGACGAATTATTTCTTTCTCTTCTGAAGTCTCTGTACCAGTATATAATGCATAAGTAGGTTGTCCTCTTTTTGATTCTGGAATATCAATTACCCAAACTCCTGCTGTATTTTTCGTAATTTTAAATCTGGTGAACCCATTATAATCTAACACCAAACTAAATATACCTATACCCTCAATGGTTCTAAATTGACTATAAACTAAATGTAATCCTATATATTCTGGGTCTTGAATATTTTCCAGAATATTTAAAAATTTTGGACTATAAGTTTGGAGTGCTTCATGACTTAAAAAATCGTTAGGATGGTTTTCAATGTTTTTCAAAGCGTTTTCTATTCTCTCTTTATAATCATTCCCGCCAATTTTATCTAAAATTTCATCTCCTTCTATCTCCCCTTCTCTGTCATCACCAATATCTTGATTATTTTCATCTTTTTGTGATTCTTTCAATAATCGTTCTAAATTATCATGGGTTTTGTCGTCATCTTGATCCTTTCTCTTTGTTGCCATTGGTAAAGGTCTTTCTGGCATCACATAATTACAATACAAACGAGAAAATATGCGATAGGTAGAAGAAGAATCTTTAAAAAGATCATCAGGTCCCGGTGCTTTTTTTGGTTTTTCTGTTTTTCTCTCTTCGTGTCTTGCGGATTCATATATTTTAAATTGGAAATTACTCATTGGTATCCGAATAATATGATAATCTACTCCAAGCGTTTTATTATATTTTGGTAATAGATTTTCTTGTGCACTTCGAAAATAAGACGATAAACCCAAAATACGTCTTTTTAATGCATCTACATTTTTAAGACTTTTATCATTATCATTTACATATCTAGTCAAAAACCCATCTAAATCATCGGGTAGAGCTTTTCGATGTTTGATTTCAATTCCATCAGGTACAACATCTATATCATTGCGTCTTAAAATACTAATTATTTTTCGTTCAAAGTCATTATCTGTAGAAAACTCATCATCTAAATCAACATTTCCCTTTTCATCTTTTTTAATATTACTTACACCTTGATATCCTGAATCTTTTTTAATTTTATTTTTGAATCCAAATGGATTTCGAGTAATCGTGAGTATTTTACTGGAAGGGGAGTAGTCAATATAATCAAGTGACTTCTCACCAAGTAACATATTTTGCAATGCAAATGTATCTATTTTTTTGTTTGTCTTAACATTTAATGGTATTCTCCATGTTTTAATATATCCTCTCAAAATATTAAAAAGTATTCCAAATTCATTTGGGTAATTAATTACTGGAGTACCTGATAATAAAACAATGCGTGCATTTTTTGCACTTAATAAAAATTCATATAATTTCATGGATAAGCTAATAGGAAGCGTCTCTTTCTCTCCTTTATTCGATTCAGAAATTGGTTTTTCCTTTTTAATTTTATTTACAATTCTACTAATTAAATTATGAGCTTCATCAATAATTACAACTGAATTATCAAAAATATTACGTGTATATCCAGAAGTCATTTCTGATAATCGTTGACTACGTAACCCGTTATAGTTAATAAATAGATATTTTTGGTTAATCATTTCATTTAATTGTTCATCTAATGACCTTTTATCTAGATCACTAAGTTCATCAAAATTTGGTTTTTTTTGTATATTAATAAACCAAGCACCACCGTGTCTGTGTATATATTCGCGTGGTAAATTTAATACAGCAGACATAGTATCAATAGCTTCGTTGTGTTCTACAGTAGAAATCCATTCCCAATATTGATTTCTTTTATAAAACAGGTCTCCTGCTTTTTTAAGTTCTTCAATATAATTAGCACGTAATGAAGCAGGTGTCATAATAATAATACGTTTAGAATCTTTCATACCTTCAGCAATTGCAATAGAAGTTGCAGTTTTTCCAGATCCTAATCCGTGATACAGTAGAAGACCTCTATATGGTGTATAAAGATTCATATAATCTCTAACAATCTTTTGATGAGTTAAAAGAGAGAAATTTGTACTTTTTTGTCCAATATCATCACAAGAAATATTTTCCTTATTTTCTTGAAGTTCTTTTTTATATGGTTCAAAAAGTGAATTAATAAAATTAACAAATATCTCTCTATTATTCATATAATAACTTGAAACTTTAATATTAATAGGAGGTGTTCTTTTTGGTAATCGAGAAGTAATATCTGTATCGCCAATAGTAACTACTGATTCTGGACCTAAAACTGCAATACCCTTTTGTACTTTAGAAGTTTTTCTAGGTTTATTTTTAGGTACTGTAATAGGTATTATTTCTTCTTCTTTGTCCTTCTCTTCTTCTTCACCCTCAATGACAAAATTAATCTTCTTTTTAGGTTTCATAATAAACTCATCCGGTGATTCTGGTTCTTTCTCTTCCTCTTCTTCTTCAATTATTAAAGGTTTTGAAAGTTCTAATTTTTTAGCCTTTTTAATAGTAGTAATAGGAAGTGTTTTAGTCAATTGTTCTTGTACTATTTTAGACTCAACTATGGGTTGTAATGTAACTTTAGTTAATTTATTTTCTTTTAATTTTTTAAATAGTGCCTCACGATCATATCCTCTTTGTGTTTCATCAACAATAAGAGGAGCTGTAAGTTTTACTCTATCTCGTTCTCGTTTTTTAGATTCGTCTTCTTCAGAATGTTCTTCTTCCGATAATTCGCCTTCCTCTTTTGTTTCAGGTTCTTGTTGTTGTATTTTTATAGCCGTTTTTCTAGATTTTGGCTGACCTTTAATTATAACAGCAACTCTTTCTCTCTCTTCTACTGTTGGTTTTATCATTAATTTTTGTTTTAATGACGCTAAAGGATTCATTGCTTATATAATCCATATATAAAACTTTTTTATATTTTATGTATTGACAAAATTGAATTATAATATTTGTACATCCAGAATATTTTCATCATTTTGTGTTGTATGTGCGTTAATAAAAGTTAATGCTTCGTTACAAGCGATTTGTTCTGCTTTACGTTTAATTTTATGTTGTCCTTCACCCATAAATATAAATGCTTTATTTGTTTCTAGAAGATATTCTTGTATTGATTTAAATGTTTTAAAAAAAGAAATATCAACAGAATCATTATGGCATAATGTATGAATTTGTTGACCTAAACATAAATATACACCCATTTTATATCCTAATTCAGGATCGTGTTCAATTTCTAAATAATGTGGGGTAACTTTGAATTCTTTTTGAACTTTAACTTGTAGTATATTTTTATAGTTATCATCATTTTGAATAAGTGCAATCCAATCAATGTGATATTCAAAAACATTTTCAATAAATTTTTGCGCCATTTGAAAACCTGGACCAGTAACAAACATATTTTGAAACCAATGTTCTTCATCTTTGACAGTAATTTTATTAAAATCCAAAAAAAGTGCACCTATAAAGGCTTCAAATAAACAACCTAATTTTTTAAGATTAGTACGAATTTTTTTTTCTTCGGCGTGTTTAGAGAGAATTAGCCATTTATATAAACCCATTTCAAGCGCGATTTTACCGATAGCTTCATTCTTAACAATAGCAATTTTTTTTTCGGTCATAAAACCCTCGTTTTCTTTAGGGAAACGTCGATATAAATAGTACTTTGTTACACATTCTAAAACACCGTCACCTAAAAACTCTAGGCGTTCATTTGATTTGCTGCTCAAAGGCATACAATCATTCGGTTTTTCTACAATAGTAATATTTTGCAATGTATTTTCATATTGAGGACGTTTAGTATAAGATTTATGTACAAATGCGCGCTCATATAATGCTATGTTATTAACAATAGGAGGTATATTATATTTAGAAAGAATAAATTGTACTTCGCACAATGTAATCTTTACATTTAACGGATTATATGGGTTAAATATAAGTCCTTCTTCTGTTTTAATAATATCTTCATCGTGACCAATTTTGGTTTCATACATTGTATAAATAATATATTATTATCACTTTATATTGTTTAGATATATATAAATTATTTACATATAAAGACAATTTTACACATTTATTATGGAGGTAATAGAAGAGTGGAAACAAATAGAAGACTATGAAAATTATGAAGTAAGTAATTTGGGGAATATTCGAAATAATAAAACGAATAGAATATTAAAAATCTGTATAAATGGTGGTTATTATTGTGTTGGATTAAGTAAAAAATCAAAATTAAAAACATATGATGTTCATAGATTAGTAGCAAAAACTTTTATTCAAAATCCTGAAAATAAACTACAAGTAAATCATAAAGATAAAAATAGTTTTAATAATAATGTAAATAATCTAGAATGGGTTACAAATAAAGAAAATAGTATTCACAGAAGTAATGGGGTAAAGCAAACAACAAACCAGAATTTAGAAATTTATAGGATAAATCCAAATACAAATGATATATTAGAAAAGTATAATTCAATTGAAGATGGAGCCAAATGGGTTATCTCTCAAAATTTAGCGATAAATTTACATTCAGCAAAAAGTTCTATAAGTTGTTCTGTAAGAGGCATTTATAAATCATCTTTCGGTTTCACGTGGGAAAAAATAGAACAGAAAAATTTAGATAATGAAGAATGGAGAGAAGTTGTTATTGCTAACCAGAAAATAGAAGGCTATTGTGTTTCCACTTTAGGAAGATTTAAAAATAAAAAAAATGTTATTATGAGTGATTATAAACCACATCATAGTGGATATATTTATGTAAGAGTAAATATAAATAAATATGCTTTACATAGATTAGTTGCACAAACATTTATTAATAATTTAGAAAACAAACCTGTTGTAAATCATATCGATGGAAATAAAACTAATAACTCGGTTTCTAATTTAGAATGGATGACGTCCTCTGAAAATAATTTACATAATCATAAAATAGGATTAACAAAAGGTAATAAAAGGAAAATTATTCAGTATGATTCAGAAATGAATGAAATTAAAACATTTGATGCGATTAAAGAGGCAAGCAAAGAGTTGAATATTTGTTATAGTAGTATTAAGGCTGTTTTATATAAAAAACAAAATACAGCAGGAGGGTTTATTTTTAAATATTTAGATTAAATTTACTATAAAAAAAATATAATATTTTTGTAGTATATAAAATGGTTTATATGTCTGGATCTAAATCAGCTCGTAATGCAGCATCAATTGTTAACCGTACAAATACGTGTGGTGGAAATAAAAAAAGTGGCCTAGCTCCTACTGTCGGTTGGTTTATGAGTTCTAATCCTATGTTGATTGGAGCTCCTCAAACTATTCCAAGATTCTGTATTCCTAACAGAACAATCCAAACACAAAAATATGGATATCGTGCTACACACGGTGGAAATATGGGTTAAAATTGTTAATCTCTTTGTTAAGTGGATGTATAAATTATTTATATTACAATAAAATGATTTAATAACATATTATTAAATTATTTAATAACTAATGTTTCTTAAGGTTGATGTTAGAGAACACGAAATTTTATCACATATAAATAAACTAGTAGAGACAATTCCTATATTTAGCAAAATAAAAGTAGTTACAGAATCACTACCATTAGGAGACTTTATTATTGCTGATGAAAAAGAAGATAAACTCATTATAGAGAGAAAAACTATTAATGATTTACTTGCTAGTATTAAAGACTCGCGTTATGAAGAACAATCCTATAGACTAAACGGTTCCAATTATCATAATCATAATATTATTTATCTTATTGAAGGGGATGTAAATAGAGTAAATCGTTTTAAAGATAATAATATTGAAAAACTTACATCATATTCAGCTATGTTCTCTCTAAACTATTTTAAAGGATTCTCTGTTTTCAGGTCATTTACTATGGAAGAATCTGCCTTAATTTTATGTAATATGGTTTACAAGTTAGAGAAAGATATTGGATCTGGTAAAAAAGGATATTACAACTATTCAAAAGAAGTTGTAACTGAAATTAAAGGTGGAGGTGGAAGCGAAAATAACGAAAATACAGAAAACTGTGCAGTTGTAGAGGAAGAAATACCATTACAAGAACCATCTGATAAAGATTATATTAGTGTTATTAAAAAAGTGAAAAAGGAAAATATAACTATAGACAACATTGATGAAATTATGTTATGCCAAATACCTGGTATTAGTTCAGTAACATCACAAGCAATAATTAATAAATTTAAGTCATTAGCATTTTTAATAAAAGAAATAGAAATAAATCCAAAATGCTTACAAGATACAACCTATACGAATACAAAAGGTCAGACAAGAAAAATAGCAAAACCCAGTATAGAGAATATAGTAAAATTTCTATTGAAAAAATAAAAGTATATTATATAAATGAAAAACGAGTTAATGAATTTATTTATATTTTTAGGTTTTTGTTGTCTAGTATATATCATATTTAGAAATTTGAACTTTAAAGAAGGTATGACAGATGATTCCGGGGTTGATACACAAAATACCGGTACAGGTATTGCAGGTAATGCTGCCACATATGCAGCAAATATAAAAGCAAAAACAATTAAATTACAAGACACCCTCTTAATTGGCAAATATAGGAGTGATTATGAGACTGTTATATTAAATTTAGATGATTTAATCAATAATTTAATGTTACAAACGGCACTATCTATTAATAAAGATAGTCCAGGAGAAACTTTATTAAAACTATCACAAATGGGACAAGCAAAAACAGCACTTAATAGTGTTATGAAATTTATAGATAATAGTTCTTAAAATTAAATAATAAATATAATATTATTCAATAATAGTATTATATTTATTTATATAAATATTTACACCTTTTACACCTTTTTACATTTCAAATACCGAATTAAAACCTCTAAGATGTATTAATATATTTTTATTAATTTATCTTCATATATAATATAGTTATGAATAAAAATAATAAGTATCGTTACTTTTAAGTATTTTTATAAATTAATTCGGGATTATAAATGTTAAAAGTATAATATTTTATGGTACATTTATCTGTACTTCATTTTCTTTATAATATCCTTGGTCCACTAGATTCTTAGTATAAGCTGCCCCTCCCCAGTTAGGTGCCATAGCGTTAGGACTTGGACCATTAGCTTTATTATTCATCACATCTAATGGTGTAGTTGTACCAACATAATAATCAGTATTATCATATGCAGGATATGAATTATGATTATACGGTGGGTCATTTCGTGTAGCATCTACTAAAAGGGTTGGATTTGGATAAGCCAATGCATTCGGATTTCCTAATGAACTTTCCATTATCATATTTCCTGACGAACTTGCAATACTTGGTGGTAATCCTGCTTGCGGCTCAGAAACACTCGGTCGCGACTTATATACTCGGTTACCTTGGGCATCATAAGTTTCTTGTAAATATAAGACAGGACATCGAATTCCTTGACTTCTTTGCCAATCTAAAAATTCAGTATAATCTTCTAAATTGTCAAACTCAACAGGATTAACTCCAGGTACTTGTGCTAATTTTGAATTATATAAATAAAACCTAGAACCTTTTTGTATTAATAAATTTGGACATCTGCGTTCTTGAGTTGCATTATTTGTTAAACCTTCTGAGTATTTAGGGTTACTACATTTTGCGTAAAAAAAGAGTCCAATTAAAAATACTATAATAAATAATAAAGTTAGTAAAGTCATTATATATTTAATGAGGATAAAATTGTTAATAGAATTATTTAATGTTTTCTCTTTATTTTCTGTTTATTTATTATAATGGTATTTATAACTATTAATGCGAAAAATTATGATGTAAAAGATAAAAATGGGAAAACATTAATAGATAAGTTAAATTCAATGGTACACGATAAGGATGTACAAACATTTATTCTCTTTTATATGGAAGGATGTGGTCCGTGTAATGCTACAAGACCTGAATGGGAAAAATTAAAAAATGTTTTAAAAAATACAAAAAATAATAATAATATTGTCATAGTAGATATCGACCACGCTTTGTCTGATAAATTAAAAGGAATAAGAGAACCTAGTGCATTTCCTACAATGAAATATATAGCAAATGGTGGAACAGAAGTAGAAAATTATGAAGATAGTTCCATTGATAATAAAGAGAGAACCATTGATTCTTTTGTAGAATGGATCAATATGAAAACAAAAAATAATAAACACCATAATAAAAAGGGTGGAAAAAAGACAATAAATAATAATAAAACCCGAAAAATAAAAAGAAAATGGTCTAATAAATATAAACGTAGTATAAATTGTAGGTCACCAAAAGGGTTCTCTCAAAAACAATATTGCAAATATGGTCGCAAAAAATAAATATCTTAATTGAAGTTTTCCTTTGAATAACTAATGACAGCACACGCAATTCGTTTTCCTGCATTTCCAGTTTTTAAACTTTCCGCATTTCCACCTTTACCACAATCATCTTCATCAGCGTGTATAATTAATCCTCTACCTATTATATTAGCCTTTGTACCTTTTAATTTAATCATATTGTCATAAAAGGTATATTTAGCTTCACCTTTACTATTTGTACGTAAATTACCTAAGTCTCCAACGTGTCTCTCTCTTCTCCCTGGACAACCGTGAGTTTTTCCATAAGGATTAAAATGCGCACACATACTAGTACATTTATCTGTTAAATCACCTGCTTCGTGAATGTGAAATCCGTGCAATCCATTTGATTTTAATCCAGTTAGATTAACATCAATTAACACTTGATTATTATTTATATCCTCTGTAAATCTTACGAGACCTTTTATGACATCATTAAATACTGCTATAGCATAAATAGGGTTTTTACTCATTTTATATACTTTATATTCAATATATTTTTAAATGAATAAAATTGAATTAAATTTATGGAAATGAAATAAACATAAACTAATATAATAAATTAATATGGAACATATATTCAGAATATTCGATTTTAATGTATATAACGGTAAGGAAAATACAAAAGAAACGTCAGATGATGAGCATAATAATACATATAAAGATAATACAAAATTTATGATACAAATATTTGGTGTAGATGAAAAAGGGAAAACTTGTTCTATTCTTGCGGAAGATTATCGTCCATTCTTTTATGTAATGGTAAATGATAAATGGACAAAAGAAATGAAAGAACAATTTTTAACACACATTAAATCTAAAATTGGAAAATATTACAAAGATTCCATAACAGAATGTAAAATTATTAAACGTAAAAAATTATATGGATTTGATGGTGGAAAAGAGCATAAATTTATTAGATTAGAATTTATTAATTTTACTGCATTCAATAAAGTTAAAAATTTGTGGTACACAGACTATCAACACGGTCATAAATTAATTACAAATAAAGATGGAGAAGAAGGTTATTTCTTCAATAACACATATATAAAACTATATGAAGCAAATATTCCACCTTTATTAAGATTCTTTCATATTAAAGATATTAGTCCATCCGGGTGGATAGCTTTACCAAAGAAAAAAACAATTGAAATTAAATCAGAATATAAAAATACAAATTGTGATTTTGAATTTTCTATAAATTATAATAATATAATTCCATTAAATAATATCGAAACCAGAGTACCATATAAAATAATGAGTTTTGATATAGAAGCTAGTAGTAGTCACGGTGATTTTCCAGTGCCTATTAAATCATATAAAAAATTAGCAATAAACATATTAGAATATTTTGAAAAATTAGAAATAAATATGACAAATGATTTATGTAAGCAAATATTAAAAAGAATAATATTATCTGCGTTTGGTTATGATAATATGGTTGAAATTGATATAATTTATCCAAAAAAAAAACCAGAATCAAAAGACAGTCTAGTTTCAATATTTGATAAATGGGTAACTACACCTATTCGTAATTATGAAAAAACATCTGCATTTAATGAAGTTACGACATTGGAATCACTATTTGAAAAAATGTGGGCTGATGAAGACGAAGAAGAAAATAATTATAAGTCTCATATTAAGAGTACTATTGATAAAAAAGCAACCATTGTCGATTTGTTATGTGATAATAAAATAGAAAGAGATGCAAAATTAAATGAAATAAACGTTTCTTTAAATTCACAATTTCCAAAGCTTGAAGGTGATAAAGTAACATTTATTGGTTCCACATTTATGAATTATGGTGAGAAAGATCCTTATATGAATCATTGTATTGTTTTAAATACGTGTAGCAAACTACCAATGGATAATACTATAATAGAATCGTATAATACAGAAAAAGATGTATTGTTAGCGTGGCAGAAGTTAGTTCAAAAAGAAAATCCAGATATAATTATTGGTTATAATATATTTGGTTTTGATTATGAATTTATGTTTAGAAGAGCCGAAGAAAATGGTTGTGTGGAAGAATTCTTACAATTATCCAGAAATAAAGAAGAAATATGTGGGACAAAAGATAAAGATACAGGAAAATATAAGATTGAAGAAAGTAGCATTCAGATTGCAAGCGGTCAGCACGATTTACGATTTATTAAAATTAATGGTAGATTACAAGTGGACTTATATAACTTTTATCGTCGTGAAGCGAATTTGATATCTTATAAATTAGATTATGTAGCAGGTAATTTTATAGGAGATTTTGTAAAAAGTATAACACATAATACAGATGATGAACAGTCTGAAATAAAAACATCCAATATGACAGGATTATTAGTAGGAAGTTACATACATTTTGAAGAAATCGGTCATTCAGTGGATTATTATGCAGAGGGTGCAAAATATTCAGTGATTGATGTAAATAAAGAAAATAATAGTTTTAAAATTGCAGGAATAGTAAATCCAGATTTAAACAAAAAAGTGCGTTGGTGTTTAGCAAAAGATGATGTAACTCCAAAGGATATATTTAGAATGACAAATGGTACTGCAGATGATAGAGCTGTTATCGCGAAATATTGTATTCAAGATTGTAATTTAGTCCACTATCTATTTAATAAATCGGATATATTGACCGGTTTTATAGAAATGGCAAAAATTTGTAGTGTACCAATTAATTTCCTTGTAATGAGAGGTCAAGGTATTAAATTAACTAGTTATGTAGCGAAGAAGTGTAGAGAAAAAAGAACATTGCTTCCTGTAATGGAAAAAGGAAGTTTAGATGATGGTTATGAAGGTGCAATTGTATTAGAACCTAAATGTGATTTGTATTTAGATAATCCAGTTGCTTGTGTAGATTATGCTTCCCTCTATCCGAGTTCAATGATTAGTGAAAATTTATCACACGATAGTAAGGTATGGACAAGAGAATATGATTTAGCTGGTAATTTAATTGAGGAATGGGGTGAAAAAGATGAATTAGGAAATTATATATATGATAATTTAGATGGTTATGAATATGTTGATATTACCTATGATACATACAAATATCATAGGAAAAATCCAAAAGCGGCTGCTGAAAAAATAAGATGTGGATATAAAGTTTGTAGATTTGTACAACCAGATTCGAATGGTGTTGGAGAAGCAATTATGCCTTCTATTTTAAAGGAATTATTAAAAGCAAGAAAAGACACAAGAAAGATGATACCTTTAGAAAAGGATGAGTTTATGAAAAATGTATTAGACCAGCGTCAGTTAGGTTATAAAGTAACTGCAAATTCACTTTATGGGCAGTGTGGAGCCAAAACAAGTACATTTTATGAAAAAGATATTGCTGCTTGTACTACAGCTACAGGTAGAAAGTTATTAACCTATGCAAAGCGAGTGATTGAAGAATGTTATGGAAATAAATTATGCGAGACAGAGAAATTTGGACCTGTATTAACAAAAGCTGAGTACATATATGGTGATAGTGTTGCAAATTATACCCCAGTTTATATAAGAGTAAATAATATTTTGGATATTGTAACAATTGAACAATTAGCTGAAAAGTATGGAAATAATAAATGGATTGAATGTATAGAAGAGGGAAAACAAGAAAAAGAATATTGTGAATTACACGGAATTGAAACATGGACTGAAAAAGGGTGGACTAAATTATTTCGTGTAATCCGTCATAAATTAGCATCTCATAAAAAAATGGTAAGAATATTAACTCATACAGGATTAGTAGATGTTACAGATGACCATTCCCTTCTTTTAAAATCTGGTGATGAAATATCTCCTAAAGAAGTGCAATTTGGAACGGAGTTATTACATAATATACATCCTGTAATATGTTCTGAAGAGGAATTAATATCTACAGATGAAGCTAAAATAATGGGTTTCTTCTTTGGTGATGGAAGTTGTGGAGAATATAATTGTCCATCAGGAATAAAATCATATTGGGCTTTAAATAATTCGTCAATGGAAATCATTAACAAATATTTGAATTTATGTAAAAGCGTATACTCTGATTATGATTGGGTAGTAATGCCAACATTAGAAAGTTCAGGTGTGTATAAAATTTCACCAAGAAATAATAAATATGGTTCTATAAAAGAATTTGTAAAAAATTATAGGTTAAAAATGTATTATAACAAATCAAAAATAATACCGACTGAAATTATTAATAGTAATATTAATATAAGAGAAGCATTCTTTGAGGGTTTGTACGATGCAGATGGAGACAAAGATAAAAATGGTTATTGTAGGATAGACCAAAAAAATCAAATTAGTGCAGCATATATAAATTTGTTAGCTTCAAGTTTAGGATATTTGACATCAATAAATACTAGATGCGATAAACAAGATATTTACAGAATTACAATGACAAAACATAAACAAAGAAAAAATAAAGATGCTATTAAAAAAATGTTGAATATTAATTATGATGGTTATGTTTATGATTTAACAACTGATAATCACCATTTTGCTGCAGGAGTTGGTAATTTGATTGTACATAATACGGATTCTGTATTCTTTACATTTAACCTGCAAAAACCAGATGGTACTCCAATTCGAGGTAAAGATGCGTTAGAAATTACAATTGAAATTGCTCAAGAAGCAGGCCATTTAGCATCTCAATTCTTGAAAGGTCCACACGATTTAGAATATGAAAAAACATTTATGCCATTTTGTTTATTATCCAAAAAAAGATATGTTGGTATCCTTTATGAGACGGATCCAAATAAAGGAAAAAGAAAGGAAATGGGAATTTGTCTAAAAAGAAAAGATAGTGCACCGCTTGTAAAAGATATATATGGTGGTGTTATTGATATTTTAATGAAAACACAAAATATAAAAGAGGCAATTGAATTTTTAAAATCGTGTTTACAGAATATTGTAAATGAAAAATATGCAATGGATAAACTAATTATAACAAAATCTTTACGTTCTGGTTATAAAAATCCGAAATCTATTGCTCATAAAGTGTTAGCAGATAGAATTACAGCCAGAGACCCAGGTAATAAGCCAGGTCCGGGAGACCGTATACCATTTGTTTATATTGCAAGTAACGACAAGAAAGCATTACAAGGAGAAAAAATAGAAACACCTGCTTTTATTACAGAAAATAATATTAAAATAGATTATTCGTTTTATATCACGAATCAAATTATGAAACCAGTACAACAAGTATTTGCATTAGTTTTAGAGAAAATATGGGAAATGCAAGGTAAGGCACTTACCAAAGGTAAAAAATTTCAGAAAGAGATAGATTTACTTCGTAAAAGTATGGACGATGATGAAAAATTTAAAGATAAATTGGAACAATTAAAAAATAAAGAAGTGAAAGCATTGTTATTTGATGAGTATTTGAGAGAAACAAATAATGAAAAAAATCGCGTACAAAGCCTAACAAAATTCTTTGATAAAAAATAGATATATTAGAGTTATAACAGTATAAAAATTATATTATAAAAAGATTATGGTATTTATAAATGACGAATTAAAAGCTATATATATACATAATCCAAAATGTGGAGGTGTTTATATTCGCAATATTTTATGTGAATTTTATGGATTTAAATCTATAACAGAAAATTTACATAATAACTATTCTATTTTTTTTGATAATGATAATGATATTCATTTAGATGAAGATACAGATAAACATACTATCAGAAAACTAGGTAAGATACGTTATTTTTTAAGTCATCAAGATGTAAATAAAGAGGTTTTTAAGAATTATTTTACATTTACATTCGTTCGTAATCCATATGAACGATTATATTCAGCATATTCTTATTTGTATAGAAATTTATCGGGAAATAATCTATTAAAAATAAGAAATACAAGTGAAAATAAAGATTTTTTCACAGATTTCAACATTTTTGTAGAAAATTACAAAAATGTAAATAATATATCGTATTTTCACAGTTTTATTACACAATATGATCAACTAGTCGATTTTTCGAATAATATAAATATTAACTATATTGGAAAAATGGAAAATTTAAATAATGAATTTATAAATATTCTTTTTTATATTGGTGTTAAAGAAATAAAACACGTAAATTATATTTTTAATAATATTAAATTAAATTCTACAGAAGATTTTTCTAAAATAAATAATATAAAAGATATTTATAACCAAGAAACATTCAATTTTGTAAATGAATTTTTTAAAAAAGATTTTGAAATTTTTGGATATAAAAAATACAATAATTTTGATAAATTTAAAAAGAAGTATATAAAATTAGAAAAACAACCAAAAAATCCATATCATTATACGTTGACAAATTTATATACTGAAGTTAATTTAATAAAATTAAATATGAAAATACAAGAAAATATTTATATTGAACAAAAAAAAATAAATCAACATTTATTTCATATTATTGAAACAAATATTCCTATTCAGAATCAAAATCTTGTAAATTTTAATAACTGCAAAAATGATTTTAATAATTTATCAAATATAAAAGAAAGTTTCATACAAACAAATCTTATTAAAATAGAAAATGTTATTGAAAATTTATTTACAATGAATAAAAGTTTTAAAAAACTAAAATATATCTGTAAAATATGTAACATATTTGTTGGTTTTAATATATTATCTATAACATCTCATAAATATACTTGTAAATCTTTACCATAACTAATTAAAATAGCATATAAATAAAAAACATCAATATTTTTTTATTTATATTATATCTATCTTATGATAGAGTTAAAATGAAACAAAGACAATAATACTAAAAAATAGGTTGGTTTGAAACTAATTCTTGAACAATCATTCCGAGTGATCCAATCATAGCAAGTCGTCCGTTATTAAGTTCGGCATTTAACATAAATGTTTCATCTTTTCCAAAAAATGAACGTTTCAAATTAAACCCTAGATCTCCTGGGTTATAATCGTTTTTCATTACAAAATAATTGGATGAATTTGTAAATGGATTTTCCCAACCCAATAATATAGATTGAAATTCATATACAGCAACAAAACTAGTAAATGTAATTAAAGTAAACAGATTTGCGTTGTCTAAAACGTGAATCGCTTGTTGATGAGTAACTAGTTCAGTTATAGGTATTGCTACAGCAGATACCATACCCCATCTACCGTGTTTTAGTTCTGATTCGCGAAGTTTAATCAATTCGTTTTCTGGTTTATTTTTTGAAAATCCAAGAGGATCGAAATATCCTAGCGGTTTAGTGAAACCATTAAAATTATAACTATTAACGTTCCAGCAGAATAGAAGAAACAAACCAAGATTAATGAACATTATAAATAATAAATATATTTGCTTTTAAGTATTTTATAATTATTATTAATTAAAAATAATAATAACTATATAATTGTATTTGTCACATTTTTCTTTTTATCTATATCTATATCTAATATGTTCGCAACTTTGTTCTCTTTTTTGTATTCGTTTTAGTTTCCACCATCTTATCAAACATTTGTTTTACCATTGTTCGAATTTCTCCTACAGACGTTTCCAAACTCCAAACACGTTCTGTCAAATTATCAATTTCAGATAATCCACCAGATACATCATCATTATTATTCTCTGTAAGTTGTTGTTCTTCATCATCTTCATCATCTTCATCATCTTCTTCGTATTTTTTTTCGCTACGCCATTCATTTAATCCGCGTGCTTCATTCCACGATTCAATAAAGCCTTCAGCTTCTAATTTATATAAAATAGCTTGAACAGTTCGTTGATGTTTAACTGCGATATCTTGTATATTTAATTCTAATAATTCATATTCTCTTTCTAATTGTAACAATTCATTTACAGACCATTTATTACCAGTTCGCTTATATGCTTGCATTATGTATATATATAATATCTTATATCTTTAAATCAATTTATAATATATTTAACACCTATTTATCATTAGGGCTATCTCTATTTATCACTAAAAGTGTAGAACATATCCACGCGCCTAAGATTAACCACATATTATTTATTACATTCGCTGCATTATAAATAATCCATCGTAATCCTTGACAATGAGGTGTAGCTGTTAAAAAAGGTGACATAAATAATCCAATAATATTATTTGGTACACATAATGTTGTATATAAATGGGCCGCTACAAAATGCAGTATAATCCACAATATATATATACCAGAAATTTGAATCGTAAATTTAATAGCGATATAAATGTATCTACCACTATTATAAATAAAATAATAACTATTTTCCATAAAAAAATCGAAAAATGGTTTGCAATTAACTAGTTCATTATCCTGGATTTCTCTCATTTCTTCTTTAGACAATATATTTTCTTGGTTATTTTCTTCATTATTTATTTTCGCAACACGTGGTCGTGTAATAGACATTAATTTGTATTCAGGTTTTGTCTTTATATATTCTTTGTATTAATTATAAGTGTACCTATTTAAAACATTAATTAAATTCCTAATAGCATTAGGATCAGATGAATCATATATTAAATTTGCAGAGCTGTCTTGCATTCCAAGTAGTTGGTCTTGAGATAAACTACTAGTTAATATGTTTAAAATTGTATCAAATGTATTACTTCTCTCTTCATTCACTTGTTGAGAAAAATTATTAGAAACATTATTACTATTTGTTTCTTGATTTGATTCTTCATTCGTTTCTTCAACAGATGATGTTTGAGGAGAAGTATTTGAATTATAACTGCGAACATCATACCTACATATAGGACATCTACAGTTAGATCTGAACCAAGTATTTAATTGTTCTGTATTAAATATATGTCCACAATAACGTATTACAGTTACAGTATCATTATCGTTAAAATTTTCTAGAGAAATAGGACATTGAACATTTCTAGGCGAAACTATATCACAGTACCTTACACAACGAGTAGCAATTTCAATTTGTGAAGTGGTTGGAAATACCTCAACTGGGTCAAAAAAATTATTTAATTGACTATTGGGGTTATTTGTTGCAACTCTTACATTTCTTACATTTCTTCTCGAACCTCTCTCTACCAAATTAGGATTATTATTAGGTATATAATATTCTTGATAACTATCTATAATATAAGGTATATCATTTAGATGAATACGTCCTAGACTATTTGTAGAATTACTTTGTGATGTGATATTTCTAGAAATATTAGTATTTTGTCTACTTGAAATATTTGGATTTTGTCTACTATAATTTCTTAAAGTATTTGTATTACGATTATTATGATTATTATGATTAGGATTATCATTACGATTATTATTATCATATAAACTATAAAGCATAGATCTAATTTGATTATTACTTTGATATAAGGAATTTATTTGTATATGATTATCATTATACATTTTATTTAAAATATTTAATAATATTCTTCTTTCATCATTTATATTTGAACTATCATAATGACTCATATTTATATATATTAATAAATATGTTTAAATGTATTATATTAATTAATAAATAATACTAAAATGGATATTAATAAATATAGAGATAAAGGATTAAGTGGTTTGGGTAATCTAGGTAATACGTGTTTTATAAATTCGTGTGTACAAGTGTTATCTCACACATATGAATTGAATATAATTTTAGAAGATGAAAATTATAAAAAAAAATTAAATAATAAATATGAATCTGCTCTTTTGCTAGAATGGGACAATCTAAGAAAAATATTGTGGGAAAATAATTGTGTTATAGCACCAGGTAAATTCATAAAAACTGTACAAAAAGTAGCACATTTAAAAGGGATGGATATATTTACTGGTTTTTCACAAAATGACTTACCAGAGTTTTTATTGTTTTTAATAGATTGTTTTCATATTGCACTGTCGAGAGAAATAAAAATAACAATCTCTGGGCAAGTTGAAAATGAAACGGATAAAATCGCAGTTCAATGCTTCGAAATGGTGAAAACAATGTATACGAAAGAATATTCCGAAATTTGGAATTTATTTTATGGGGTACACGTGTCAGAAATATCTGCATTAGAGACAAATGAAAAAATTAAAACAACTCCTGAACCTTTTTTTATGATTGATTTACCAATCCCGCAAAATAATAAGTCACCTCATTTAATAGACTGTTTCAATTATTATGTAGAAGGCGAAATTTTAGATGGTGAAAATGCTTGGTACAATGAAGATACAAAAGAAAAGATAAATATAAGAAAAAAAATACAGTTTTGGTCTTTTCCCAATATATTAGTTATTGATTTAAAGCGATTTAATTCAAGAAATCAAAAAAATCAAATATTAGTATCATTTCCAATAGATGACTTGGATTTAAGTAACTATGTAATTGGCTATAAAAAAGAAAGTTATCATTATGAATTATACGGCGTATGTAATCATAGCGGTAATGTGTTAGGAGGACATTATACAGCTTATGTTAAAAATGCGAATAAAAAATGGTATCATTTTAATGATACATCCATATCCGAAGTAGGATTAATTGATTCAATTGTATCTCCAAAAGCATATTGTTTATTTTATAGAAAAGTTAATAAATAAAGGATAGAAATATATATTTATAAAAAAACAATTCATTAATATATATATATGGAAGTAGTAAATACAACAACAACAACAGACCCTGTAAATATGTATAATTATTTAAATACCTTTATTTTAAATCCAATGGTTTTTATTATTATATTTTTGATAATAGTAGCATATTACGTTTTCTCTCCTTCTTCTTTAGGAAATTCTGATGGTAGTACTAACTCAAATGGAAGTATTATGGGTGTGATAATTGTAGCTATTTTAGTAGTATTAATTTTAGTAAATGCTTTCCAATATTTTTTTAGCATTAATGTAACAGCATATGTCCAAGGACTTTTTACTCCTAACGCTGAAGTGGATATAGTTGTAGACCAGACTACATATCAACCAGAACCTGCACCTGTTCCAGAAATTAAATTCCGTAAACAAGTATTTAATATTCCAGGTAATTATTATAATTATGAAAATGCCAAAGCTTTATGTCAAGCATATGGTTCGAATTTAGCAAATTATCAACAAATAGAAAGTGCATATAAAAAAGGTGGCGAATGGTGTAATTATGGTTGGTCAGATGGTCAAATGGCTCTATTTCCGACCCAACAGAAAACGTTTAATAATTTACAAACCATTAAAGGTCACGAACACGACTGTGGAAGACCAGGTATAAATGGAGGTTATATAGCTAATCCACAAGTCAAATTCGGTGTAAATTGTTATGGTTATAAGCCTAAAATTACAGATGAGGAGGAAGAAATAATGAATACTACTCCTGCATACCCAGAAACCACACAAGATATTGCATTCCAAAAGAGAGTTAATTTTTGGAAAAATAATATAGATAATATATTAGTATCTCCATTTAATCAAAACAGATGGGGTGAATTATAATATTAATACCTTTACCTTCATTTATATTGGTATTATTTAGTAAACAATTATAGTTGATTAAATGGTATTCATTTATGAAGTAGTTTTTGTTTAAAAACTTATATTTGAATATATTTATATAATATTCAGATGTATAATAAAAAAATACTATAACGAATATTAATCTTATAATTTTGTAAAAATTTTGTTTGCATAAAATATAAACGATAAATATAGAATAGTTGGGATGAATGATTTTTGATTCAATAATTGTATTTTTATTAATTAAATTTCTACAAATAGGACATTTAGATGTAGTGTCAACCCAAATATCAAGGCATTTTTTATGTATATATCCATCACATTTACACGTTTTAAAATAAAAAGTTTGGTTATTTAATTTAATAATTTGATCAAGGCAAGTTTCATAACATATAAAACATTCATTTTCCTCATTTTTCTCATTTTTGTCTTTACTATCTTCATATTCATCTTGTTTATTATAATAATTGTGACATATGTTAAATAACATATATACTATTATGTATTATTATAATAATTATATTAATTTTCTCTTTTTCGTACCACCTTTTTTACTTTGCATTTTCCGAGTATTTTTCTTTTTAATTTGTTTATTTTGTTGTTGTAAATCGTGTTGTTTTACTAAATCTACCAATTTATCGTGTAAATCATCATTTACAATTTTATTATCATCTTCATCATCACTATCACTAATAATATTTTTATATTCTCCTCCAAACATTTTATTATGATAAGAAAGTGCCCAATTTGGTACCGCCATATCATTAAAAAGATCAGAAACTAACTGAGTACCACCTTTTTGATTATTATTAATTGTCATAATGGGTGATATTCCCTCTTTCATCATTATTGAATTAACACTAAACCCACCAGTATGTATTCCTTTTTCTATATCATTATTAAATATTAATTCATTTGCATCGAGATAACTCATATAAAATACTTATATAATTTAATTATTAGAATACCGCTTTATTTCTGGACATTTTTTAACACTTCTGTTTTGCTTTAAATGATTTATAATCAATTCAACTTGGGACTGATTTTTGATGACTTCTCCTAAAGTTTTTTCGACATATTTAAATGTTAATGATTCGGTTACAGTTGTATTGACAAATTTTAATTTACCGTCGCTGATTTGGATAGTAGAATTAGAGAGATTATTGGAGGAAGCATATTCTATAATATTTTGTTCAAGATTATTACGTGTATCACGTAGTTCTTTAATCTGATCATTTAATTTTTTAATCTGATTATCAAGTGAAACCCATTGCTGGATATGATTTTCGAAACTCATTACTTCTATAAACTAAAAAATTAAAAAAATAATTATAATAAAACTTATAAAATCAGATTATAATTAAAATTATTTAATATCGTCGTGTTTTTTTACCGCGATTACGGCGTGTTTTCTTACCGTTTTTGCGTGATTTCTTACCTCCTTGTTTTTTGCGGTATGTTTGTTGCATTCCTAAAAGTGCAACAGGAACAACAGCTTGATTAATTACTTGTCCCCAAACTCCACCACGTTTTCCACGTTTTCCACGTTTTCCAGCAGTTTGAATTAGTGATAAGTCTTGACTACTAGGCATATTTGGTTGTACTGCATTTTGTCCTTGTGCACCAATAATGGTATTACTATTTATATTTCCATAAGGACCAGATGTACTAAATACTCTGTCAAATTGAGCATTTTGATTACCATTTACATATTCTCCATAACTAGCAGCAGAACTATATGATGAACCTCCTCTTTTGGTTTTACGATGACTTGAGCGTGCCATACTTATATAGATTACTGAGAATAAAATATATTAGGCTAAGAGTTAAAATATTTTATATTTAATGACGTCTATTTGTTCTACGTCTATTTTTACGAGATTTCTTACCTCCATTTTTCTTACGACGATACGTTTGTTGTAAACCTAGAATTCCAAAAGGAACAATACCTTGGTTAATTATTTGTCCTAAATATCCTCCGCGTCTAGTTGTTTTCTTTCCCATTATATATATAATAACTAAAATATTTTTTGTAATATTGATTTATTACGCAACAAAATAATTAATATTACTAATATTGCTAAAATCATCACAAATATCATAAATACTAATGCAACTGTTATATAAATATATGGATTAATTTCATATAGTATAAAATCTATTACTGGTTTAAATAATAATTTGAATTCATTTTTTATATCATCTCTCTTTAAAATATCTAAACATTGCTGAACCAATGAGTCTTTCATACAAATTATACATAAAAATTAATTATAATTTATGCGTGTTATAAGATTTAAATTTTTCTATTATTACCATAAATAATGGAAAATATTATAGAACCGAATGAAACATTCGATTTTTCAAAATTATCTTTAGCACATCCATCAGGTATTCAGGGCGGTGCTTATTTTACCAAAATAGAATATAACAGTAAACCATTGTATATACAAACCGCTAAAAGTTTAACTAGACAAGGGTTTGTTAAAACTGGAAAAAAATATTATTGTGACTTAATGTTTGATAAAAATGCGGAAACATTAATAAATTGGTTTGAGAATTTAGAAATCAGATGTCAAAAATTAATATTAGAAAAAAAAGATGCGTGGTTTCAAAATACGTTAGAAGAAAGTGATGTTGAAAGCGCTTTTAATTCTATAATACGTATATATAAATCAGGTAAGTACTATTTAGTAAGAACAAATATTAGAAATAACCACACTAATATGCCGTCTATTAAAATTTATGATGAAACCGAAATTCCACTAACAATGAGTGATATTACTAATGAAACAAATATAATTTCTATTTTAGAAATACAAGGTATTAAATTTACTTCCAGAAATTTCCAAATAGAAATTGAATTGAAACAAGTTATGCTTTTAAATAATGAACCTATTTTTGATAATTGTTTAATTAAAAAAGATAAACCATTTAAATCATTAGGCGACTTAATAATCCAAGAAGAAACAAATAGAAATCCTAACAGTTTAGGAGATTTATCCGAGGAAAATAATTTAAACTCTAATAGTTTAGAAGTGTTGGATGATTTAATTTTAGATACAGAAAATGAAGATACTAATAAAAATTTAGAAGAATTTAAAGAAAAAGAACTAGAATCATTAGATGTTATTTATAATGATGTGTCTTTGGATAATACTAATGTATTGTCTGATATTATTATAGAAGAATTAGTTGAGGACGATGTTAATGAATTGAAAGAAATAAAAGTTGATTTAAATTTAGACAATTTAGAAACAGTACATCTTAAGAAACCAAACCAGGTATATTTTGAACTATATAAAGAAGCTAGAAATAAAGCAAAAGTTGCAAAAAAAAATGCCATTTTAGCTTATTTAGAAGCTAAGAATATTAAGAAGACTTATATGTTAGAAAATTTAAATGATAGTGATAGTGACTTTGATGCCGAAATTGATGATGTTTCAGAAAGTGAATTAGAAAACTTATAAATATTTTTTCAACGTAAAGTATTTTAGAATACTTTTAGTAAAAACTATCATAAATTTAATTTGCTGAATATTTAAACACGAATAATTAATATGTATTCTTAAAATTATTTTATCATTAATTTTATATAATGACTGTCTCTTTAAAGAAACTATGGAATGACTATGGAGTTGGAGCTATTATAGTTTTATTAATTATTGCGTACGGTGTTAGTATGTTTGCTGGTTATCTAGGCGCTAAGGGTACACCTGGTTATGAACGTCAAACTATGATGCAACCTCAATACAAAAATACAAACTTACAGGCTTCTGCTGGTGTTCGCCCTGCTGACCCAAATGGAAATGAAGTGTTCGCCTCCGCTAATGGGGTTCAAACTAGCTTACCTGGAGTTCCTTCCTCTTGCTCTACACCTCAAATCCAAAATCCAGCAGAACTTTTACCAAAAGATAGCAATAGTCAATGGGCTCAATTAAACCCTTCTGGTAAAGGTGAACTATCTAATATTAATTTGTTGAAAGCTGGATACCATATTGGCATTGACACTGTTGGACAAAGTTTGAGAAATGCTAATCTCCAAATCCGTTCCGAACCTCCAAATCCACAATTGAGTGTTGGTCCTTGGAATCTAAGCACCATTGAGCCAGATTTTATGAGACCACCTTTGGAATTAGGTTCTGGTGCTCAATAAGCATTATGCATAATTATTTTTATACCGGATTATAACTAATTTGATAAAATATTATAAAATATTTTATTATAATATGATTAACAAAACTACCAAACCTTTAAATAAAAATAAAGAATTAAAGCTTATAACTAAAAATGAAGAAAAACAAATGAATTTAATGATGGATGACTGGTGGGAATTGCAGAAAATGGAAAAAAATAAGGGTTACAGAAAAAACAAATCTTATATAAATAAAAGAAAATCATTAAAGCGTCGTGCTGAAAAAGTTGATAATATAATTAAAAAATATAATAAAAAAACAAAAAAAACATAAATTTGTAATGTGAAAACTTTAAATAATAACAGCTAAAAATCACATCTTAATATATCTATGATTAATTCAATTATAAAAAAATTGATTTTATTTTTAATTATTTTCAGAAACATTAAAAATAAAATGAACAAAAATTTAATTCTAGAAGATGCTAGTGGAAAGCTTATTGATTTATTTCCTAATTCGAAATTGAATACTATAAAAACAATAAAACCAAAGGTTATTACTGAAGATTTGGGAAAAATATTTGAAATGGCTATTTGTTTATTATATAATACACCGTTTAACGGAAAATATAAATATAGTATGTTAGCTGCTGAAACTCTTTCTAATAAAATATCAAATCTTAAAAATTTAATTCCTAATAATATCATACATACTGCAAAAAATGGGTCTAGATATGATTTTACTTTAACAGATGGAGTTGAGGATGGGGATGAATACCTTAGTGCAAAAACAACCAAAAAAGGTGATAAAGTTTGTCCACAAGTTATTGGTCAACCTAGTAAAAAAAAATTTTGTTCCCATTTTGAATTAGATAATTCTATAACTACAAATGATATTAAATTATATATACAAGAAAATGTAGGTAAATTGCTAGAAAAATACTTTGAATATACATTTGATTGTCCAATTATATATTATAATGAACACCAAAACATTTGTTTATTAATTAAAAAGAGAGAAAATATAAAATGGTGTCAAGAACACATTGAATTTAGTCATATCATAAAAGGTAAGGAATGGAATGAAAGTACAAGTATTAGTAGTAAAGGTATAACTTTGGGAGAATTTCAAGTACATAACCACCGTGATAATATTAAATTTAGATGGAATTTATTGAGTTTACTTAAAATGTTTGAGAGTAATTTTGAAGTGACAAAAATAATAAAATAAAAATAAATAATAAAATAAAAATAAAAAATAAATAAAATAATATAAATATTTTTTATAGTATATGGGAACCGATTTAATGGCTTTACGAAAACCTAAAATATTATTAGATAAAAGAGATGATGATTTTGATGATGAAGTATATCCACAAAGAGAATGTATTGATTCATATCGTATATGGTCAACTTGGAGAAATTCTGATGTAAATAGTTGGCCGAAATGTTTACAGAATTTTTGGTGGCATATTTATGATTACGATTCTGGACAGTACTATGCGAAAAAAATTCGTCAATATTACCCAAATGATAAAGAATTAATACTGTTTGCATCTTGGTTAGAAACATTTGATACTGATGTTATATTTGAATTAAGTTTTTAGATTAGTTCCATTTCAATTTCCACTATTAAATTTCCTGTTTTAGTAGTATCAACAACCCATATATATTCTTCTACAAATTTTTTATCTACATTTTGCTGTGCTTTAAATTTTGTATATTTAATTTTATATAATTTAACCAATCCTTTTAATAATAATATTTTTTTTATTTCCTCAATATCTAAAAGACCTTCGTTATTATAAGACAGTATTATATAATTACACCTTAAATCTCGTATTAAATTTGTAAATGCTTGTTTTACTTCTCTCTTTTTACAGAAATCACTTTTGTTATAATTTTTAATTAAAGCAGTTTTACCTGTCAAGACAATACTTTCATCATATAGTGCAATATAATTTAAAGGTGAATAATTTGCACTATACTGTCTCTGATTGTATGGTGGGTCTATATAAATTACATCATAGTATTGATTATCTATTTTCACTAACGTTTCAGCTAATTCATTATAGACATTGTTTTGTTCCTTTAAATCTGTTTTAGTATGAATTGGTTGTATAATAAGTGGTTTTATTGCTGTTTTTTTTAATTCTTTCAAGTATGCACCATAAACACACGAAGTATTTGCAACTTTATCAATAGAAACTAGTAAAGAAGCTAATACAAAGTAAAACTCAACTTGAGTAATTTCTTTAAATTCTAAAAGATATTGTATATAACTTCTTATGGCATCCGTTTTTTTGGCATTCTCATTTGTAAAAAACATTCTTTCACAATTAGGATTAAGAGAGAAATTATTATATATTATTCCTTCGAGAGGTGTTTTTAATCCATTACATACATCTATTATATTTTGTATGTTTTCTGTATAATTACATTTTAATAAAGCATAGTTAATAACATAACTATAATATTCTAGATCATTTGCATTACATATGTTAAAATAATTTGTCATATTGAAACCAACTGTCCCTGTTCCTGCAAATAAATCCATAAAAGTTTTATTACTCATATCAGCAATATTTTCTTGACAAACAGACAGAATACTATTAAATAATGTATGCTTACACCCAATATAATTCAAAGTATTCATTTTCATTTTTATTTATACTATAAATATTTTTAAATAATTCAATTTTATTTAATAATATTAATAACTACTTATATATATGGAAAAACACAGCATATTTTTTTATATATTTATAGCATTTGTTTTATTATTTTGTTTAAGAATTTATTATGAATCAGATGCTTTTAATTTAAAATGTATTATTGCATCTAGTGACGGAAATCGTTATTGTGTAAGAGAGAGAGAGAAACTAGAATTAGCGGCAAATTTATTAGCACAAGTAACCCAAAAAATGAAGGATATGGTACTATATATGAAAAAAACACATCCAAAAGACCCTCGAACAATAAGACTTGTAGAAGGTTTCAATCCTAAACGAATAAGTGAAACGCTTCCGACAAGTGAGTTGACTGCCTATAGTGAAAACAAAGGAGAAAAAATTGCATTTTGTTTAAATACTTCAAAGGAAGGTAACAAACTTATCGATATAAATACACTAACTTTTGTAGCACTTCACGAATTATCTCATATAATGACAGAATCTATTGGCCATAAACAGGAATTCTGGCAGAATTTTAAATTTTTACTACAAAACGCTAAAGAAGCTGGTATTTATATTCCAGTAGATTACAAGAAAAAACCAAAGCAATATTGTGGTATGAGCATAAATGATAACCCTTATTATGATTTAGTTTAAATATTTTATCTAAAAATATGATTTAAAGAAATAATTGTTAAATTATTAAATGCATCAAATATCTGAAACAACTTCTATAGATAATACAGTAACTGTTTTAAATGAAATAGATAATTATAAAAACATAAGTAGAATAATTGATAATTTTACGGATTATAAGTCATTTGACATAACAAAAAAAAGAATATGTAATATTATTGATAGTATCAATCCTATTGGTACAGAATTATTATTAAATATAATATTTGAAAAATTTAAGTATAATGAATGGCAAATAAAATTAGGTGCTATTGATATTTTAAATTATTGCTCATTTAAAAATCCACAAATGATAAGTTATTATATTCCTGAAATTATTGAAAACCTCATTAATTTAACAAGTGAAGTTAAAAAAGAAATTAAAGTAGCAGTTAAGAGTTGTTTTGAACAAGTTGCAAAAACGATTGACAATGTAGATATTATTCATCTAATACCAATTGTTATATCTGCATATTTAAATCCAAAAAACGACACTCAAAATGCTCTGGATAAATTAGTTAGCACTCCATTTGTTAATGATATTGACCTCCAAACTCTTGGGTTTTTAACACCATTATTAATTAAGTCTATGAGAACAAGAAAGATGGTCTATCAAAGAAGAGCAGCGGTAGTTATAGAAACACTTTGCAAATTAATTAAAAGTCCCATATATGCCAAAATTTTTTATCCCAGATTAGCTCCAGAATTAGAAAGAGGTAAAGAAGAAATAGCAGAAATTGAAATTAGAAAAGTATGTGATAACGCACTTAAAACATTAACAAATATATACAATTTAGGTCTTAATAAAGAAAAAGAACAATTTACATATGAAGAGTGTCAAATCATATTTAATGAATTTTTAAAATCAAAAACGCAATATTTTAATACTGAAATAGATAGTGAGTTAATTAAAATAATTTTAAATTACAGTTGTCAACTATGCTATATACTATGTAAAAATGAATTGTTAGAAGATTCTTATTGGAAACTGAGTATAAATGAATATTTTAATTATATTTTACTACATACCGATTTTGAAAGTATTTGTAGTGAATTAAAAAATGAAATTACCAAAAATGTTATTATTGACCAATATAATCCGGAAGATGATGAGGAAAATTTGTGTGATTGTATGTTTTCCCTAGCATATGGTACTCGAGTACTCTTACACCAAACTCCTTTTAAAGTAAAAATTGGTAGGAAATATGGTTTAGTAGGCCCGAATGGTGCAGGTAAATCAACTTTGATGAAAGCAATTGCAAATAAAAATTTGCAAGAATTTCCGGAAGATTTAAATTGTATATATGTTGAACACGATATTCAAGGTAATAAGTCAGATTTAACTGTATTAAATTATGTATTATCAGATGAGAAGGTTATATCAAAAAATCTCTCCACAAGTGAAGTAAATAATTCTTTAATTGAGATAGGTTTTGATGAAAATATGATAAATGGTCCTGTTACAGCATTATCAGGAGGTTGGAGAATGAAATTATCATTATGTAGAGCTATGATGTTAAATCCGGATATGTTACTATTAGATGAGCCGACTAATCATCTAGATGAATTTGCAGTAAAATGGTTAGTTAACTATGTAAATAATTTGAGCAAAACAACTTGTTTAATTGTATCACACGATACGAAATTTCTAGACAATGTATGTACAAATATTATTCACTATGAAAATCTAAAATTAAAATTATATCGAGGAAATTTGGCAGAATTTGTAAAACAAAAACCAGAAGCTAAACAATATTATTCACTAGTTAGTGATATATTATCCTTTAACTTTCCTGAACCAGGACCACTAGAGGGTGTTAAATCATTAAGTAAAGCCGTAGTAAAGATGAAAAATTGTTATTTTCAATATCCGAAAGCTCCAAAACCACAACTTATTGATGTTAGTATACAAATCTCATTAGCAAGTAGAGTCGCAGTAGTTGGAGTAAATGGAGCTGGTAAATCAACATTAATTAAATTATTAGTAGGTGAACTAGAAGCAGACCAAGGAATAATTGAAAGACATCCAAATGTAAGAGTGGCTTATGTTGCTCAACACGCATTTCATCATATAGAAGACCATCTTGAAAAAACACCAATTGAATATGTTATGTGGAGATATAGAGGTGGTTATGATAAAGAAGCATTAGGTAATGAGTCTTTAACAATGACTGAAGAAGAGTTAGAAGCAATTAAAAAACGCGCAAAAGAAAATAAAGAAATGTTTATTACTGAATTAATTGGTAGAAGAACAGGAAAGAGAGAACACGAATATGAAGCTAAAAATGATAGTCTTGATATAACACAATGGTTTGGTAAAAGTGAATTAATACAAATGGGTTATGAAAAATTAGTAAAAGAAAAGGACCAACAAATAGCAATGGAATCACTTTTAGGACAAAGAAAATTAACCACAAATGAAATACAAAAACATTTTGATAATTTTGGACTAGAACCAAATTTTGCACAACACAGTAAAATTGGAATGTTAAGTGGAGGTCAACGTATGCGATGTACATTAGCGGGTTGTACGTGGGGATTACCTCATATTATTATTCTTGACGAACCAACAAATTTTTTAGACCGTGATAGTCAAGCTGCATTATCCGGTGCAATTAAAACATTTAAAGGCGGGATTTTGGTAATATCACATAATTCTGAATTCTATGAAAGTATTTGTAGCGAAAAACCTGAAAAATGGTTATTAGAAGGAGGTAAATTATCTGTAATGGGAGGTGAATGGATTGAAGAAGTTGAAAAAGCAAGAAAAAAAGCTGAAAAAGAAAATGCAAAAAAACTAAATTTTGACCAAGATGAAGATAAATTTGATTCTTTGGGAAATAAAATAGAAGCGGTAAAAGAAAAGAAGGAATTAAATAGAGCTGATAGAAAAAAATTAATGAAACAGAAAGCACAAATGGAAAAAGATGGATTAGATACTTATGAAATTGATAAATTACTTGGATTAGATGAATAAAATATTTTACACCTGTTTACATTTACTACGAAGTGAAATGCTGATTATCTGCTCGGGAAAACATTTTTAAAAATACTCAAATCTTTCATATTTTTTTTACTATAATAATCGATAACCTCGTTTTTTTGATTACCATCATCAAGCCTTTCAAGAACAGCAATTAGTAATCCAAATGCTTTTCTATACTCATTTTTACTTATAAAACTATCAATATTTTTTATTGAGCCTGAAATAAATATTTTATCATTTTCTTCTTTGGTTTTTTCCATTTATTATTATATACAAAAATACTTTTATTATGTTTCTATATAATAATAAATAATCGGCGTTTGAAATGTTAAAAGGTTTAAGAAATATTTTGTAAATAATTATTTATACATTCAATCATTTGATTTATTATTGTTAATTCTTCCAGTAATTTTTTATGTTCTTCACTATTCTTATCATTTATTTTAGTTATCTTACTTAATTTATCCACTGTTGTAGCCATAGTTTTTTTTAAAAAAAGTTGACAATCTTCTTTATTTAAATATACTGTCATAAATACTATAATATAAATGTTTCTATTTAATTTAATACTTTCCTAAATAATTAAATTAAAAATAATACTAACTTTATATATATGTCTACATCATTTAAAGCAAAAAAAACATCAGATAACAAGGAAACAAATAAAAATGAAAAGTTAGATTATGCACCTATTTATAAAGTTAACTATATGATAAATAACTCAATAAATACAATATATGTATTTAATGGCAAAAATAATGATATGACCAGTGAAGAAGAACTATTTAAGAGAATATTTAATGAAACAGAACTAGCAAAAATCAAATCCGAAAATATTAAAATCAAATTTTCAAATCACCAAATTCATTTTGATGATAGCATTGGTACAATTAAAATTAAAATTTTATTAGAATTAAAAAGTTCTGTTGCATTGGATGAAGTCTATTTATATTGTCAACAAATTGAATCATTTACTTCTGTTTCAGTATATAAATCTTTAACTCAAAATAAAAATTTAGAATTAACAAAAGTAAGATTAGACCAGTTTATTTCGAATATAGTTACTGAAGAAAATGGGCAACCTTTTACAAAGCCACCCAATAAAGAAATATATACATTTAATGATATTTTAGAAATGAATTTAGATAACAAAAAATATATAGTAAATAAAGTACTTGGACAAAAATTCTTTATTGTAGATAACGAATATCCGTATGTATGCAATCCATATGGTGTTAACGCATACGATACATTTTTTGAAAAGAACGCACGAAAAACTCTCTCTACATTAAATAGTCATCTACTTTTAACTACAGGTGATATAGTTAACAATAATATTTTTTTATGTATAGCAAAAGATGTGCTAGATTATGCAAGTAAAAATGACATATCTGAAGAAACAACAATAAAAATTTATTACCCTTTTTTGTATAATAAAAATATTAATGATTTGGATGATTTGAAATCAACAAGAGAGAAATTAATAGAAAATGATAAAAAAATTATTAACGAAAAAACAGTAAACGTGTTTAATACTATAGATATGTTTTATGATATATATAATTTACGAAAAACAAATATGAATTATCATAAAAAAGGTATTAAATTCGTAAAAGCAGTAGTAAAACCTGAATTTGATATTAATATACCACTTGAAGTACTTTTTAAAATAATTCACGCGACCGAATTAAACCCATTAATTAAGTATAATCCATCTGTCAAACAAGAAAATGTTTATAGGTTATTTACAGATAAGATTTCAACAGATGGACGAAAAATTCCATATTTAAAGAAAGCTTCTATATTTAAATTGATGAAAACTATTGGTAAGAATAAATCTGTTACAGTGTATATTGAAACAAATGAAAGTAATAATTCACAAAATTTATTATGTGAGTTTGATGAAAATGGCTATATAACAATAATATCAGAATTTAATACGGTAGTTAGTATTAGTGAAATAGATAACATTTTAAGGGATTATATTAATCCAATTATTGAAGAAATTAAAAATGTTTTAGAACAAAGTGGGTATAAGCTTAAAAAATTTAATAGTTTACACGATGAAAATGTTGAAATAAAACAGCTTACTTATGAAAGTCAAATTATAATAACAGAGTCTTTTGATATTGATAAATATAAAGGTTGTTTGAGTACTGTATTCACAAATGAATCGAATATGTATAAAAGTGGTATAAATTTACGTTTTAAAAGAGTATCAAATTTTAGTAAGGTTACTAGTCAAGAAGCATTTATATTAGAAAAATCAGAACAAGGTTATAGAGGTCAAGAAATAATTGAATTATTATTAGAAAATTTTAGCGATGATTTAGACCGTAAACAGGCAGAAGATTTAGTAAGAAAAGTAGCAAATGAAATACAACTAGAGAGAGGTGTAAAAAGGTCAGAAATAAGAATTAAAGAAAATCCTGGCTTTAAAACCACTATTACTCTTGCAAAGGAGACTGGTATAATAACAATTGTTATGGAAAATATTAATGATATTAATTATTTATACACTATTCCAATTTATTTAGACACAATGGTACGTTTAACCCAAAATAAAAAAAGTACAAAATATCCTATTAAAGAGATAAATAATTTATGTTCTGCTAATGAAAAAATAGTGGAAGTTGTGATTCCTGATATTATTTCTTCAAGTGAAGATTCATTCAATAAGAGTGAAATTATTTCGTTAGAAGATGAAGAAGCAGAATATAAAAGCTATAAAGATACACCATTTGGTACTGAAAAACCCAAAGGTGCATTTAGTTTATTTTATGATGAAGAAGATATTGAAGACGAGGAAGATAAATATAAAGGAGAGGGAGGTAAAAATAGTGAGTCTGAGTCATCCATTGCTAGTGAGTCTTCTATATCTAGTGCAAAATCTTCACCTGGTATTGAATCACCTGCAGTAGAGTCTCTTCCAAGTATTGTTAATTCTCCTGCAGTAGAGTCTCCTCTAAGTATTGTTAATTCTCCTGCGGTAGAGTCTCTTCCAACTATTGATTCATCACCAGTATTGGAATCTCCCGTCGAAAATAAATTAGAATCATTTAGTATAGAAACTTCTCCCATAATAGAATCGTTGTCACCTATAGAGAAGGTAGAAGAACCAGAAGTAGAATCTGAAACTGAAATAAAAGAACCTGAAATAAAAGAACCAGAAGTAGAATCTAAATCTGAAGAAAAAGAACCACAAGTAGAAGAACCTACTGTAGAAGCTGAAACACAAGAAAAAGAAAAAGAAGATGAAGAACCAGAAGAAGAACCTGATCAAGATAATTTCAGAAATATTGATGGAATGAAACTGAATAAACCTTATTATTTTCAAACATTAATTGAGAAAAAAGATCCTATACTAATTTTAAAAGAAGATACGCCGCAATTTAATTCATATTCACGAACTTGTAGGTCGGATATGCGAAGACAACCTGTAATTTTAACAGATGCGCAATTGGCAAAAATAAATAAGGAATTTAATGGATTTTTACGAGATGAAGATGTAATAAAATACGGTTCTGATCCTAAAAATCAATTTAACTATATATGTCCTCGTTATTGGTGTTTAAAAACAAACACAATTATAGACCCAAAGGATTTAACATATGTAACAAATAAAGACGGTAAAAAAGAATTAATACATCCTACCTGCGGCAAAGTTTTGTCACGAAATGATAAACAAGTTAAACCAGGACACTATATATATGAATTTTATGGAGATGATGAAAAGCGTTATCCCGGTTTTCAAACTGATAAACATCCTGATGGTTATTGTCTACCTTGTTGTTTTGATAAGTACAATACCGAAGGTAGAATAAAAGCCAAAGAACGTTGTCAACAAAAACAAACCATTGAAAATAATAAACAAAACAAACCAAAGGCAGAGGAAAAAGTAAAAGAGGAAGATGAATATATTAAAGGACCTGATAAATTTCCACTAGACCCTGGAAGATGGGGATATTTACCAGTAGAAATTCAAAAAATACTTCACGAGGTTAATGCTGATTGTCAAATAAGTAAAACTAATACAAATATTAAACAAGACCATCCTTGTTTATTAAGACACGGAGTATCAGTAAATAATAAACAATCATTTATATCTTGTATTTCAGATGTCTTATTTTTTGGAAAGAAAATGATAGATGAAGAAAATAAATCTTTTACAAAAGTAGCAAAAATTTTAACCATCAAAGAAATGAGAGAAAGAATTATAAAAGCAATTAGTATTGATTCTTTTATTAAATATCAAAACGGAAATTTAGTTACTGATTTTCACGATGTTCAATCAAAAGTAGATATTAATAAGTATACAAATTCTAAATTATATTCTAAATTAAATATGAATAATGAAGTAGATAAATCGTATTATACAAAAGTAATATCTGCTTATGAGAATTTTACGAATTTTATGAGCGATGATGATGCAATTATTGACCATACCTACTTGTGGGATATTATATGTATGCCGAATAAATACTTGTTTCCAAATGGTGTTAATCTCGTAATTTTTAAATTACCTCACGATGATATAACAAATAATGTTCAACTTTTATGTCCTACAAATCATTATTCAAGTGAGTTTTATGAAGCTCGTAAACCGACGTTAATGATGATTGTTGAAGAAGGATATTATGAGCCAATTTATTCATATACTGTTAGCCAAAATAAACTTATAATTGCAAAAGAATTTAAAGAATATGATCCACAATTATCGAAAACTATGCGAGCGGTATTTAAAGAAATAATTAAACCATTTTTTAATATGATATGCAGACCGTTAGAAAGTATGCCAAACATTTATAAAGCCAAACGTCCTTTGCTATTATACAATTTAGTTCAAAAATTAGATAAATATGAGTATAAACCTATTAAACTAGTTGTTAATTTTACAAATAAAGTTATTGGTGTAATAGCCGAAGAACCTGGTGTATCCGGGCGTACAGGTTTTATACCTTGTTACCCGTCTGCAATTGATGAGAATTTAAAACATAATCTTGATTACGTATTTATGACTGATAAAAATTTATGGAATACATATGAGAATACCGTACAATTTTTAGATAAATTAGAGAAAAGAAGCAAAAAAAGGCGCGAACAAGCTGATATACCTTGTAAACCTGCATTTAAAATTATTGAAGATGAGCACAGTATTGGAATCCTAACAGAAACAAACCAATTTATACAATTATCTTCACCTATTAGAGAAGAAGATATTAATAAGGATATAGATATACCATCTATATATAATGATAATTATATTGTTAATAGTAAAAATAATCCAATGGTATCCATAGATGTTACTATTGCAACAACGGATGATGTAGATAAAGAACGTGTTGATTATATAAAAAAAATTAAATTGGAATCTGGTTTTTACAATGTTTTCAGAAATACCATACGCATTTTATTAAATGATTATGAAAATGTGAATATAAGAGAACAAGTAGAGGGAGAAATGTTAAAAGAATATATAATTTATTCTGAAAAACTAATTAAAATTGATAAATTGTTGAGAGAGCTCGTAAAGGATAAGATTCAATTTATTGGAGATGATAACTATTATAAAGTAATTAATGATATAACAACATGTATAGTAAAAGATAAAGAAAAATGCCAATCTACACCAAATTTGTGTACTATAAGCGAAAATGGTAAATGTAATTTAATACTTCCTAAAAAGAATTTAATATCTGGCAAAACAAATGAAAACATTTATTATGGTAGAGTTTCTGATGAGTTAATTAGATATAATAGAATTAAATCATTTATGCTACAACCACAAACATATTTATTATTTGGTAATATTAGCTATAATTTAAGGGAAAATGAAATAATATTAATTCAATCTTTATTAAACCAAGAATATTTTGAAACTTTAACTCCAACTGTTGCAAATAAATATATAAAATTTAATTCATATGATGAAACAGAACCGTTAATGAGACAAATCTATGAAAATAAAATACCTTCACTTGACCACGCTATTGGTAGAAAAAACGAGAAAACGTGCACTAAAACCATAAATAATATTAAATCCAGTATATGGAAACAATGTTTTCCCGATTCATATAAAGAAATAGATTACACTAATATTAACTATTGTACTTTTAATATGATAATCGATTTAATCGAAAAAAAAACTGGTGAAAAATATAATGTTAATCAAATTAAAAATGACTTGTATAATGAATATAAAAAATATCTGGATAATTATAAAAGTAAAATACTAGATATCTTAATTTTAGAAGGAAAAAAAACATTGGGAGACCAAGTTGCAGCAGATACACTTTCTTTCTCAAACTTTATTTATACAGATAATTATTTCTTAACAACATTTGATTTATGGTTACTTGTTCAAAAATATGAAATCCCAACTATTTTTATTAGTCAGAAATTTATTTTACAGACTAAATATGAAAAAAATGCTTTTTTAGGTTATGGTAATATTAATGATAAATTTGCTTTTATACTTATACCAGGTTATAGACCTGAAAATGTACCATCATTTAAACTTATAGTTTCAAATGAGAATGATGTATTTATTTCGCTGAATAACTTAGACGAAAATTGTAAAGAGAGAATACAATATGCAATTGATAATAAAATTAGTATTAACGAATATTTGAATCATTTTATTAAACCAATATCCAGTTCATATGAAAAGAAAAAACCACTTAGATTGAAAATAGATTCAGAATCAGAAGAAATTAAAAAACCCAAAAGAAAACTCATTATTGAAGAGACTAAATCTATATCTCCTGAAGAATTCATAATAGTACCTAAGAAAAAACAAACGAAAAAGAAGGTAGTTTTAAAAGGAAATACAAAATCAAAAACTAAAAAAAATCTTAAAAAACTTATTATTGAAGAAAATAGTGAAAGTGGAAATTAAATATAATCTCTATACATCTTCTTCTTCATCTTCATCTTCTTCTTCATCTTCACCGTCTCGATTTGACGACGTATCATCATCATCATTATTATTATAAAATATATAATTACGATGAATATAATTTTTTTCATTATATTTTAAATGATCTGTTAAAAACAATTTGTTTTCTAATGGTACATCATTAAATAATATATGTTTATCATCATATTCAATAATCTTACCAGAAATTTTTTTCTTAAAATTATTAGTATATGTTATTTCTATCTTGTATTTTTTTCTCCCGAATGAAGGATTAAAATTGTAAAAATCAATTAATTTCTTATTTAATATAATTGTTGCTTCCTCTCTTTTATGTATTAATAACGAATAAACACTCGTACAATATAATAATAAGTAAGGTTTCATTATTTTAATTAATATATCATTCGGAAATGATGAATCAATATTTATATTATATCTTTGTTTACTATTCTTATATTTTGCATTAAATTGTGATAACATAGATTTAATCTCCATTTTTAAAACATTAGAACTAGATTTATAGACAAAATTTTTAATATTGTATTCTCTTAAAATGTATTCATTTTGTTTGCCGAAAATGGTTAAGTTAAAATCACACTGGAAAAATTTGAAAAAAAAATCAGGACTATAAAATGTATGAAACTTAATAAACATATAAATGTTATATAATATTGATTTTTCAAAAGGTAAATTATTATATGGATTTTTAATTGACACAGGTTCTGAAAAGAAATTTTGCGAATTAGTTAAAGATGTATTAATTATGTTTATTAAGTCACATATATGAAATAAATATTTTGAATTGTGATGTAATAAACAGAATACATTTTTATCATTTATATTAATTTCATTTAAACACATATCTCTATTTACTACAATTTTCGCCTTTTTATATTTATATTTTGCAATAAATGAATTTAATCTATGATATATACGTTGTACCTTACAAAAATAATTTATAAAATCTTCTCTATATTCATTTTTCATAAATAAATTTTTTAAGCTATTATTAAAAAAATGATATTTTATTGTAGTAGTAATTTTGTCATTGTTATTTAATAATAAATTAAAAAATAGTTTATGTATTTCTAATACGTTATCTATTTTATAGGATGGTAAAAAAATGTTGTTATCTGTATTAATAATATTTTTAATGATTGAACTAAAAGTAGTCATAATTATTATTATAAATTTATGTTTATATGATTATAAATTTATAATTTATTATATTCAGGTGAGGTCATCAGTATATTTTATAATTAAAATCCTGGGTTATAATTTGTATCTTTACCCAAATCAGTTGCTTTAATTGTAATAACATTATTTTGTATAGATATTTTATTAATTCCACATGATCCATCAGCATCTGTAGTTGTTCCAAAGAATTTTTCAATTTCTTCATCTACATCCATTGGTTTATATTCACTTACTGCTTCTAGCTTCTGCAATTCTTCAATATCAAGTACAACTTGAAATGCACTTGTTCCAAACATACCTTCTTGACCACACATTATATTTGCAGATATACCTCTTAGCGTATCAAGTTCTGCGTGTCTAGCTGCTTTCAAAAACATTTCAGGTGTCTCTTCAAAAGAAGCTTTGGCAATAGGTCCAATATTATCGTTATTAATACCATGTCTAAATATTGATATTAATTTATGTGTAAATGACATTCTATCTACAAGCACACTATAATTATGATAGTTAATATATGTTCCATCAAATTCTACTACATCTACTAATTCATTGTAAATAGTTTGTCTAGCAGCTTCAATACCAAGTACATTATATATTTCTACAATATCATTACTTACAGTTCTTTTATTATCAATAAAATCAAGACCTAATACATCTAATAAATTTGTACCAATCGTATCAAGTACCCAAATTTCTTGTTTTTTATATATTCCATTATTTTCTACCATATTGTCTAAAATCTTACGCAAAATAACCTTATTAATACCTTTGATTCCTCTTAAAACTACATTTTGTAGGAGCTGATCTTGAAAGTTCTTAAGTATATATATTTGATCTGACTGATCAAGTGGATTTACCTTCGTTTTCTTTTGTCCACCTCTACCTGTACCTGCTTTAATTACTTCATTCATTCTAATTCTAAATATCAATTTATCTGCGTTAAAATCGGAATAAACACACAATATTTGATTTTCATAACAATTATTTAATGTAAAATTTACATCATCCATTGTAATATTTTTCTCAAGCATAACTTCAGCATTCATTTCCATTCGAATAATCCATTTTGATTTTTCATTCTCGTCATTTTGTAGCGATACTTCTGAACATTCATTAAACATAGTTTCAAATGCACGATATTGTGCTATAGTATCCTTATCATCGTTTATTAATGTATTTAAATCATCTGGATCAAAACATACTTCAATCGATTTTACAATTTCTTCCAGTTTAGTGTGTTCTAACATATACATAATGGTGTGCGCCTTTTCTTTCTGTGTTTCATCTTCTGGTTTTAAATAAATACTTAGAGATGGATTTTTAATCTCACTTGATAATGATAAGATCTCTTCGATTCTTGGTACACCACGAGTTACATTTGATTTAGAAGCAACCCCTGCGAAATGAAAAGTATTTAACGTGTTGTGAACAATGACACCATAATCAGTCATAAAAGTTTGGGTTTTTGGAACAGTAAAATCATACACATAATTTGTTTGATCAGGTGTATAGTATTCTATACTTATTATTTCATCCCATAATACGTTTGAGTTTACTGCTTGCTCTATTAGTTTTAATTCATTTAAAATCAGATTTTTTTCAGGATGTTCATTAAATATATTATAATACTTTTCTAATGTTCTACGACCGATGGTTTCTTTATTTTTCCAAAATCCATAAGTTCTACTTTGGCCTGGTAGCTTCAACATTTTTCCACAATGTGCGACAATTTCACCCATTCCACTAATTTTGTCTATTTGTTCTGATAAGAATTTTACATCATTACGTTGAATAAATTTTACTAAATTTTCTAATTTGTCTGAGTGCAAAACACTGCCAATATTTTCTTGATATAGTTTTGCATATTTTGATGAAATATTTAAATGGTAAAGCAGAGAACCTTTGTTCATTTCATTCTTTAAATTTCCAACTATACCGAAATAATTTAATATTAGAGCTAAATCTTTTATCAATTGTTCGCTTCTACTGCAACATCTAATTTGATGATGGTTTTTATCACACTGAAAGTTGCCATCTCCGTCAAAATAACCTTGAAATAAACCCTTTTTGAACTCATTCGGTGCAGTAAAAGCAAAGTCTGGGATTCTTTTTACATAACTTCCATTTCCACAAGTATTCAACAATAATTTTGCCAACTTCTCGCAATTAAATTTGCTTGTAATTGATTTGCCATATTCGCCTTGTTTTTCAACAATACGACATTCTTTTCCAAATAAGCTAGCAATCCTCTTAGTATTTTCTATGTAATATTCAGAAATATTTGTAATCGAAATTTCATTATAGTTCAAGTTTCCTTCAGCTAAATAAGCACCAATAAACCATCCAAATAATTCATCTAGTTTATATGAATCATATGTATCCTTAATATATGAATTATCGATATGAGCACACACCGGAATACGCATTCCTTCTTTCATATTTGCACCAATTATTGGAATAACCTTGTGGTTTTCTCTAATTAAATGACTATGACTTGTGGTACTTTCAACAATTCTTCCACTTTTAGTAATTACTTTCATCATTTGTCCGTTTACAGGATGTTTGCTAATATGTGATATTTTATTCCAACTAGTTTTCTCATTCTCTGATACGCCAATAATATAATACTCGTGTTCTAAGGTTTCAATCATTGTTTCTACACTATTTTTATGACCAGTATTAAAGGTTAATTCTGGGTTTAATCTAATTATTTCGTCGCAAAATTCACCAATAATAATAGATTTAAATGTTATTTCATTTGTTGATTTATTTTTGATAACTATTTTATGTTGCGAATTAAATGGAACAGACATCTGGGTTGAAACTTCGCCAATACTTTGACCTGCAATCATTCCGACCATTTCACCTGGTGTAACAATCGCTCTTTTAAAATCCATTGTAATTGTATCCAGGAGTAAAGTCAATGCTGCTTTATTAAATCTTTTAACTATTAATAAATCTTTTGGAGATAAATAAAAGTAATATAAAGTTTTAAATAATTCTCTAGGTTTTGCATAATGATTTAATTCTAAATTTTTATAACAATATTCAATCATCTCAAATGCTTCTAATGGCGTTATATCTACTAATGATGAACTTGTAATATTACATTGTCCTTGTATATTATTAATTATATACGAAAATGCTACTGGACAGTTAACAATACTATCACTTTTATATTTAAAAACATTTTTAATAATAGATTCTCTCATTTCTATCATAAATTGGATATATTCCTCTGTTTTTTTCATAAAATCAATCAATTGTTTTTTATAACGAGTCATTGTATTTTTAATAAAGATATTTCCTAATATTTTAACCTTACTATTCTCTTCAGGAATTAAATAATGCGAATAAATATCTTGTGTACTCATTGAAACTAATGGTATCATTTGATTTTCTACTTTTACTGTATCAATATTATCATCACCATAAGAGAATTGTACTATTTTATTTTTATTTGTACGTATAGTCATATCATATTCTACTTTTAAATCTTCTAGACCTTTAATCAGTCTTCTTTGAATATAACCTGTAGTAGAAGTTTTTACTGCTGTATCAATCAGACCAACACGACCACCCATTGCGTGGAAGAATAATTCTTGTGGTGATAAACCATTAATATAAGAACTTTCTACAAACCCACGTGCACTTGGTGAGTCATCATATTTTGTAAAATGAGGTAATGTTCTGTTTTCAAAACCATATGGAATTCTTTTTCCATCTACATTTTGTTGTCCTAAACAAGAAATCATAAAGGAAATATTTAAGTCTGAACCCTTAGAACCAGCATTGACCATCGTTACAAATCTATTATTTTTATTTAAACTTTTTAATCCAATTTTACCTGATTCTGATGTTGCTTGATTTAATATACTATTGACTTGTGTTTCAAACTCTTCTTCATTGGTTTTACCAGTATTATTTTCAAATATACCAATTTGTGTTTGGTCTATTAAATTTTTAACATCTTGCTTCTTTTGTGTAATGACTTTAATGATTTCATCATTTGTTTTTTGATCTGATATTAAATCACTAACTCCTACACTAAAAGAACTAGTTACCATATATTCTGTCACAATATTCTGCAAATCATCTACAAATTTGGCAGAGGCAAAGTTTCCAAAATCATTACATACTCTTTGTAATAGTCCTTTAGTTGTTGCACCTAATACACTCTTGTCCATTTGACCTCGAATATATTGTCCATCTCTTATTTCTAAAATGGCATTCGATGTTTTGGCATCATCTTTGTCCTCTTTAAATGCCTTTGTCTTGTATTTCATTGACAATGGTGGCATTATTTGAGATAATATGTCAAAATTACTTACTGTACCATTCTTTTCTATTGCTTGTAATAATTCTTTCTCATTTACATTATTAAACATCATTAGGATATTCATTGCATCTCTTGGTGTAAAATGAATACCAGCTCTTGTAAACTGATACGACCCAAGCATTGAATCTTGATATATACCTATGATTGATGTGTTATTTGCAGGACTTATTATTTGATACGGTACTGCTGCTAAATTTTTTAATTCGGCCTCGGATTCTGGATCCTGAGGCATATGCAAATTCATCTCCATCTGGAAATCCCTTATCATTTCTGATAAGGATGGAATACACCTTGTGCCTCATCCGGTTGATTAGACCATCATTTGAGACCCGCGAACATCTACTCTCTGAACCTTCCCCAATGCTCTATCATAACGAGTGTAGGGGCTTGGCTGCGGATTGACCAATCCTTCACATTTTTACCTTTGGGTACGACTATTAATCGTGTTCCTCACAAATGTTTCCAGTTGTGAGTGGTAGTGAAGGCTCTAAGGTTGTTCCCGCAATTTGAACGCGTTGCCATTCGAATTGAATGACTAGACGATTATATTGATTCACATATGAATCAGTAGATATTACAACGTTTTCCCTATTAAGTATTATCTACAACTTAATCGGCGTTCGCCTGTTGGGGACAAGATGATTTACATTTGTTTATCCCCATCGAAGTCGGCATTATACGGCTTTGTCCACCATATTCTTACCATTTCTGGTAAGATTGGAATACACCTTGTGCCTCATCAGGTTGGTTAAACCATCATTTGAGACCCGTCGTCATCTACTCTCTGAACCTTCCCCATACTCTTACCATAACGAGGTTAGGGGCTTGGCTGCTGATTATCCAATCCTTCACTTTTTTACCATTGGGTACGACTATTAATCGTGGTCCTCACAAATGTTTCCAGATGTAAGTGGTAGTGAAGGCTCTAAGGAACTCCCAGTCAGTTTGGCGACGTCGCAAAATAAATCAATAAATACTTGAGGCAAATCAAGTTTATTTTCTATATGATACTCAGCTAGTTTTTTATAATGTTGTTCTACTTGTGATTTTATAATTTTGTTATTCTTTGATAAATTTTCTTTAACAGATAAAGGCATCGTATTTCTCCAATTAAAAGCTATTAGTTGTTGTTGTTCATTTTCTAAATCGAAATGTGATAATGGAATTATATGGTCTATATGCCATACTTTACCACGATTATCAAGAGTATACCCAGAGTCATTTTTTAATAACCAATTTAAATATTCTTGTACATTACAACCTAAATATTCAATTGTGTGTTTATTTTTTTGCTTTAATGCAGTAATAATTCTTGAACGAATAACTCTTTTCATTTTTTCTAGTGGTTCATCTCTTTCACAATCTTTACATTTTAAACGATTGATTCGAAATTTTGATTTATTTTTTATATTATCACAACAACTACACTTTTTATTGTCAATTCCGAATTCATCTTCTTTTTGTTTATATTTTTCAACTATTTTTTTTTGTTTGAATTCTGTAACTTGTTTAATTATTTTAATACGATGCTCTTCATTTGTTTTATATTTCATTTTCCTTTTTTCATTATTACATTCAATACATATTTTTCTATTTTTAATAAATAATGTTAGCAATTTAAATTTGCTACAAACATTACATTCTTGTTCTGTTACATTATCTATTTCTAATGCATTATATTTTTCTCTACTTCTAACATTTCTACATTCCTTACATATATTGCGTTTAGGAATAAACATATTTTCTATTTTTGTTATACCACATTTTGAACAACATTTTTCTATAAGTTTCGTATCTGTTACTTCCATTTTATTTATTTGTATAAAATTCTTTATATAGTTTTCTATTTTATATTATTTGCCTCGATTATTTATTTGATTTATCTCACTAGGGGGTAACACGCTTTTAACGCCCCCTGTTGCCGACACAAAGTCTATCGGCTACATTCATTCTAAACGTATCTCCGCGCTTCATAATACGAGCAATATGACACATCATACTCATTCTATGAAGGGTAGGTTGACGATTAAATAGAATAGGGTCTCCATCCATCATATGACGATGAACAGTATCCCCATCTTCCAATATAATAGATTGTCTATCCAAATAATATCTTAAGGTAATAGACTCTCCATTTGATTTTTCTAATATTTTGGCTCCAGGCCAGACATCAGGTCCATTTTGTACTAATTTTGTCAAAAACGCTTTGTTAATTTTATTCACTATTACTGGTTTCGTAATATTTTTCGCGATTTTCATAGGTATACCTAATTCACGAATGGAAATATTTGGGTCCGCAGTAATAACAGAACGTGCACTATAATCCACACGTTTTGCCATCAAATTTCCTCTCATACGCCCACCTTTTCCATTTAATCGATCTTTAATCGACTTCAATGGTCTACCCGAACGTTGTGCAACAGATGCTACACCTGGAATCTTATTGTCGACTTGTGTAGCTACATAATATTGCAATACTGTTGTCCAATCGTCGATAACATTTGCAGCCGCATTGTTTTGAATTTTATCTTGTAATGTTTTATTTGTTTTTATAATATTTACCAAAATATGACTTAAATCATCTTCCGACCTTTGTTGTGCATCGTGCTTAACAGATGGTCTTACAGCAGGTGGTGGTACAGACATAACTTGACAAACCATCCAGTCAGGTCTAGAATAGATAGGACTAAAACCCATAAATGAAACATCGTCATCAGACATCCTCTTAAATATTTTTAAAACCATTTCTGGTGTTACTTTTATTATAATTGGTTCTGCTTCAGATTGTTCATTTTTCCATTCTGCAAATATAGTTGCAAGTCCTTCTTTTCTAATTTTATTTGGTTGTAATGTACCACAACCATCATCTGTATCTTCACCACAACGCTTAATTTTACTTGCTAATGAAAATACATATTTCCATCTACCATCCCCTTGTAGTTTCAATGCCTGTTTATATTTTTCTTTACTAACTAAAAGTTTACTACATTTAAAACAGACACAACGCATACATTTTAAAATAGTACTTAAATATTGTATATAAAATACAGGACGGGCTAATTCTATGTGTCCTGCATATCCAGGAGTTTGCATATAATCAAGACCATCTGTAGGGCAAATTAATCCAGGTTCTAAAACTCCCATACGCGGGTCAAATAAACCACCAATCACAGGCTTATTATTTATATATGTGTCTCTACTTGTTATTTCAGCAACAGAAGCCTTTCTAATTTCTTCTGGTGATAAGATACTAAATTGGATTCCAATTACTTTTGAACAGTTATTCGACATATTATTTGAACTTGAGTATTTGGACATCTCTCTTATATTATAATACAATAGATTTATATTGTTTTAATTTAATCAATTTTATTTTTATATTACAAAAAATATAATTGATTAATTTATCTTTATATATTTTTTAATATTAATTAATTATATATTTTCAGTATTTTGAAAACTTATTAGAAACGATATGTATAGTTATTATAAAAATTTAAATATAATTGATTTTAATTTAAAATTATAACCAGAAGATATATAACAAATGGTACGTGACACTAAAACAAAAAATAGTAAAAAAGAACAAAATAAGCAAATGAAAAAACGTGAGGAAATTACAAAAAAACAAAAGAAAAATAAAGAATCAGATAGTGATAGTAATGATAGTAATACCGATAGTGATAGTGAAAAAGACGAAATGGATGTTCACGAACTAAGAAAATATATACAAAAAATATTTCCATCCAAACATATGGAGAAAAAAATAAAGGCAGGAAATAAACTTAAAAAAAATATAAAGCATATGGACGATGTTGAAGAAGAAGATGAAGTTAGCGAAAATGAAGACAGTGAAGAAGAAGAAAAAGTGAAAAGGATACCAAAAAAGAAGAATCGAAAAATTAAAAAAAAACAAATTGTTGTATCGGATGATGACGATGAAGAATGGGCAACTGATTCTCCCTCATCCGAAGAAGAAAATACAAAAAATAGACGTTCTGATAGAATCAAAAATAAGGGGAAAAAAACAGATTTAGATTCTGAAGAAGATTCTGTTTATGAAGAAGATGATGATAGCGAAGAAGAAGAGAATGATAATAAAGTTAAAAGTTCTAATAAATTAAATATCATATTTACAATTGGTGGTGTTGACGACGAAGAAGATGAATGGGATAGTGAAGATGAATATGATTCTGATTATGATGATTTTGAGAATTCTGATAATATTACAGAGGATGAAGATGCGTCTGTTTCATCTGCTTCTTCCAATGAAGAAAAAGAAAAAGATAAAAAGAAAGATAAAAAAGATAATAAAAACAAGGATAAAAAAGATAAGAAAAAAAGTAAGAAATTACTTAAGAATGAAGAAGAAGATAATCCATTAGCGGTTGATCTTCTTCCAAAAGATAAAACATCTGACGAAGTTCTCTCTAAACTAAAAGAGATATTACTTATTAACCCAAATGATAATTCTATAAAAAAATGTATTGATGTATATGAATCTGACATTAAAAAACAAAAAGTTAAACAAGATAAAAAAGAGAAAAAATATAAGGCAAAAAATTTAAGAATTTTTAGAAAAATAGTACGTGATAAAAATACAATGAATGATTTCTCTTTTTATGAAAAGCTTGATGTATCAGACCAAAAAAAAATAATAAAAGAATTAAGAGAAATCAATAAAATAACAAGAATAGAAAAACCGTATAGAATGACTCTACTTGAATCTGAAATTCCTGTTCAGTTTAAAGCTGCTGCAATGAAAAAAATAAATTCGCTTAGATATATGGAACCGGGAAGTGGTGAATTTTATAAAATTAAAAATTGGGTTGACACTTTTATGCGTATTCCTTTTGGAAAAGTGGATGGGTTACCTATTTCTATAGATAATGGTGTAGAGGAATGTCACAATTTTATGGAAAATGCTCAAAATATTTTAGATTCGGCTGTATATGGTTTAAATGATGCAAAAATGCAAATTATGCAAATGTTAGGCCAATTATTAACTAATCCGAAATCTATTGGTACTGCTATTGCCATTCACGGTCCTCCAGGTACTGGAAAAACCAGTTTAGTAAAAGAAGGTATTAGTAAAATTCTAAATAGACCGTTTGCTTTTATTGCCTTAGGTGGAGCTACAGATAGTAGTTTTCTAGAAGGTCACGGTTATACATATGAAGGTAGTACCTGGGGTAAAATTGTACAAATATTGATTGATAGTAAATGTATGAATCCAGTTATTTATTTTGACGAACTTGATAAAATAAGCGAAACACCTCGAGGTGAAGAAATTGCAGGAATATTAACTCATTTGACGGATACTTCACAAAATTCACAATTTCACGATAAATATTTTGCTGAAATTAATTTTGATTTAAGTAAATGTTTATTTATATTCAGTTATAACGATGAAACAAAAGTGAATGCTATATTAAAAGATAGAATGTATCGAATCAAAACAAAAGGATATAGTGGTAAAGAAAAAACAATGATTACAAATAATTATTTATTGCCAAGAATTCGTGAACAAGTTAAATTTGTAAATGAAGATATTATTATTCCAGATTCTACCATTTCTTATATAATAGAAACACATTGTGATAAAGAAGATGGAGTTAGAAATTTAAAACGCTGTTTAGAAATTATATTTACAAAATTAAATTTATATAGATTAATGAAGCCAGGTTCTAATTTATTTAAAGAAGATATGTCATTAGCGGTTGAATTCCCATTTACTGTGACAAAGGATATTGTAGATAAGTTAATTAAAAAAGACACTGATAATCTAGCAACGTGGCGTAGTATGTATTTGTAAACTATTTAAAATAATTGTACAATTATATATATAATTTATTAATGAATCATAATCTATTATTAAAAAATAAGTATCAAAATATTTTAAATAATATTAATGAAATTATCTATATATACAATGAAATTAAAAATTATAATATACAAAATAATTTAAATGATACAATTACGGAGGAAATACAATATTATGAGGAAAAATATAAAGAATTATCCAATAGTATTTTGTATATAAATTCAATTATATACAAAGAATGTCAACATAATTATATAGATGATGAAATAGATATAACACCAGAATTATCACAACGTATAACATATTGTACATTATGTGAGCATACACTTTAGATATTAATTACATTTTTCTCATTTACAGCATCGCGTATTTTAAATGCCGAGTTATTCAGCAAAAAAATACCAGCGCTTCTTTTCGGATTAACTAAATTCTATATAATGGGTTTATTATTTGCTTACTTTGAGGATTGATTTTGAATGAGAAAATATAATATATTTTTTAATTATAAATATATTATATTATTTTGAACTTAAAGAAAAGAAAGTCGACATATTTTATTTTTTTCCCAAAAGTCTACGAGGTTTTCATTTTTGGACATTTATAAATGTCCATTTTCGAAAAGTCTAAATATTTTCCCCAAAAAAATAAATATCTGGTTTTTGTTACCATACTGAAAAATTAGCGTCTGACGACCAAAAAAATAATTTAAAATTTGTTACGATAAAATTTTAAACTTTATTTTGCAAAGTATTTAAAATTATTGTGTTGTCAATATTTAAGCAATGTTAGCAATCGCAAAATCGCCAAAAAATCGCAAGAAATATTTTTGTAAAAAATGTGACTATTTCACGTATAACAAATATGATTTTGATAAACATAATAATACCATAAAACATTTTGGCAATGATTTAGCAATATCGGCAATCGCAAAGTCTGAAAAATCGCAAAAAAATAAATTTATGTGTCCAATTTGTAATAAACAATATAAGGATAACTCTGGATTATGGAGACATAAAAAAAAATGTAATAACGGTGATCAAGACCTTAATAAAGTGGATGAAGAACCTCAACCAGCTGATAAAGACAAATTAATTGATTATTTAATTCACGAGCATACTGAACTAAAGAATTTAATTCTAGAAATTGTTAAAAAGGATTCGATTACAAATAATACAAATAATACTATTAATTCGCATAATAAATCTTTTAATTTGCAATTCTTTTTGAACGAAACGTGTAAAGATGCTATGAATATTATGGAATTTGTTGAATCTATTCAGATACAATTATCTGATTTAGAAAAAGTTGGAGAACTTGGTTATGTAGAAGGTATTTCTAATATTATTATTAAAAATCTTAATGGTTTGGATGTTACGCAAAGACCGATTCATTGTACCGATAAAAAAAGAGAAGTATTATATGTAAAAGATGAGGATTTGTGGCAGAAAGAGGACGAACAAAATAAAAAAGTTCGCACTGCAATTAAGAAAATTTCGGATAAAAATATGCGTTTAATACCACAATTTCAGAAAATAAATCCAGATTGTAACAAAAGTGAGTCAAAAGTATCCGACAAATATAATACTATTGTAGTTGAATCTATGGGTGGAAAGGGAGAAAATTATATAGAAAAAGAAAATAAGATTATTAGTAATATTTCCAAGCAAGTTATAGTTGAAAAAGATTCTTAGATTCTTAGATTTTTACTTTTATTTTGATAAAAGAGAGAAAATGAACATACTGATTGTTGTTACCATATCGTATTTGTATTGTGCCACCACATACCATCACCTTTTTTAACATCATATAGCCCCCTAAATATTTGAGATCGAGATAAAGGTACATTGCACCTATATTTATCTAAAGGATGTGGGTTTGTTTTTAATTGTGCTGCTAATGCTTTTTTACTAACTTTTTGTCTTTGTTGTAATGCATAATAAACATTAAATACTTTAAAGGATAGTTCTTTTATAGGTATTAAATCTTCATTTTTATCTTGAAAATCTCTTAAATATTCATTACAAATGGCAAACCCTGATATGTCAGCTAGATCTTCACCAATACCAATAGATGCATCAAAATTTACACCATCTCTTGCTGCATATACTTCATATTGTTTGATTACATCATCTTGAATAACCTTATATTTCTTTTTATCTTCAGTAGTCCACCAATCATTTAATTTACCATCCCATCCATATTTACTACCCATATCATCAAAACCGTGAGACATTTCGTGACCAATAGTAAATCCAAGATGTGCTAAATTATATTCAATACCTCTCTCTTCTAAATCAACAAATGGTTTTTGTATATAACCTAAATTAATATAAATTGCATTTTTTGATGGTGTATATGATGCGTTTACTATATATGCTTGTGTACCTACCATTTTAACTGGGTATTGAGTCCAGTCCATCATAGGTATATCTATGACAGGTTTACCATCTAATTCGATAAATAATTTATGTCGCCATAACATAATCTTTACCATATTATCATACAAAATAGTTGAATAATTTAAATCTGGATCCTCACTCAAATCTTCTGGTTTACCTATTATAAACTTAAAATGAGATAGTTTTTCTAGTGCGTATTTTTTTGTTTTAGGTGTTAACCAACTATTATTAGATAAAATACGTCTAAAAACTACTTTCAGGTCATTACATAAAATACGCACAAATTCAATTGATTCTGGTTTTTCGTATTTTTTAACATATTCATTCGTTAAAAACGTATTAAATGCAATAGACATATATAATGAAGCACTTACAGCATCACTCCTATTTATTTTCGTTTGTCCTCTCTCGTAATCACCGTAAAAATCATATGTAATATTTTCCCAATCTTTAGTAAATCTAGCAATTCTTTTGATTAAAAGAAAAACCCAATATGTTTTCCATCGTATCGAATTCCAGTTTTTAACCAATAACTCAGAACCACATTTTAAATAATTTAAACTTGACGTAACAAAAAATGGTGGTGTTTTCTTATAACCCATATTCTGTGTAAACTCTTTCCAATCAAAACCATATTTTGATAATGCCTCATCTGTAGTAACTTTATTATAGATATTTTCTTCTTGTTTAGTTACTTTAAGACATCCTAATGAATTAAATATTTCCACTTCTACATTAAAGACATCTTCAGGGTTATAATCATTTGGTCCAAGTACGGTATTAAATAACTTTTTACAATATTTAAAAAATTCTTTTTTATATTTTTCTTTATATTTAATATTTGTCCCATCGTCATAATATACATTTATATCTAATATAGTAAAAGTATGTGGGTTAATATAAGAACAAAATTGTTTAGGGTTCATATCATCTGGATTTAGAGACCATACAAATGGCGCTCCAGTTGCTAACATTTCATCACTATTAATATAAGCTAATAATGCCCACGGGTTATTTTTACTAATAAAATCGTTAATTATGTATTCCATTTGTTTTCCAATTTTTCGAGAATATGATTTTGGATTCATTTTAATAACGGACGTGTATAAGTTCTTTAAATTTTTAGATAATCGATTATTGTGGGTTTTAATATAATCTAAAATAATGACATTTAATTCTTGGTATACTTTATCTTGTACTAATCTAAAATCATCAATTTGTACTATATATTTTTGTTCTTCTTGGAGAGTAGTATCTTTTAACCATTGATAATTTATATAGTCATAAAAATCATTTACTGGCTTAATGCTATTAGGTGCAAATTGACTTAATAATTGTTTTACAAAGTCTTTTTTTTTGGTTTTTTCTGATTTGTTAAAAAACGAAGCGCCTCTTTTTTTACTAAAATCAATTTCAAACGGTTTAAGCCCGATATTACACATAAACATTTTTTTTTGTGTTTTATTATTAGTAACTATTTTTTTGTCCCTTTTATTATTCACTATTTTTTTTCGTGTTTTATTATTCATATTAATATATATAAATATAAATATAAATATATTAAAATTATGTATTGAACTTAATATTCTGAATATGGAACATTATTTCCGCCACGGTTAATTAAGTAATTATATTGACCAACCGTCATACAAGCACATCCAGATCCAGTAGAATATGTATTTGGACAACATTCCGGCTTGAAAGGAGTATTTGCGAACATTAATAATTCTCCTTCTGGTAAAGGTATAGGTTGTTGAGGTCTACCTAAAATATTTTTGGCTCCTTGACTTAATGGTTGACCTGGACTAATAGTTAAATTTGGTGTAAACCAAGAAGAAGTATTTACACTTTTATCTATAGCTAAATTATATGGAGCAGATAATCCATAATTAGTATTACTCCCAGTAAATCCTTCCGTATGTTGAACTCCACTACTATCTTGAGTACCTAGTGTAGATGCACTTGGTGATGCTGTTAATTTTTTGCCAGATGCTATATTTTCTAATCCTTCTCTAATACCATTTACACTAGAACAACCACAAACTGTGTGACCAACTAATATTAAATATACCACACCTATTAAAATTAAAATCTCTACATTTAACTTATATCCTAATATTGAGATATCCATTATTATACATATTTCATAGATAATAATTTTCCTTTATATTTGTCTAAAAATATGTCAACGGAAGCATTATAATCATAAAATTTGATTTTTTCTACATAAAAAGTTTTAGTATCAGTTAATAAATGATATAATTTAGTTGCTTTTTCATTTTTAATTTCTTTATTTGTTTTATCTAAATTTAAAGTTGTGTAATTTATAATTTTGTTATCACATATTGGTAAATTTGGTCCTCCTTCAATTATTGTATTATTAAATATATATTTGTAATGATTTGTAAGCTTATTTCCATTAATTATGACTATACCTCTAACAATTGATCCGCAATCTAAGATATTACCAATTTCAATTTCTTTAATTGTTTTACACGTTCCATTAATTAATATTATTTTTGTATTTTCATTAAACCCACTATCTAAATATTTATTTATGTCTTCTATATTTTTAATATTTTTAATATCATTAAAACCTAAACAATCATTTAAATTATTTTTAATTTCAACAAAATTATTATTAATTTCATTCCAATCAGTAAAAATAAAATTATCTATTTTGATTATTTTTTGTCTTGTGTTTAAACAATATAAATATGGTTTATTATAGTTTTGACATATAATTGCATCTGGATGGTCTTTAATACTAATCCATTTTTCTTTATAGTTGACCAGATGAGAATGTGATACTATAATGTTGTTAAGGTTATACATAGTTGAACAATTAGAATTAACTTTAATTATAGAAGTGACGTCATTATTATTAATTAAAATATCTCCAATTTCAATTTGACTTATTTTTTTATGTGTGCCATCATTAAGAGGTAAAAGTGTGTCTTCATCGAAACATTCTAGAGTTGGAATGGAAAGGTCTGGTTGTACTTTTAGGACATCCAACATAAAAACAAGAATAATAGCCATTGGTATAGCAATTGCGATAAAAATAGCTGTCATAGATGCAGCCATTCCCCAAGTGAAAGGTATAATCCATAATACAATAATAATTGCGGCAAGTGTAATTAATATAGTTATAATAAATTGTGCAATTGCTCCCATTAGAGATTTTAAGGCGTAGTAGCCTCCGAGTAATGTAAATAGTCCAGTAGTCATTGACCCTTGAAGTTTACCAATGAAATCTCTAAAACTTATAATAATTTTTTGTAAAGGTATCATCATATTCATAATTCTTCCCATTAATTCTTCAGCCATAGTTTGAAAAAATATTCGAATTTTATTAAACATAGCTCTAATATCATTTATAGCTTTTTTAACAGCATCAAGTACATCATTAATGATTTTAATCACAAATGTTATAGGTTCAACCATTAATCCTGTTATGCTTGACATAATAGATTGAGTACAATAAGTAAAATTTTCATATGTATAATCAAATGCAGATGTATTATGAGGATGTGTGATAAATCCAGCAAATGGTATTATATTTGGTTTACAACGTTGATTAGTCCAATCATCTATAATAGGTTGTGCATTTATTTTAGCAAAACAATAAGATACAAGGACAAATAAAATTATGGTAATAATTATGAACATTAATAATGAACCTCCATATTGGTCAAAATATGTTGATTGGTCATACATTTTAATTATATTTTCTAATCCTTCACCTATTTCCATATAAATATACTTTTAAAAAAAGTATAGAAAATTTACATTATAACTATTGTAAACTACAATTTAGATATGGCATTTTAACAAAATGGTCTTCCCAGTCCCAGAATATTTCTCTGCCAATTTGTATTTTGTGATCATTTGTAATTAAACAACTAAACCATTCTGGAATAATTTCGGTTTTATGAGATTTAGAATAATTTTCAACTTTAATGAATTTATTTTGATTTTTATCGAAAACTAAATGTGAACCTGTTACATATATATTTTCTCCATTAATACCTGCATTATTTATAACATAAAAAGGTATATGTTCTTTTTTATTGTCAATTTTCATAACAGATTGAACTGTAGAACCATTTTCTAAAACATCTCCTAAATCTATATCTTTCATTGCTTTATATTTACCATTTTTTAAATTGATTAACGTATTTGGACAAAAACAATTACCTAGTGCTCTTACTAATTGTCCAGAAGGTCCATTCCACGCACTATTCATAGTTTTCATACTACCATCAATTACGTACATAAGTGTAGTCATTATACCAATAGTTTTTCCGATTAAGTCAATAATTCCAATAGTGACTTTTTGAAATTCAATAACTAAATTTAAAAATACACCAAATACAGATTGTATGATAGAAGATATGAATGATCTTATTTTATTAAACATCGCTCTCACCATATTTATTTCATTTAAGAAGCTACCTAGTATGGAACTAACAGAGTTAGTAATAAATGTTAAAGGTTCTAATAAATATCCCATAAAATTTACTTGCATACTTTGAATGCAATATACAAAATTTGTTTGAATATTATCTGCGAGAGGCATATATATTGGATTACAACGATATAAAGGCCAATTCGCTTTTATTTGTGCAACTTGACTATAATAAAATACCCCTCCTATATATAAAGCAAAAGCTAAATTTACATAACAGAAATTAACCCAATCTTTCCCCGAAGGCATAACTTATATTATTAATATATAATTAATAATTTTTTTAACTTTAACTTTATATTATATTGACTAATTTTTCACTTAATTTTACTGACAATAAAGAAAATATAGTTTAACGTCTATTATTTTTTCTGGATTTTTTATTTCTCTTTGTTTTTTTACTTTTTATACTTTTTTTACTTTTTTTTCCACCACTATAGCACCCCCAATTCCAATTTGTGTTTCCACCTCTTTTGTGATTACGAATTCTAGTGCCTCCCATTTTGGTTGCGTTATTATCGTAAACACTATTGGCAGCACCTTGTGTACTAGTTTGTAAATTTTGTTGGATTTGTGAATTAGGAGCTGTACCTGGACCTCCTTGAGGAGTATATTGCATTTGATATTGTGGTATTGCAATCCCATCACCACCTTTTTTAGTCCTTCTTTTGCCTCCAACTGATTTAGCTAATGAGGCTTGTTTAATATTTGTATTAGTCATTTGCTGCATAGCTGAATCCCTCGGATTACCAGAAAGCATCCCTTTTTGTGTAGGATAAAGCATACCAGGTACTGTTGTAGATGTTGACATATATATATAGATAAATATATTTAAATTAGTTAAAATTTAAATATATTTATCTTATTACTTATAATAAATATGGATGATAATCAGCGACTTCAGCTTCAAAATATGATTAAGGTTAATAATGTTGAAGACCAGACGGAATTAATACGTAATTTAAAACATAGTCAAGTTTTAAGAAATGATATAAATAATATGATTATGATTAAATCTAAATATAGAGGTGATGATGAAAAGATTACAGAAGAATGTGTAAACGAATGTAATTTTTTATTTACTTATTATACTGATATTTTTAATAAAGTTAAAAAGGATGAAATAGATATTAATATTTTAAATAAATTTTTAGATGTGTTAAGACGAATTGAAAACGGAGAATTAGACCAACACGAAGGATCGTTTTTAGTTGGTACACTATTAAAAGAATTATATGTTGATAGTGCTATTAAGAAAGCTGATAAATTAAACGAAATATATGATAATCAGGTTATAAACGAACCAAAAAAAGCGATAGTACAAATCTCGTGGAAACAGTTTAAAAATGTTAATAATTTACAACAATTGGATTAAAAACATTTTTTAATATTTTTTCTAATATAAATACAATATGAGAACACAAAGAAAGAAAAATAACAATAATAAAACAAAAAAAATGAATTTAACAAAACTAAAACCTTCAATGAAAATATTACCAAAGGGTTATCCGTTATATGCGTCTAAACAATACGAAGGTGCTACTATTTTGGAATATAATAAAAGTGAAGAAAAAAAATACAATGATAAATGTTTAATGCAAAATTCTAGTTGGTTTGGAGATCTAGAAGTGGCAAAAAGTTATAGGACAAAAGATACTCATATTTATAGATGGAATGTTAAAAAACATACTAATTTATTAAAAACAGATATAAAAAATAAATCTTTTATTGAGTTTGTATTTAAAAATACAAAGCAAACATTAGAGCCTACTATTAAAATACCAAAGGACCATAAAAATATAAAATACAGTCATCCTTATTTAGAAATGTCAACGAATGAAAGAGCATTGTATGAATTTAATTTTTGTTTTGGTTATTTGACAGTTACAGAACAATATCAATTTATGAAATTGCTAAAATATTTATTAGAAAATAAAATAATAGATCTAAAAACGAGACAAGGAGATAGTATTTTAAAAAAAATAAAGTTAAAGATTTATTATTATAAGGTTGGCTCATTATTTGGTAAAAAAGAATTATCTAATAGACTGAGTTTTTATGATTTTGATAAACACGCAATAATGAATTTATGTAAAATAGCAAATAGTTCAAAATATAAAATTAACGGTGTATATCAAAAAAATGATACAAGTTTTTGGTTTCCTGATTTAGTATTATATAAAATGAATATTCAAGAATATATTTTATTTAATCCTCAAGATAATTTAATTTACGATACCATAATTGAATAATAAAAATAACATAAATGTATATTTATATATTTATGTAATTATGCCAAAAAAATATTCAACTACAACGAGTCTAATAATAGTAGAATCTCCTGCAAAATGTAAAAAAATAGAAGAGTATTTAGGACCAGGTTATAAATGTATTGCTTCTTATGGTCATTTAAGAGAACTCAACGGTTTAAAAAGTATAGACATAGAAAATAATTTTACACCAACTTACAGTATTATTGAAAATGCGATTAAAATAAAACAATTAGAAAATATTAAAAAGGAAATTAAAAAGGCAGATGAAGTAATACTTGCGTGTGATGCAGATAGAGAGGGAGAGAAGATTTGTTATTGTTTAGCGAAGATTTTTAATTTAGATATAAACAAAACAAAGCGTATTACGTTTACTGAAATAACAGAAAACGCATTAAAAAAAGCAATTATATCGCCAAGAACAATAAATATGGACATTGTAAATGCTCAACAGGCTCGCCAGATATTAGATCTACTAGTAGGTTTTAAGGTTTCGCCAATGTTATGGAAGTTTATTTCTTCTCCAAAAGGGAAAGAAAATGCTCTTTCGGCAGGACGTTGTCAAACACCTGCACTGAAATTGATATATGAAAATGACCAAGAAATAAAAAAGGCAAATGAGAAAAAAGTATATAATACTACTGGTTATTTTACAAGCTCGAACATACCGTTTCAATTAAACAAGCATTTTGAGTCAGAAAATGAAATTAAAGAATTTTTAGAAGGAAGTTGTGAATTTTCCCATATTTATAATTGTAGTCAACCGACCAAAATATACAAAAAATCGCCAGAACCATTTACTACATCTACTTTACAACAAACAGCGAGTAATGAATTTCATTATTCACCAAAGGAAACAATGCGAATATGTCAAAATCTCTATGAAGGTGGATATATAACATATATGCGTACCGATTCGAAGACATATAGTGGCGATTTTATTGAAAATGTGAAGAAATATATCATACACACTTATGCTGAGGGAGATAAATATATTAGTGAAAATATTGAAACGATGATTTCAGGAACAATAAAAGAAGAAAACAATGATAAAACAAAAAAGGCAAATCAACCTGAACCGCAAGAAGCTCACGAGGCTATACGTCCAACTAATATTTCTCTCGTTGAACTACCTGAAACAATGGAATCTAAAGAGAAAAAGATGTATAAACTGATTTGGGAAACCACATTAGAAAGTTGTATGAGCCCTGCATCTTTTTATTCAGTTACCGCAACTATAACTGCATTTAATAGTACAAAATTTACTTATTCGAGTGAATTAATTGATTTCGCTGGTTGGAAAATCGTATCTAAAAAGTATTCTAATGAAAATAAAGAATATTATTATTTGCAAAATATCAAACAAAACGATATAATACCATATAAAAAAATATACTCAAAGGTTACTATTAAGGGTTTGAAACAACATTATACAGAAGCAAGATTAGTACAGTTATTGGAAGATAATGGAATCGGTAGGCCATCTACTTTTGCTTCTCTCGTTGATAAGATTCAAGAAAGAGGATATGTTAAAAAAGAAGATGTAAAAGGTTCACTAATAGATTGTAATGATTATGAATTAGAAGATGACGACATATTTGTAATAGACACAAAGAGAGAATTCGGTAATGAAAAAGGTAAATTGTTGATTCAGCCATTAGGTATAATAGTAATGGAATTTTTGAACAAGTTTTTTGTTGATTTATTTAATTACGAATATACAAAAAAAATGGAGGATGAACTTGATAATATATCAAAAGGAATTATAGTTTGGTATGATTTATGTCGGCAATGTAACAACCAAGTAGATCAATTAATAGAAAATTTAAAAGATGAAACAAAAATAGAATTTAAAATAGATGATTTCAATACATTTATGATTGGTAAATATGGTCCAGTAATAAAATGTTGTGAAGATGTAGATGGTAAAGAAGAGATAAATTTTAAGTCGATTAAAAAAGATATTGATTTGAAAAAATTAGAAAATGGTGAATACAAAGTGGAAGAAATAGTTGATACAAATAAAACAGCAAATACTCACTATATTATGGGTCAGTACAAAGGTAATGATGTAATTTTAAAGAAGGGTAAGTATGGTATCTATATAACTTGTAATGGAAATACAAGAACAATAAAAGAGTTAGGTAATAGACCTATAGAAAATATAAGATTAGATGACATTATAAAGTATTTGGATGAAGGGAGTAATATTGTAAGAGAACTTTCAAAAGATATGACAATAAGAAAAGGTCCCAAAGGTGATTATTTATTTTATAAAACGGTTAAGATGAAAAAACCTAAATTTTATGATATAAAGGCTTTTGTTAATGAAGAAAAGAGAGACTATAAAATATGTGATGTCGTTATTTTAAAGTCTTGGATAAATGATAAATATCAAATATAATTTATATATTATGGGTGTTTTATTTAATATGTCCTCCTCCTTGCGCATTACTCCATTTACGAGGTGTTTGAGGATTAAGTATACAAAATTCGAATAGTAAAGAATAATCAAATGTTCCAAAATCGACAAGTTGTTGGTTGTGATACCTTAACTTAATTTTGAGTCGTCGTATTCGGTCGGCAGGAGGGAAGAATAATTTATATGGTAATTGCTCGCGGTCAAACCATTGTGATATAGGAGTTGTTGGTACAGCTATTTTCGCAAATGATGAATTAACAATACCATTTGTTTCATTTGTAGTGATGGTGAATTCACTTAAATTATATGGTGATGTTTCATCAATACAATTTAATCCATCGATTTCTAGATAGAAATAAGATGTACCCATAAAATTTATTTTATATGTTGATTCTACCCAATTTACTTCAGAACCTGGAAGTAATGTATTTGGTAATAACCAATATCCATCGTCACCCGGAAATACATCTCCATAAAAGAATCGTGGAGTAATTATACCATTATAAGAAACATATTCAAGAAGTTTATTAGCCAAATTGGTTTCATTAATTTGAGTTCCACTAATTGAATTAGTATCACATCTGGTTAGACCTAAATTTCCAGGTAATCCCCAATTAGAAAAACTAGGTATTTGTTGTTTAGAACCGCAGTATAAATTGTCTAATAATGTATTTACACTTTGTTGTGTTGAATTTGTTAATTTAAATTGGTCAGTCGTATTACCAAACCATATTTTTTGACTGACAGTATTATATACAATAATAAAATTACGATAACCTCCGCTAAGTTTAAATTCTTCTAATAGGGTAGGAAAGGTGATTGGATTATAGTTGGAACCGGTAGTATCTGTAAAATAATTTATAATTACGTTAGTTACAGCATAATTGAATTTATTAGTTAATTCAGTTGTCATTTGTATAGGATTATAAAATCCAGATTCTATTTTAATAACAAAATTTGTATCTTGATACAAAAATAAACATTTAAATATTTCATCATAAAGTGGTACGGAGTATCCTTGAGATGAAGGATTAAAAGGTTGAACTTTAAACGACATAGTAATATTTGAGTTAGAAAATGAAAATGTATCATAGTTAGAAGGAAATGTCCAATTGGTTAATCGAATGGTAGAAACATTTGTTATATCTTCTGGCAATTCAATTTCAAAAGAACTAGATGAAGGATATTTAATAATATCTCTATCTTCAGAATGAATAGATACATATTTTTTATATGATATATATTGTTGTTCATTTTGTATTAAAGGGTGACTAGTGTTGACATTATATACTTTAGACATATTACTAGGAAATTCAAAATTAGCCATTTATATAAATATAACATAATAATATTTTTATATTTATATAATAATTAATAAAATAAATATAAAAATATTATGGGTAAAAGTGTAATTATTTAAATACTAATATAAAAAATAACTATTGTAAATATATATATGTCATCAAATTTATTTTCAACAGTAACTAATTATAGTGGTAGACAGCCTGATAATTCACAAGGTATAAAACAATTTGTAACATCCATTACAAATCAAGTATCATGGATATATAAAAGATTGTTAAATAGTAATTTAACATATATAACTACTGCGGACCAAAGTAAAACTATATATATACCTAAGGATTTAATAGTTGTAGGTTCTATTTTTAATCCTTCAGACGAAAAATTAAAAAACAATATAATAAAATTAAATGATTTTGATATTGAAAACATAACAAAATTAAAACCGGTAACATTTTCATATAATAATGATACGGGTAATCAATTACATTATGGTTTTATTGCACAAGACGTAGAAGAAATATTTCCAGCATTAGTCTCAGATAATACAGGTTATAAATCAATAAATTATATAGAGTTTATTCCAATTATGTTGTACAAAATGCAACAGATGCAAGATGAATTAGATGAGTTAAAACAAAAATTGAGTAAAGAAAATAATTCTGATGTATAAAAATATTATCATATAATAATATAAATGAAAAATTGGTATGCAAGTGTTTATAAGGCATTAATTATGGCGAGTGTTATAGCATTTATAATAAGTTTTTATTCTACAGGTACAGTTTCTTTAGGTGCTCTATTATCGGGTTATTCTGTATTAATTTTGGCTGTGATGATGATTCTATTAATTTTATTTAATAATGTGATAAAACTAAAAACGGATGCTTCAACCTTAAATGTAATATTATCCATATTAAGTTCAAGTGGTCCATTTTTATTAATGTTAGGTGTAATAGGATTAATTTTATATTTAATAATACGTTATAAGGATATAATAGTAGCTGGTCACGTTTCACAAAATTATTATACTTTCAGTAATATTGCAATAATGTTATTTTTAATACAAATATATATAGTATATACTAATATTGCAAGTGATAAATTTCAAATTACAGGAAAAATATCACCGTCATCTTCAAGTTTAATTTATTTATTTGGTATTTTAACTAGTTTATGTTCATTAATATTATTTACTGTTTTAACGTACTTTACAACAGATGGTTTTACTGTGAGTAACAATTAATTAATTTTAATAAATTTATATGTCAAACCGTAATTAGTGTGTGTTTCCCATATTCCTGATATTTTTAATATAAATGAGCAAGTAGTTTTGTTTCCAATATCATTAAATAATTTGATATTGCCATTTTTGATTTGTTCATATATTTTATATTGTGCTATTTTGCCTGTTATATCAACTTTTTTTAATAGATTTTCTTCGATTATTTTTAAGCTGTCAATGTATTCTTTATGTTGTGATATATTAAAAATGCATTTATATTTATTATAATATTTTTCACAAATAATATCGGTAAGTGTAATTAATAGATAAATTCCATTTAATACAAAGTAACTATTAGAATATAATATTCTAATAAAATTGCCTTCATTCATTATGTTATTTTTGATTGGTTCACAGAAAAATATATTATTATCATCATATTGATCAATTTTTTTAACTATATTCATTATTATGACTAATAAATAATAAACCTTTGTTTTTAAGTTTATATGTATGACTATTAATTTCTCTCTGTGAATTAATTTATATTATAATTATACTAACGATTATAATTATATAACAAGTTTAAAATTTAAATAAAGAATAATTATAAATAACAATAACACAAATGAAATTCTATGAAACTCATTTTGAAGAATATATAAACGAAAACAATAAAGTTAATTTGCATCAGAAATTGGATAAAATATATAATAAATTCCCAAAATCATTAAATGAATTAAAAAATCTTATATTTTTTGGTCCAAATGGTACTGGTAAGTATACTCAAATGTTAAAGTCTATTAAAAAATATAGTCCATCGGAATTGAAATATGAAAAGAAAATAAGTTTGACTTATAACAAACATCAGTATTATTTTAAGATAAGTGATATTCATTATGAGGTTGATATGTCTCTCTTAGGTTGCAATTCAAAATTATTATGGCACGAAATATATCAACAAATAATAGATATTATATCTGCAAAAGTAGACAAGTCAGGTATAATAGTTTGTAAATATTTTCAGGAAATTCATAGTGAATTATTGGAAAATTTTTATAGTTATATGCAAAAAAATACCGCAGAAACGATTGATTTAAAGTTTATAATAATAACTGAAGAGCTTAGTTTTATTCCTGACAATATATTGAATTGTTGTGAAATAATTAATATAAGTAGACCTTCTAAAACGGCATACACAAAATGTGTAAAAAATAAGTTACCGAATGATTTAAAATTAGACACGATTACAAATATAAAAATTTTACATTTGTACAATGAAGATTTAATGTTACAATATAAAATCATATGTAATAAGATTATTATCAATATAATAAATATAAATGATTTAGATTTTTTGAAATTTAGAGATATTTTATATGATATATTTATTTATAATTTAGATATAACTGACTGTATTTGGTATATTCTCTCTTCACTTGTTGAACAAAAGAAAATATTAAACGTTCATTTATCTCAAATAATGATTAGAACATATTGTTTTTTTCAATATTACAATAATAATTATCGTCCGATATATCATTTAGAAAATTATTTATTTTATTTAACAAAGTTGATACATAATTATTAAAATTAATTATTCCACGGGTAAATGCGACGTATATTAGTGTTAGTAATGTTACGATTATAGAAGTTGTAACTTCTTGTATATTTAGTCATTGGTGCAGGTATAATGTTATTAGCTTGAGCAACAAATGCAAAATTATTATATGTATTTGGTACTCCTCTACTGTAAAATATAGCGCTAGTATGAATTCCCATTTATATAATTAAAATATAAAATAAAAATAATATATTTTAATACTTAAAGTTTTAATTGTTAAACATTCAATGGATTATAAGACAGCATTAAATATATTAGAAATTGAATATACTACTGATTTAACGTTAAAGAATTTAACAAAACAATACAGGAAATTAGCGCTTAAACATCATCCTGATAAAAATGGTAATACATCTGAATCAAACGAAAAATTCAAACAATTAAATGAATCCTATACCTTTTTAAAGAGAGAAATGAAGAATTTAAACACACCAGATTTTGATGTTGAAAATGAAATGGAAAGTGATGATAATTTAAACGCATTTGTATATTTTGATATTCTTAAACTATTTATGAAACATATTTTGGAAGGAAACTACAATGATATTATATCAAAAATAGTAACAGAAATTGTTGGTGGTGCGACGACAATTTCATTAAAATTATTTGAAGATTTAGATAAAGATACAGCACTAAATATTTATATGTTTCTCTCTAAACAACGTTCAATATTACATTTAAACAACACAATTTTAGAGAAGATAAGAGAAATTGTAATCCAAAAATATGATAATGTACAATTGTATAAATTAAATCCTGGTTTTAATGATTTATTTAATAATAATGTCTACAAACTATATATTGATTGCAATTTATATTTAGTACCATTATGGTATAATGAATTATATTTTGATGGTTCTGGTTGTGAAATAATAGTAGTATGTGAGCCAGAGTTACCAAAAAACATAACAATAGATGATGATAATAATATTTATTATGTAATTGAATTAAATTTGGATAATGACATACCTAATATGATTAGAAATAATACAGATATAAATTTTAATATGTGTGATATAGATTTTTCTATTCCAATCTCAGAAATATATATGAAAAAAGAACAATACTATACAATAAAAAATAGAGGATTATCAAAAATTAAGAATGACATATATGATATTTCTGAAAAAGCGGATATTAATATAAAGATTATTATGAAATAAGCATTTAAAAATTAGCAGGGTCATAAGAAATATTATTTGGTTGATACAACAATTTTAAAGCATATTTTCTTTCCATAGATGGGTGTATAGACATTAATCTAGTAATTTCTTCATTAGCACTTTTTATTGCATATGAATAGTCATCATTATTCCACCATAAATTATCTTTTTCATTGTTATAAATAATGTTATTGCTATAAAAGAGATATATTCTTTTTATATTTTTGAACATAACGCGTTTTTTTGAAAAATTCATTTTTATTATATTTTATATATAAAAAAAATTTATATATTTTTAATTCAATTTTATTTTAGTTAAATTTTTATATATTTTAAATTAATGTTTTTGTTAATTTTAAATAAATAATTAATGATTTTATTTCTATTGTATTAATAGTGTTGATTAAGTTTCAACCTTTAATTTTTTAGAAATTACTCTTTTTTTCTTAGGTTCCTCGGCTGCTACAACAGCAGGTTCTTGTAGTAATACTTGTTCAACTACTTGTGTTGTTTGCACTACTACTGGTAGAGGTACAGGTATAATTGGTAATTCTCTTTCATCATCATCACTATCTTCTACAATAGTAGTAGTGATAGCACCATCAGGGTCGATTTCATCTTCAGGTGGAGGTAATGTTTTCAACTTTTCCTTTTCTGCAGGTTTAATTCTCAAAAAGCAAGTACCTTCTGTAATATAAGATGTCTTTGGTTTTTGAACAATAGCCTGTTTCAAATTCCAAGTAATAGATACCTTACCATTAACAAACCATAATCCACCACATTGAATTAGACAAATAACGTGAGTTTTTGGTTTCAAGAAATCAAGTGGTGATAGATGTGTAGCACTTTTACCTTTAATAAATAGAGGCTCGCCATCTTCATCATAAATTTCTGATTGCCATACTCCCTTCCAACAAGGAATCTTGACAGTAACAGTTGGTGGCTTATTATAATCAAGTTCTGCACTTCCTTTTTCTTTCTTTGGGTGTCTTAACATAATATTAAATTTTTCATCCATAACATCAGAACTTGTAATTGTTTTTCCAAACCATTCTTTTGAATATGTTAAAGCATCAGACTTAATTTTTTGTTCTAATTTACGTAAATTATCTAAGAATGCATCACAATCAGCATTAGGATATTCAGTATTAGGAAATTGAAGTGACATTGTATATTTTCCAGTAGGATTCTTTTGTTGGTCCATACCTTCTTGAGCACCCCACGTTAAAATTAATGGTGTGCTAATGGTAAGAGACTCTTTAACATATTTATTATATAAATTAACAACTTTACCTCCTGAAGGATTAGCCTTAGGAGCAGAGTATGATAATACATTAACATCAATATTAGTTCCGTCGATAATTGCGTTTGTCATTTTACTAGTATGATTTATATATTTGTTTTATCTTTAAATCAATTTTTTTTTAATATATTAAATAATATATTTCAATTAAGTATTTCTTACGATATATGGTAAGTATTTAATAATTAAATAATATAAATAAAAGAATTCAAAAAGAAAATATATATATATAATATATGGATTCTACTTTTAAAAAAAATAAAAATAACGAGTCTTCAATCGATGATTATATAAAAATAATATCGCTTAGATGTGAGAAAGAAATGCAAATATTCAAGAAACCTTTAAAAATAAATGATGAAAATATAAGTATACCAAATATAAACAATTATAATGAGATAACAAAATACAATTATAATTTGTCTCAATTAAAATCCTTTGCAAAAAACTATAAATTAAAAATTAGCGGAAATAAAAATGAACTTCTAAATCGAATTTATTGTTATTTATATTTTTCACTAAATATCGGTAAAATTCAAAAAATATTTAGAGGTAGAATTGTGCGTAAATATATAATTCTCCACGGTCCTGCATATAAGAATAGAAAATTATGTACAAATAGTTGTGATTTTGTCACAATGGAGCCAGTTGAAGAAATAAATTTTCACCAATTTTTAAGCTATACGGATGAAGACGGTTTTATTTATGGTTTTGATATGATTTCATTGCATAATTTATATATTAAAAGTAATAAAACAGTAAAAAACCCTTATAATAGAAATTTGTTACCAGTAACAATTTTTAAAACAATTAAATCATTACTTATATTGGGTAAAATATTAAAAATATATATTAATTTGCATTTTGAAGATGATACACAAAATGTATCAAGTGAAAAGGCGATTGAATTAAGAGCATTAACATTATTTCAAAATATTGATGCTTTAGGAAATTATACAGTTCCTCAATGGTTTCTCTCTTTGAATAGAAATAATCTAATAAAATTTGTGAGAGAGTTGAATGATATTTGGAATTATAGAGCACAATTAAGTCAAGAAGTTAAACGCAATATATGTCCACCGAACGCCGACCCTTTTAGGAATTTGTGCATACCATACATACATACTGAAAGTAATATGTGTAATGTTAGAAAAGTTATTTTAGAAGTATTAGAGAAATTCGTAAATAGTGGAATAGACAATGATAGTAAATGCTTAGGTGCATATTATGTACTTGGTGCATTAACTTTAGTAAATGAGGAGGCTGCGATGTCACTTCCGTGGCTTTTTCAATCTGTAAGTTATTTTTAAAGATATATAACATAAATACCGCTATTACCATATTATCGTAACAATATATATTATTTGCGTTAAAACACTTAAAAAGTTATTATTAAGGTATAGTATAATAAGATGGCTAGAACTAAAACCACTAAATCTGCTGAGACTGAACAAGTCACTACTCCTGCTGTTGCTCCTGTTGTTGCTCCTGTTGTTGAATCAAATGTTACCCTTGCTGCTACTAATGTTGTAGAGAAGAAGGTTAAGAAAACTAAGGCTCCTAAGACTGAAACTTCTCCAGTTAGTGAGAGTCAAGTTGTTTCCCCTGTTGTTGAGACTGCTGATGTTGTTGATGGAGAAGCTCCTCTTGCAGAACAATCTATTGAATTCCTTGCTAAGCTACAACAGTTAGGTGTTCTTATTTCTTCGTTGAAGGTTGAATATAGAACTCTTGAGAAGAAATGGAGTCGTGAACTAAAGACTGCTCAAAAACAATCATCCAAACGCAAGCGCAAGGCTGGTAATCGTGCTCCTTCTGGATTTGTTAAACCTACCCGTATTTCAGATGAGCTAGCAAAGTTCCTTGAGAAGCCTTCTGGATCTGAAATGGCACGTACTGAGGTTACTCGCGATATTAATAAATATATCCGTAATCACAATCTTCAAGATAAGGAAAATGGACGTAAAATTAACCCTGACACCAAACTAGCTGCTCTTTTGAAGCTAAAGAAGACTGACGAACTAACCTATTTTAACCTACAAAGATATATGTCACCTCATTTCGCAAAGGCTGTTAAAGAAGTAGTAGTTGTTTAAATATAGGTATTTTAGATATAAATAATATATACTGACATTATCATTATATATTTTTAACATTGTAGTAATTACAATGCTTATTTTTAAAATTAAGTAATAATTTATTTTAGAATTATATTTTTGTTAAATTTAACTTTTTAAATATATAAATTATATATAAATGAATTCGAATGAAATTTCAAATATGACATTGATAAATAATTTACTAAAAGAACCAAATGCTTTTATATCTAATATGTGCAACTTATATTATGAATGTGAAAAAAATAAAAGAAATATTATTGATGTTGCTAATGATGATGATGATGCAAATGTAGTTAATTTACAAATTTCCAATTGTATTTCTTTAGTTGGTATTCAAAAATATGTATTACTTGAAGTAACATTATATTTAGTCTCTCTAATCACAATTAATAATAGTATAAAATTATTGCAAGAATATAATATTACTATTAAGACTGAACAACAACCAGAAACTAACCCAAATGTAGAAGAATTAATAGGTGGAGGTATAAATACATCTACTATTTTAAAATCTTTTGTCTTTTTATTTTTAATTTTATCTCTTATTGGCGGAAATGAAATTTCAGATTTAATTGCTGGACCCATACAAGAATATAAAGTAAATATCGGTTTTGGTACAACATTAGATACTACATCACCTGAAGAAATGATGGAATACTCAAAATTATTTGAAAATAATCCAAATTTAGGATCACCTTTAAAAACAATTATGAGTGCTAACCTTACAGAGCAATTTAAGCAAAAATATCAACAAACATTATCTAAAACTAGACCAATAACTTTTGGGAGTTTATTGACGTATGTTATGGATGGTGACGAAAAATTTGAAGACTACTTACGTGAGGAAACTAATAATGGATTTAACACATATGTATTATCCGCTAATAGTGCTTTAAAAAAAATGTGTGATAATTTTATTGGAAAAACAACAGATGAATTACCTTTAAATTTAGGTGATTATTTTATTAAGCAATTAGAAGATGCTGAACCAGAAATTGAAACTATATTTGAAGAAAACGTTGCCAAGATTACTGAAGAAAAAGAACAAGGTATGATTGCGGTTCAAGAAGACAAAATGAACCAACCTTTAATTGAACCTACAATGTATGAAACTGCTACAAGCGTGTTTTCTTCCTTAAATGCATATGACTATTTTTTCTCAGTTTCAACAACAGAAGTAGTATCAACTAATGGAGTATCAAAACTTTCACCAGAAACAAAACAAGAACTAATCGAAAAAATTAAAGAAAATGTTGCAGCGGAATTAGTGGAAGTGAAACCAGAAATTGCAAAACAAGCTGTTCAACAAAAAGCTACATCTATTATGCAAGATATACAAGCAAAACAAAAGAGTAATTTGCAAAAGATGAATAGAAAGTCATATTTAAATGCAGTTTGTACAACAGCCTTCGGTGAACCTCCTAGTCTATCTTTTGATAATGACGTATTAACTTTTACAAGTTATCCACAGTCTAGAACACATATTGAAATACTGTTACGTAATATTTTAACTTGGGGTGATGAAGTAATGGAAAAAACATCCGGAATCAATCAAGATAAAATCAGAAGTTTGATGGAAAAATCTCAAGCCATATCTGCTTTGTTAACTAATTATGATTTAGATATTATTAATACTTTAACAAAAGGTCATAAAACAACATCCAATATTCAAGATTTTTTGACTAATATTTTTAGTATTTTTGAAAAAGTTAAGCAAAATGCATTACACGCTAGTTTAGACTTTCCGATTACTGCTCAAGACAACGAAAAATTAATGAAACAACAACAAGAATTACACGATTCTGAAATGAAGCAAAAACAATTTGAAACTGGTTTAACACAAGAAGATACCAAAGTATCTCGTGAAAGTTGGAATGCATTTAATGAAAATGTTGGTACGAAAGTAGCAGGTGTTACTGAAACAGGTACGTCTGTTGTTGAAAATATTGTAAATCCGTTATTGAATGCTAGCGGGGATATTCTTGTGAATGGAATAAATGTGGGTGGATTTGTTTTAAATGCAGGAATGTCTCAAATACTCCATACTGCATTAAGTATTTTACTCATATCAAGTATTTTAGCTATACCTACTATTTTTTATATAGCCATAAGGACAGGATATATTTCTGCTTATTTTAAAAAAAGAGCAGTAGTAAAGTCTGATTCTACTACTACCGTACCTACTCCGCAAATAGAAGAACAAACAGAAACGACTCGATTAGAACCAGTATCATCTACTAGTAATCCAATGATAAAAAATCAAACTAGGAATATTTCCTTTTTTTTAAAGCAACAAGAAGAAGGAGAAGAATATGACCCATATCACGATTATACTATACAAATTACAAGTGGAGGTAAAGGAAGAGGAAGAAGAAGAAGATATACCACTAAAACACATAAAAAATCAAAAACACGCAAAAATAAATCAAAGAATGTTAAAAAAACTGTGAAACGTCATAGAAAAGCTAAGAAAACAATGAGAACGAAGTAATAATCTCTAGAAAAATGCATAATATTATTTGTAAAATAAATAATATTAGGTTACTTCATAATGTCAACTGAATTGAGAGAATATAAAACAATTCGTATTAATGAATTAACAACTACCTATAAAACTAACTATGTAATTATTACAAAATATTATAATAATTTAATTAATAATGCTATGCGTTCATCTTCTAATGATAAACAAAAATTAATTAATAATATAACCTCAGTATGTAATTCAAATCTAAATGATTTAAAGAAAAAATACGATTCAGATGTTTCTCTTATTAACGCGTTTATACCAAAAAATATTCAAATATTAAAAAAATCAAAAGCATTCTTAATAGGTTGTAATTATCTTGGTAGTCCCAATCAATTAAATGGTTGTATTAACGATGCTAATAATATTAAAGATTTCTTAATAAGTATTGGTTTTGATAATAATAATATTCAAATGATTACGGATAATACAGTTAATAAACCTACAAAAAAAAATATTTTAGATGCGTTTAAAACTCTACTAATGAATACAAAAGCTGGCGACCTAGTATTTTGGCTATTTAGCGGACACGGTTCATATGTAAAAGACAGTAATGGTGATGAAGAATCTGGTTATGACCAATGTATATACACTTTAGATGGTAAATTTATAATCGATGACGAACTTAAAAGTTTAATACAAAATTATTTACATAAAGATGCTTGTTTATTTGCATTATTTGACAGCTGTTTTAGTGGTTCTGTTTTAGATTTAAAATATCAGTATATGGACAGTTTAAATTATGATAAATATTTCGAACACTCTAAAGAAGATACAACTAACGGAAATGTTGTCATGATTAGTGGGTGTAATGATAGACAAACTAGTGCTGATGCATTTATTGATGGAAAGGCAAGTGGTGCTATGACTTGGTCATTTTTAGAAAGTTTTAAAAATAATAAAAATTTAACTTTTAGAGCGTTGGTTAAATCTATGTGTGATAAATTGAAAATGAATGGTTATACACAAATCCCTCAATTATCTACAGGTGGATTTGTTGATATTGACAAAGTTGTCTTTTTGAATTAACACATTTTATTATACTTTATTTCAGTGATATTATTTCAAAATTATCTACACTATCATCATCTGATTCATAGTCTAATATCGCTTTTTGTAACTCTTCATATTTAATATGGGATTGGTATTTTATAACTAATGGTGCGGTAATATTGTCTTCTTTATGTATTTGATATTTTTTATTTAAAATATAACGCACCGCAAATTTAATATCAATCGTTTGTGTTTTTAATATATCTATTAACTTAACTGCATAAATATTTTCTTTTAAAGTAGTTCTGTCATATTTATTATTATATAAGTCTATCATTCTATAAAGATATAATAATAAAATTTTAAATAGAAAAAAAATAATTTGTTATATAAGAAAGATAAAATTATCAGTTAAAATAAAATTGAAATGCTTTTATATGTTAATTAGTATAAATATTAAAGATTATATAATGAAAACTAGAAGTGAAATAAATTATGAAAATAATCCATTGTATGCTGTCAATATAGATTTTGATGGTGCGAGTGAAGAGTGGCGGTCAAATAAATTCAATATGGGAAACGGTGTATATAGATATATATGTGCTAAAAAGGGAATAACAGGTAATTTATGTATTAAAAAATGTTTACCTGGTGAAGAATATTGTTGCCTACATCTTAAAATGATACAAAAAGAAAAAGAAAAATACAACCAAAATTAAAAACAAAAAAATATTGATACTAACCAAGTTCACAAATACTCATACGCAGATTAGATAAAAAATACTTAGTATTTTTATCCTTATTTTTTCTTTTCATTTTATTTAAAAATAAATCAGCATTATACACACCATCTAACATAGATTGTGTTTTATAGTTTTTCTTAATTAACTCACAAAATTCGTTCTGGTTTAAAGAAGTCTTTTTAAATTGTAACAATGACGTATTATTATGATGACACCATAACAAAAAAGATTGATAGTTATTAATTAATATTGTTTTTACAACAAAATAGGATAATATATTTGTTTTTTCTTTATACAAGTTATCTCTTAATATTTTACTACGCTGGGAATTTGAATATAAATCAGTATAATTTAAACCCATAAAATCTAAGATTTTTACTAATTGAAACAAACTATATGTTCTCTCAAAATTTATTAACAAATCGAATTTAGAGAGAAATAAATCAATATTATGTTTGTCTTTCAATGAAATAAAACTACAAAATAATGTATTCATTATTTCAGCCCATATTTCAGTATAGGATTCATACAGATTTACATCGGATTTAACTTTTAAAATATTTAAAATACATTTACTTACATCATTATTATTCATATCAGAAAAATCTAAACCAAAATTATGAAATGTTTCGTGTAAAAAAACTTTAAACCATTCTTCTTTTCTAAATACAACAATTTCTGAATCTTTCGGACAAGTAGTAGTGAATGCTGTGTTCACGTGTATCTCATCTAGTACAAGTATATTTGAATTCGGAAGTGTCTTTTCTAATGATGTAAAATAAAAATAGATAGATATATGTGTTGCACATTGTTTAGATGCATATTGATTTATTATATATAACCACATAACAATAATATCTACATATTTATTAAAAGTATCTATTTTAAGCTCGATGTTATCTTCTTCTACTGTAAAAAATATTTTAATATTTCTATCAAAGAGAGAAAAACTATAGTTAATTTCATAAATAGAAAATTCATCAATATGTGTTCTTACCATTTCTGGAAAGCTATTTGCATTAAAAATTTTAGGTTTTACTATTTGTGTTGAACTAATCAATTTTTTTGTGGATACATTATAATAATTGCCTTTCGTTTGTTTTAAAGAAACAAGAAAATTATATGATTCTAAAATGTCATTGTATAATTGTATAAGAATAGTATCTGTTTTTTTTGATTTTGTCGTATGATTAAAGAATTTATGTTTCGTTAAATATAGCATTAAATTCTTACTATTCTTTGTTAATCTCATTCTTATTATATATTTCTATTAATTTTTATTATATTTTGTCTCAATATTTTTTAATGTCAAATATATATGGATACTTCATTAATAATTATTTTAGCAATTGTTTTATTAATTTTAATTGTTTTAAATCATATTACAATTATAACTACACCTTATGTTAATCAACCAAATTGTTCTCTAACTGCGTATGGCTGTTGTCCTAATGGGATTGATTCTAAGTTAAATTATTATGGTAGCAATTGTCCTGGTTATAAAACAACTCCTGGGTATGCTCCACCTCCACCTACACCAAGTCCTTATATACCACCCCCTCCACAACCTATTCCACAACCTATTCCACAACCTATTCCACAACCTATTCCACAACCTATTCCACAACCTATTCCACAACCTATTCCACAACCTATTCCACAACCTGCACCTGCACCTATGCCACCAAAACCTATTGGAGGATGTGCTGGCACACGATACGGATGCTGTCCTAACAACGTAACACCTAAAATTAATATACAAGGGTCCAATTGTATTTTACATAGTTAAAATATTCAAAATAAAATATTAGTTTATATTATAATAATGTCTTTTGAAGGTAAAGTTATTATTAATAATGATATAACTGTAGAAGTTGAATCGAAAGTAGAAGTTGAAGTAGATGTTGAATCGAAATTATTGGAACTAGTTGAACCTAAATCAATAGTATTACTATTATTACAAGTATTATCATCAGATGATAAAATTAAAAAAATAAATTTTGAATTAAGTGATAATATCCAAGATATTTTATTTAAATTAATATATTTTTCACCCGATTTCTTAAATGAAATCGATAAGCTTGTTAATGAAATTATCAAAGACAATAAAATAGATTCAAATGATATTCCTAATTTAATTTTATTAATCAAAAAACTGTATGAATTAATTCATAAATTAAAAGAAGTAAATGTTGATGATGATAAAAGAATAGAAGTCTGTTCAAACATCCTTAAATTTTTAGTTAGATTTCTTGTTGAAGAGAGAAAAGTTAATATTAATAGTGAAAGTAAAGAATTAGTTTTGGAATTAATGGATAAATTAATTGATTCTTGTGTTAGTTTAATACAAATACATTTACCAAGTAATAAAATAAAAACAAATTGTTTCACATATATAAAAACATTATTTGGATACAAATAAAAAATAAAATAACTAAATAAAATTATAATTATAAGTTTAGTATATTTATAATTTTATTAACTACATCTCATTGCGTCTAATTTTATCACGTATTAACATAAGTTCATCAAATACTTCAGGAGGTGAACCTTTTACGTGATGTGACAATTTTGCCTCATTTGTTGCCAATAACAAGATCTTAAGGTCTTCTATCTGCGTAAATTTTGCATATTGTGCCGTGTACATTTCTTGTTTATACCTTTTACCATAAAAATCAGGGTCTATCGTTACTTCTATTGGTCTCAATAATTCTCCTTTTAACTTACCACTCTTACCACCTGCTGCTTTTGCCATAATAGGGTCTTTTGACAAATCTGTACCAGAGTCTAATGAAAAACTTAAATAAAATTCTGGATGTGTTTTTTTGAACTTTGATGCTTGATAATAATGTTCCACTGATGCCCATTTATGATTATCTATGGTAAATGGTACTATTTCACCATTAATATTTTTTTGTACCCAAAAATTTGAAAGTTTTTTACGCCATTCTGGTATAATAGCCAATTCTGAAAATTCTTTTAGTCTGTCATTAGGAATTTTCTCTCCAGAACCTTTTCCAGGTAAAGGTTTATCATTTGATTTTGAATAAAATAATAACACTACATTATCATCATATAAACCTCTTAGTTTACTTTCACTTAAATCATCATATTGAGACTCCTTTATTACTGTTTTTTTTAGACTAGCTTTAAATTTTTGAAAATCAGGTATCAATGCAAACGGACCCGCATTTTTTTCTAAACATTTATCTGTTATCATTTTTTTAATATCATATGGTATTTCACTAAATTTTAATATTAACTTCTTTTTATAACCAATTAATTTATAATGATTACCCGTATGGTCTACTACAATGTAAAATTCAGGATTAAAAACCCCTTTGTTTTCTAATATAGAATCATTTAATTGACCACATTGGACAACATTTTTTAAATCACCGTTTTTGTAATTATCACTTGACAATATAATTAACTTTATGTTGAGAATCCGTTCTAACGTGGAAATAGCCCAAGTATCCGCCCAAAATTCACACTTTCTAATTTTACTTTTAAATTTGTCTAATGTATCTACTCCTTTCATAAATTTATATTCCTGCAAAATTTGCATAGTTATTTTTTTTTCTTCCACAAGCTTGTCGTGCTCTTTTTTAACTTTTTTGGCTTCTTCTGAAATAATTTTTTGTTCATTACGGTCAATTATACTTGCAAACCGTTGTTTTAACATTAAATATTCAGCCTCTAATTGTTTAATTTTATTTGTATCTGTAATAAGAGATGCATTATACATATCATAATGTTCTTTATAACCTTCGTATATTTGATCGGTTGCTTCATCTGCTAATTTTTTTCTTAATTTGTTTACAGAAGATTGTTGTGATATACTTGAAAATGCATCACGAATTGTAGCAAATAAACAGTCACCTCCACCTTCATTATCTACAATATGGTAATTTTTATTCATCATAAATTTTTCAACCCACGTATCTGAGGAAGCCTCGTGATATTTCTCTCTATTATCTTTTGATTGTTTTTGTGTTTCTTCTCTTATTAACGGTGGTATAGGTACACCTCTTGTTAAAATAAATATATCTTTACGTTCTTCTGGTATTTCATATGCTTCATTATACTCATATTTTTTTTCTTTTTCTTTTTCTTCCTCATCCTCATCTGATTCAGATATTTCACCCTCTTCTTTATCTCCTCGTGTATCTACCAACCTCTTAAGTGGCACTTCTGGTTGAAGTCTTAATTTATTTAATAACTCCTTTGTACAAAAAGAATATATAAGTGGTTCTGTTAGTTTCTCCACATCCAAATTATTATAGTCATCCAGAAATATTAAATAATCAGTTGATTTAATTTCGTATACACCTATTTGCATTACTTTATTATTATGTTTAACTAAATAGATTGGAAAATAGAGTATATTTTTATCTTCAAATGTATTTTTCGCATTCCCTACAGCAATTATAACATCAACATCTTTTATCTCTAATTGATATAATTCTGCTTCTGTTTTTAAATCACCAGAATCTACACTTTTAATTTCTGGATAACTAACATTATTGTCTAATTTTGATAATACCATATTTATATTTTACTACAATATTTTATATTTAATACAAAATTAAATATAAAAAATATTATTACCATAGTACGTATTTCTTCATAAACTTATCATTTTTCAATTCATTTACATAAAACCACATATTTTTTCTTTTTGATATTATATCACAGTTTAAAGGATTTGATTCAAAGTTAACCAATATATCAATAATCTGTTCTTTATTACATTTATTCAATTTAAATTCTTTAATAATTCCATAATATTCACCTATTAATAATAATTCTTTTACAGTATAATTTTCATTATAATGAATTAAATAAGGTAACATATCTTTATTTAAATTATTATCTTCCATTTTAAATTCATCTAACATCTGAAACAAGTCTTCACTATTACTATTACTATTTGAATCTTCAATAATTGTAAATGAAATGTTATCTTTCATATATTAATTCTACTATATTTTTATGTTTAAATAATAAATTAAAAAATAATTTTTACACCAAATACAAAATTTATACATAAATTAATAATTTTTACATTTCAATCATATCCATAAATTTAAATAATGATTTATTTGTTAAACTTTTATAATCTTTAGTCTTACTATTTGCTATTTTTACAATAATTTGATTTATAGTCAATCCTTCTATTAAATAATTTTCACATTCTACATCTTCGTATAGTTCCTTTTTATACATAATAGCTATGTTTTCAGTGAGTTCGTCTACTTCATTTCTTTTGTCTTCTACTAAAATAAAGCTATATATTTGGGATAGTAAATTACTTATAATCTTTAAAATTCTACTCTTCGTAATCATACCATTATTCATTAAATTAATATAAAATGCTGCTAAGGATTTACGTCTTTCGTTTATTTTATTATTTTCACAAAATTTATCATAGTTAACTTTCGAATCAACATATTCAATATTATTAAATAAATCAGTAAAATTATTTAAATTTTCTTCAAATATCGTTTTTATAATATCGTATTTCATAGATAAATTAGAATAAATATCTGCATACATTTTGGAATAAAATCTGTTAGTAGAAGCAATATCGAATATAATAGAACTTAATTTTAACATATCATCATTAGTTATATTTTGAATAATGACTGCATCAATGACTTCTATAATTTTATTATTAATATCAATATAATTTTTATCAGTTAATTTATTTAATTGTGTCCTTATAATATCAATTTGAGCATCAACACCCACCTTCTCCTCCATTTTTGTTGTTTGAAAACTTCTTATAGCATCCCAATCATCATCATTTAGAACTTCCATTGATTTATTGCCACGTTTTTTCTTTTGTAAATCCTTATTATTTGAATCCATTTTTAATACATTTTCTCTCTTTTGAAATATAGGAGTTCTAACATAATCAGGTGAACCAACTTGTAAAGCTAATTCAGAAATTATTTTTAATGTTTTTTCGGGTAACATATAATCAAACCCTTGAAAAATAATATCATTAGTATTTTCTAGTGTATATCTTAGAGTTTTAGTTGTCATTGCTTGGTATAATAAATATATGTGTTTGCATTTATATCAATTTTTTTTAAAATATTATAATAAAATAAAATACACTTAAATAGATTTGACAATAATATATTAAATGACAACTAATGATCACTCGTTTAACGATACCATTAATGAAGAAGTGTATGATTCTTCATATGAAATACAATCTTGGGATGATTTAAATTTAAATCCTAAAATTTTACGCGGTATATTTGCATATGGTTTTGAAAAACCAAGTCCAATACAACAAAAGGCTATAAAACCACTTATTATGGGCAAAGATATTATTGCACAAGCGCAATCTGGTACTGGAAAAACAGCAACATTTACAATTGGCGCATTAGCTAATGTAGATGTTACAAACAATACTACTCAAGTATTAGTTTTGTCTCCAACTCGTGAATTAACTACACAAACTGCAAAAGTATTTACTAGTTTAGGTGATATGATGGATGGATTGCGTGTACAAGTTCTATTTGGTGGGTCTACTATAGAAGAACATAGTAGTTTCTCTAACAAAAATGTACCACACGTTATATGTGGATGTACTGGTCGTGTTTATGATATGTTGAGACGTGATAAAATAACACTTAAAACTCTTAAATTAGTTATATTGGATGAAGCGGATGAAATGTTATCCAGTGGATTTAAAGAACAAGTTTATAATATTTTTCAATATTTCAACAATAATATTCAAGTTGCATTATTTAGTGCAACATTACCTCCAGCAGTTTATCCTATCATTAATAAAATTATGCGAAATCCTGTAAGAATAAGTGTTAAGAGAGAAATGTTAACACTTGAAGGAATTAGACAATTTTATATTGCTGTTGATGATGATAGACAAAAATATGCTACATTAAAAAATCTATTCTCGTTTTTATCTGTATCTCAGTGTATTATTTATTGCAATAGTGTTAAACGAGTTGCTGACTTATTTGATGCAATGAAAGAAGATGAATTCCCGGTTTGTTGTATTCATAGTAATATGGAAAAGTCTCATAGAGACGAAGCATTTAATGATTTTAGAAATGGCAAGTCACGTGTTATGATTTCTTCAAACGTAACTTCACGTGGTATTGATATTCAACAAGTAAGTATTGTAATTAATTTTGATCTTCCAAAGTGCGTACATAATTATTTACATAGAATAGGGAGAAGTGGTAGATGGGGTAGAAAAGGTGTAGGTATTAATTTTATTACTAGGCGCGATATTATTAAAATGAAAGAAATCGAATCACACTATTCTTGTCAAGTAGTCGAAATGCCAAATGATTTAGGGTTTTTGCAAAATTTTTAAATTGGCATAAATGTACAAAATAAACCTCATAATAACATACACTAATTTTATATTCGTAAAATAAATTTATTATATTTCTAGGTAAAAATATAATGAATGAAGAATTATCTAAACTAGATGATATCAATGATTTTTTTAAGTTACCAATTTTTTATAATACCGATAAGGTTGAACTTAAAAAAAATATTATAACTGATTTAGAATTAATATCAACGATTGACCAATCAAGTAATCCTATTTATTCGTATTATTTTAACTATGACAATGATATATCCAAAAAAATAGTAGAACAAACTGCAACTTATTATACAACTGATGTTCATTTCTTACAAGATACACAACAACTTTTGAGAGAACATAAAAATTTGCCCACCAAATATACTGATATTTCACCTAATTATAAAAATATAATGGACATTTGGAACGAATTAAAAATACAATCCGGATTTAAAGAAAAATACTATTATGTTGACTGGCAAATGCTTGAATTCTTAAACAATTCATCTTTGTTTTTACAATTTATGAGTATTTATAATTTACTTTCACCCATACTTTCTCTCTTTATGCCAATTATGATTCTAATTATTCCTTTTATCATTCTTAAAGCAAAAGGAATAGAAATAAATACTCAAGAGTACTTAGAAGTTTTATCTATAATAGCACAACAAAATGCTATCGGAAAATTATTTACAACTAATTTTTCTGAAATTAAAATACACGAAAAAATTTATATAATTATTTCTGCTGCATTTTACTTATTTTCCATTTATCAAAATATTATGATTTGTGTACGTTTTAATAACAATATGTTAACCATTCATCAACATTTTAAAGAAATTAATAAATATTTGAGTACAACTATTTTATCAATGGAAAATTATCTGTCTACATCTAATCAACTAACAAGTTATAGTGATTTTAATACAAATCTTCGAGAGAAAATAGACATACTAAAAGTAATCAAAAATAAAATTTCAAATATTTCTGACTATAGTATTTATAATGTTAATAAACTAAGTGAAATAGGTAATATATTGAAATATTTCTATGAATTACATAATGATAAAATATATGATAATGCAATTATGTATTCACTCGGGTTTAACGGTTATATTGATTGTATTGAAGGATTAATAAATAACATTGAAGATAGAAAAATAAATTCAACTATATTTATTAATGAAAATAAAAAGACGATACTTAATAACAGTTATTATGCTTGTTTAAAAGATAAGAATCCTATTAAAAATACCATCAAATTAAAGAAAAATATTATTATTACTGGACCCAATGCTTCTGGAAAAACAACCATTTTGAAATCAACACTTATTAATATCATATTTAGTCAACAATTTGGATACGGATTTTATGATTCTGCCAAAATTTCACCATTTAAACATATTCATTGTTATTTAAATATTCCAGATACATCTGGAAGAGATAGCTTATTCCAAGCTGAAGCAAGACGATGTAAAGAAATATTAGATACAATCAACCTCAATAAAAATACACAACACTTTTGTATATTTGATGAATTATACTCTGGAACTAATCCGGAAGAAGCAATTTCAAGTGCTACAGCATTTATGAAGTACTTGATAAAATATCATAATGTCTCTTGCTTATTAACAACACATTTCGTTAAAGTATGTAAGTCATTAAAGAAAAATAAAGATATTGTTAACTGCTGTATGGTTACAACAAAATTAAATAATAAGTTAATATACACTTATAAACTAGATAAAGGTATTTCTAACGTTAAGGGTGGAATTAATATTTTAACAGAAATGGATTATCCATCTGAAATTATAAATGATACTATTAAAAATGATGTTAAAAATGATGTTAAAGATAAGTAATAGTCAAAAAATTTTTATATTTAATTATATATATTTATAATAAATGGATGCATTAATTGTATATATTTTTTGTTATGATATATGGTATTATTTTATTCATAGATTACTCCATACAAAGTATCTATATTTTATCCATAAAATACACCACAAAAAATATAAACCAGAATATTGTGACTTTTATAGAGTACATCTGTTAGAAATACCTATACAAAGTATAGGCTTAATATTATCAGTATATTTGTATAAATTATATTTATATCAATTAATTTGCGCTATTATATTTATAAATGTACGTGGTATATTAACACACGATGAACGGTTTGTGAATATAATAGGTGATCATCATTTACATCATCACAAATATATAGTTTATAATTATGGTGAGTACTGGTTAGATTACCTATTCGGAACAGATATATCAAATAAAAAAAAAGTACTAGAAAACAATTAATTATATAAATTCGTTAGTTAGTGAATTAATTAATATCTACTTTTTGTAATAAAATGTCTTCTTTTGCAGATTTATTAAATCCTACCTTTTTAATATTTTTAGGAATAATACTATTGGTTACTGCAATATTGTTCTTATATTTTGAAAATAAATTACGAGAACAAAATCATAAAATTGCGTCTATGTTAAGCTTAGTTTCTTCTTTAGCCGAAGAACTAAATGGTGTTAAATTAGGGTTAAATAATTTATTGTCGATAACGATGAACGGTGCTGGTCACGATAATCATTTTTCCAATCAATCGAATTTTCAACCTTTTAATCATTTAGAAGAAAATTTGAATACTTTAAACGAAGAAAATAATTTGATTGTTGTTTCTGATGATGAAGATAGTGATAATGAAGAAGAAAATGATTTTGACGAGGAAGAAGAGACTGATAATGAAGATGAAACAAATGATTCTGAATCAGAAACATCTAATTCAAATGAACTAAATGAAATAGAGGACTTAAATGATGAAGAAGAAAATATTTGTATGTCAGCATCAAATGATATCAAAATTCTAAAATTAAACTTAAATCTTGATTCTAATATTTATAAAGACGAAACACATGAAACTGAAGAAATTGAGGAATTAAATGAGGATGATAATGATGTTGATAATGATGTTGAATTTGTAACATTAAATAATTATGAAAATAATGATAACAATGAAGAACAACAATATGATATTTCTTTGGAATTAAAAACAATAAATGTTAATTTAGAAGAACGAAAAAATATAGAATTAATTGAAAATGTTGATTACAAAAAATTACCATTAAATAAATTAAGAAGTGTAGTAGCAGAAAAAGGATTAATCGTAGATGCATCAAAATTAAAAAAAACCGAAATGCTTAAATTGCTTGGTGCTGAATAAGATTTTTATCTTGTGATTATATAACATGAGTTGGGCAACTTGTTATTCAGGGTCAAATAATATTCATTTTAATTTTCCACCTATAATGGCTGATGGTAGAAATTACGCTTCTTGGCAACCTTCTGCTGTTATAAATCAAAGAATACAACAACAAGAAGGTATTAAAAATAATTGGCAATATCGTCAATATTTACAACACAATGGAATACAGATTATGAAATATAATAATGCTGAAGCTTGTTATGATTTAGGATTAGATCCACACGTACAATCTGGTAAAACACCATCTAATAATGTACCTTATAAATTCAAATCAACATTTGATACCGCTACACCAGGTTTCGGATATTGCAATAGTGATTTGAAAAACCCATATTTATCTAGAGAACAATTAAATTCAAGAATGATTGCTCCATCTATTAATCCTAATAATTTTACGAATTAATAAATATATATTAATAGTATAATTTATATATGTATTTTCTAGTTACACTTATTACATTATTAAAAACTTTTACCCCATATTTTAGAAAACATATATTGGATTCATTAGAAGGTCACGAATATCTATTTTTAAACACTGTTTTTGTTACATTATTCGTTTTATTTTATTTTATCTATAAATTTATTTACCACGATGATATGTGTGATAAATTAGTAAATAAAATTTATAATCTTACCTTTTTACAAGTTATTTTTTTTATACTAATTGCATTTATTACACTTGTTTCATCCATTGTACTTATTAATTTAGATAAAAATTATAATACACCTTTAATCAATTCAATTTTAACTAAAGGAATAGCAGCGATTCTTTTGTTATTCGTAGGTACAATTATTTATGAAGAAAAATATAACTCTAAACAAATATTTGGAATATTTTTAACTATAATAGGTTTATTTCTTATTAATTGCAAAAAATAATTATAATCAATAAAGGATATAATAATAATTTAATAATTTAATATTATATGAAAATATTGTCTATAGATGTAGGTATAAAAAATTTAGCATTTTGTTTATTTGAAAAACCAAATGATTCTGAACATTTTAAAATTACAAAATGGGATACTGTTAACATTTCAGAACAAGAATCATTTAAATGTTTTTTTATAGAAAAAAATGTACTGTGTAATAAAGCAGCAAAATATAAAAAAAATGGTGAATGCTTTTGTTTAAAACACTCTAAAAAACAACCATTTCAAATACCTTCATCAGAACAAAAACCTACATTTATAAATAAACAAAAAATACAAAATTTATATGAAATTGCTAATAAACACTTAATTACATATGAAAACAAAATTAAAAAACTTGATTTAGCAAATTTAATTAATGAACATATATCAACAAATTATTTTCAATGCATCGAACATACTAATGCGTCAGATGTAAAATTATTAGATATTGGACTAAATATTAAATTACATTTTGATAATTTATTTTCACAAGAAGAGTCTATAAATTATGTTATTATTGAAAATCAAATTAGTCCTATTGCGACACGAATGAAGACTATTCAAGGTATGCTGGTACAATATTTTGTAATGTCGCAAGTTTTTGTAGATAATATAGAATTTATTTCTGCCTCCAATAAGCTGAAAGATTGCAATATTAAACAAAAAACTAAATATAGTGAACGGAAAAAAATAGGAATATCAAAATGTTTAGAAACTATTTCGTCTGATTTCAGATTTAATGAACACTTACATTATTTTAATTCTCATAAAAAAAAAGATGACTTGTCTGATTCATTTTTACAGGGGTTATGGTTTATAAATGATAGAAAAATATAAAAATATAAAAATATATATTTTAACTTTTTTTATTCAAAATATATATTTCAATTCGTATTACTTAAAATTAAATGTTCTATTTAATGAATAATAATGGCTGGTATAATTGAAATTTCGGAAATAGATTTAAACAGTGATAATTTTGGTAATGGTGAATGGAATAAAAAACCTAGCAATTTTGGAGGAGGACTTGAATTATTAATGAATGATAAGGTTAGAGAAAATACAAAGCTTAATAGTGACATTGATTTAGAAGATTTAAATAATTTAGAAAATGAACTAAATGGATTAGTTGATGAATTACCAGGAGATAGTTTTAAACCCAAGTCTGATTTGTTCGGCAATTTTTCTAATGGATTTGATGAAAAACACTCCGTTAGATTTAACGATACTAAAGACCCATCTATTGGCTCTTTTACCGCATCAACTGATAATGATAATAAAACTTGGGATGGATATGGCAAATTTAATAACATACCTTTAAATCCAGATAAATCAGTTCCATTTGAACAAAAAATGAGTAAAGAAGAAATGCTTAGAGAAAAATTTAAATATCTTAGAAAGCTTGAAGCTTTAGAAAAAAAAGGTGTTGAATTATCAAAAAAATACAATATGGATTCATCACTTCAGGAAATGCAAGGAGAATATGAGACTATTATGGAGGAAAAATCTAAACAAAATTCTGTTAAGTTTCAAGGAAATATGTTAATGGCTTGTATTAATGGAATTGAATTTTTAAACGGTAAATTTGACCCATTTGATATTAAACTCGACGGTTGGAGTGAACAAGTTAATGAAAATATTACCGATTATGACGATATTTTCTCTGAATTATATGAAAAATATAAAAGTAAAGCATCCATGGCACCAGAGTTGAAATTATTATTCCAACTTGGTGGAAGTGCTATGATGGTACATATGACTAATACAATGTTTAAATCCGCTATGCCTGGGATGGATGATATTTTAAGACAAAACCCCGATTTAATGCGGTCTTTTCAAAATGCTGCTGTAAATACTATGTCACAAAGTAGCCCTGGGTTTTCCGGGTTTATGACTAATTTAATGAATCCTGAACCACAAGTGTCTAGAGGTATGGGACCGCCACCACCTATGCAAACTCAAGGTCCTAATGCAATTCCTACACCACTCGGACGACCAGGAAATAACAATTATGCTAATCGACCTGACTTAAATATGAGTCGTAGCAATTATAGTGAAATAAATGATGGAATTAGTCTTAGGGAAAATTTTGAGAGACCTGATCTACAAGATAGAACCACTAAAAGACCAATAAGACCTGAAATGAAAGGTCCATCTGACATTTCGGACATTCTCTCTGGATTAAAAACTAAAACCATTAATATACAAGATTCTAATTCTAATAACTCACAACCGGTTAACGATAGTAGTACTATTAGTATTAGTGATTTAAAAGATTTACAAGGAAATGGAAATATGCCAAAAAGAAGTCGACGCAAAAAATCGGCAAGTAATACTGTCAGCATAGATATTTAATAAACTACACATTCAATCATCTAATATATTATATATAAAACTATATAATATATAACTTATTCAACAGTCACAACCTTTGCTAAGTTTTTAGGCTTGTCTGGATTAATACCTCTCTCTATTGACAAATAATATGCTAACAACTGGATTGGAATTATACCTAATAATGACGCAAATGTTTTGTTTTCTGGAACAAAAAGTATTTCACAATCTATATCCTTTGAAATTGATATATCATTTGTAATAAATATAATAGGTGATTTACGTGATGCTACTTCTTGATAACAATTTAATGTTTTGGTCTTATGTAATTGGTCTAAATTTATTATAATTACAGGAAAGTGTTCGTCTAATAAAGCAAACGGACCGTGTTTTAATGAACTAGATGAATACCCCTCACTATGTATATATGATATTTCCTTTATTTTTAATGAACCCTCTTTAGCTATATACTCATCACTTCCTTTACCAATCAAAAACATATTTGTTTCCTTAAAATTTTTTGCAATTTTCTGTGTTTCAATCTCACATGACTCTATTGTATTTTTAATGTCATTTGACAAATTATGCAAATCTCTTATCATTGTAATACGTTTTTTCTCACTTATATTATGTATTTGAGCAAACCATATAGATAACAAATTTAAACATACTACTTGACTTGTAAATGCTTTTGTTGATGCAACACCAACTTCTTTTCCCGCATTACAATAAATACCACAGTCTACTTCTCTCGCTATCAACGAATCTACTACATTTATAATACCTATAGTGGTTATACTATTATTTTTTGCTATACTTATACAACGATGTAAATCTTTTGTTTCACCCGATTGTGATATCAAAATTATACCAGTGTTCCCTAACTTTGGTATATCAACTTCATTAAAATCCGCACCATCAAACACCTGAACTGTATTAAAATTACATATTTGTTTAAAATAATGCATTCCATATAACCCTGCAAAATAGGAACTACCACAACCTAGTATAATTATATTACTAATTTCCTCTAATATATCCACATTTTGTTCTAAACCTCCTAATTTTACTTCTGAATGATTTTTTATTCTACCTCCTTTATTTATTGCATTCAATACTGTATTAGACTGTTCATTTATTTCTTTTAGTGTCCAATGATTAAATGGATATGATGACAATTCTGTAACAACACTTGATACTTTCTTCTTTAAGTATGTATTAGAAGTATTTATTAAAATAGTATTATTTTCCTTTTTTTCAATTACACATATATCGTCATTATGTAATGTTATATAATTTTTTACCATATTACAAAACCCACTTTGTTCCGATGTTATAATCACTTTATCTTCATTTTGACCAATTAGTAGTGGCGAACCATTACGTACACAATATAATTTGTTTTTATCATTTATACTTTGTATTATCAAACCATATGTACCCTCTAAAACATCAATAGTTTTTTTAATTGCCTCAAAAGTATCATTATATATAGTATAATTATATTCAATTAAATTTACTATTACTTCTGTATCTGTTTGTGAAATAAAATAATAACCTTTTTCAATTAATTCTCCTTTTATTTTACTATAATTTTCTATAATACCATTATGAACTATAACAAAATTTTTATTATTGGATAAATGAGGATGTGCATTTATATCATCTTTTACACCGTGGGTTGCCCAACGATTATGACCCATTCCTATCAAAGAATGTTCTTCGTCTTTTTTTGGTATTGTTATTAAATGTAATTTGTCTAACGAATTCACATTATCTGTTGATGCATATTTAATCACTTCAAATGTATTCTTATTATTATTTAATACCGCTAATCCAGAAGAATCATAACCTCTATTCTGTAATTGTATTAAACCATTTATAATGAGTTCATATATATTTTCGTTTTTACTTAATACTAAACCATATATACCACACATATATTTACTTATATAATCTATTTAACTAAATATAATTAATATAACGAATACTAATTCGTTTTATAATATTTTTCAATATATTCTCTTATTCTAAATCTATTTTTAAATCTAAAATATGTTTATATTTACTATTTATTAACTCTGTAATATTATCTGCTTTCAGAATTTTATCTCTTTTCAAAATTTCAGATGTTTCAAATATTAGGTCCTTACATTTTACCATTATTAATTGAGCATAAACATATGCACTATTAATTAATTCTATTACATCATTGTCTATTAATTCTTTGTATTTTTCACTAGTGTTTGGATATATGATATTACTTCCCATACCATAATATATTACCATCTTCTCTGCTAATTTTAATGCCTCCTCAAAATCATTTATCGCTCCTGTTGTGACACTAACATTATAAAATACTTCTTCTGCTATTCTTCCTGATAATAATATCATTAAATGTTCAAATAATGCTTCTCTTGTATAAATATTTGAAGTTGAGCTTTTAAATACTGTATAACCTGGACTCTTTGGTGAAGACAAATTTATTACTACTTTTGACATTTTTGAATGATACTTAGAGAGAATTCCTACAATAGCGTGACCCATTTCGTGTATCGCTATATGGTCAATAATATCTGATGTAAATTCGTGTTCAGTTGGTTGCCAACCCGCCATCATTTTATTCATCACAAAATCAAAATCCTTATAACAAAACTCAGTATTATTCATTCTTAATGCATTCAGCATTGCTTCATTTAACAGATTTTCTATTTGTGCACCAGTTAAACCTTCTGTCACCTCTACTAAGTCATTTATACCTATTGAATCACAATATGGCTTACCTTTTAAATGTATATTAATAATAGCATTTCGTGTTGCACTATCTGGAAGCCCAATATATATTTTTTTATCAATTCTTCCTGGTCTAGTTAGGGCATTATCCAACAAATCTATTCTGTTAGTGGCTGCAACCACAAAAACTCCTGATGTATTTTTAAAACCATCTAATTCTACTAATAATGCATTCAACGTATTATCACGCTCAGAAGATGAACTGTCACCATCCGAAGACCGTTTTCTACCAACCGCATCTATCTCATCGATAAAAATAATGCACGGAACATTTTTACTCGCTAACTCAAATAACTCTTTTATTCTTGTTGGACCTATTCCCACATATTTTTCTTGAAAATCCGAACCAGAAACTGGTATAAAACTACATTTCGATTCACCTGCTAATGCTTTCGCTAATAAGGTCTTGCCTGTACCTGGAGGTCCTTCTAATATTAGACCTTTGGGAATACGTACATTATATTGTGCATATTTTTTATGATTAGTTAAAATATCAACACATTGCTCCATCTCCCTTTTAACATTTTCATAACCACCAACATCTTTAAATAAAATGTTATAATTTTTAATTACTTCGAAATTTTTTGATTTTGTATTTTTTCTTTCAACATATCGTCGTCTTCCAGTATCTTCATCATCTTCAAAGTTACCATTCATATCATTATCATCATTTATATTTTCTTCATTGTCAAACTGAACACCTAATGCTTTTAAAAAATTAGATTTATTTATAAATATATGCATTTGTGGAGGCTCAGGCTCCACATTATCTTCATCTGTTTCATCCGTATCATCTAATCCTAAAATACTATTGTTTTGTATAGTTCTATTTTTTGAATTCAGTCTTTTGAGCTTTTCTAAAAAATCTGGCTTTGTTAATGGATATTTTCTAATTAAATTATTTAAACCATCTCCATTATACTCTGTATCATTCTGTTTTCTTTGCAATTGTTCATAATATTTTCTTCCAAATGGATTTCTATTTATTTTTATATTGTTATTCATTTCCATTTTACCATTTATTCTATTAATTAATAAACCATACGATTTAACATTTATAAACCCAAACAATAATAGAATATTAAAAAGAAATGTCATATTCCCCATTTTATGTATAACTAATATTCTATTTTTTATATCATTATCGAATTATAATTAAAAAATTTGTATATTTTTAAAATGATTTTCTATGTTATTTATTAAAGCCATAACCGGTGTTTTATCTTTACCATATAACAAAGAATCATATATCATTTTAACATTACCTACCAAATTTTGCTTATTTAAATGTAACCATAGTACAAATATTATAAATAATATACACGTAAAATAGATATCTTTCCATTTTACTGCATCATTATCTTTACGTAAATAATACAACGGTACTACTTTTATTAATGTATTTACTAATACAAAAATTAATAATGTTCTCTTAGGAGTATTATAATATAACATCAAAAATAACATAATTATATTATCTACCAGACCTATCATTAATGCAATTTTCGGATTATATGTAGTATAATTAAATATATACAGTAAATACCATACGTATATCCAATATGAAAAAATTAAATCTCCTCTTAATGCTTTCATTTATATTTAGATAATAAAATAAACAATTTTACCTTTTTATTTTAGATATTTTTAATAAATTTAGTATTAAAAATATAATACACTATATTTTAATAATGAATAACAAAGATAAAAATAATATATGTCCAAAAGGAGGAATTAAAATATATAATACTAATAATGATAATAATAACAATAAAAATAGGAATAATGATTTTAATATTGACCAAAGTACTTTCTTTAACAACTTAAAGAATCAAAACAAACCTACTGGGGTTAGAATTACAAATAGTGATAATGAATATAACATTGATCCTTTTGAAGGATTAAATCCTTTTACTAATTCTAATGAAGAGAGAAATATTAAACCTATTGTATACGATAATACATCTTATAATAAACTTGATTTAAATATTGATAATTATTCCCGCGAAGAGTTATATAATTTATTTGGTCTTGTAAAGTCAAATCTTTCTCAAGAAAATATGAGAGAATCTAAAAAAACAGTACTTAAAACACATCCAGATAAATCTAGGTTAGATCCTAAATATTTCTTGTTTTTTTCTAAAGCATATAAACGGTTATATAGCATATATGAGTTTCAGAATAAGAATACTAAAAAAAATATAGAAAATAATGAATATTTTGATACAGATAATACTGTTGTACTTGATAAAATGTTTGAACAAGATAAACATCTTAAAAATCCCAAGAATTTCAATCAATGGTTTAATGACCAATTTGAAAAACATAAGATTAATGACGAATCCGATGAAAAAGGCTATGGCAGTTGGCTTAAATCAGACGAAGATATTGTTTTTACACCTAACGTAACGAAAGCTAATATGGCAATCGAAATGGAAAAGCGAAAAAAACAAGTACAAACTCTTACTACATATAATGGTGTTACAGATTATACAGCTGCAAGTTTGGGAGGATCATCTTTAATGGATTATAATAGTAATTTTACATCTGGTACACTTTTTAGTAATGAAGGAATGGGATATACTGATTTAAGACAAGCCTATGTTGAGTCGGTTATTCCTGTTACAGAAGAAGATTACCAAAAAATGACAAAATTTAAGAACTTGGAAGAATATAAATATCATAGAAATAATTCCAATACTAAACCTCTTGACAAAGAAGAAGCTATGAAACAGTTATATCATCAAAATAAACAAAAAGATGAGGAAAGTGCAGCATTAGCATTTTACTATGCTCAACAATCAGAAAAAACAAAACAAAAACAAGAATCTTTTTGGTGTGGTTTAAAACAATTAACTAACCATTAACATTTACTACAAAATGAAATGCCGATAAACATTAAAAACAATATAATATATAATATATGATAGGCGAAGAATTCATTGAAATATTATATAATACAAGTTATGGTGGTTGGGGAATAAGTGATAAAGCAATAGAGTTGTATAAATTAAGAAATGTAAATGATAATTCGATGGCATTAGAATACGAATGCCACGAACTATTGTCTAGGACGGATCCAATTCTTATTCAAATATATAATGAATTAGGTGACGAAATGAATACAAAGTGTTGTAAAATAAGAATTAAAAAAATTCCAAAAAAATATGAAAACTATTACTATATCTCGGAATATGACGGTAAAGAATCTATCGCAATAGATTTCACAAATTATAAATTGGATATGGTATATAATAAAATAACAGAAATATTGCAAAGCACTAATAATAATGAGATAAAAATAATTAAAATAGAAGAATTTATGTCTACATTAAAATGTAAAGATGTCTAAATATTATATTTGTAATATAGTTAAAGAATTATTTGCAATATCTATAATGAGGTTATTAAACTTATTCTTTTTTATTACATTACCATCTATGTATACAAAACGATTATTTTCAAAAATTAAAAATTTAGATAAACCTAATTGTATTAACTGTAAACATTATATTACTGAATCGTATAATGATTTCAGTTCTTCAAACAATAAATGTTGCATCTTTGGTGCCAAAGATATACATAATGGAGATATAAGATATGATTATGTAAGTGAATGCAGGAAAGATGAAGAAAAATGCGGAATAGATGGACAATATTTTGAAAAACAAAATAATATATATTTTAAAAAATTAAAACATAATCTAAGCAGAAATTACTTATATTATTATTGTTTTATAACCGTATTATTACAAATAATTGTAATAACCAAAAAAAATATCAATTAACTCCGTGTTCTCTATCAAAAAGTAACTACTAAAAGTAAATTATAGAAAAATAAAATATTATATAATAATTATTATTAAATATAAATATACTTATTATATTATTAAATGAACAATGAAACTATATTATTAGAAAAGGATGGATTCAAGTTTTATAAAACAAAAGATAATGAATATTATAGTAATTTTTGTTTAAATAATACGAATATCATACTTTCACAAATCATCGATTTTAATTTAATGAAACTTGTTTATGATTTAAATACAGATATTTATGAAAAAACAAATTTACTTATTAATCACGATGATACAGCTGTAATAACAGTACTGCTTAAACATTTTTTCAAAGATTTAGGATTATCTCAAAAATATTCTGTTCTTCAAATACAACGTATTTTAGATCAAGATAAAATAATATTTAATGGTCAAAATAAAGATAATATAGATCTTACAGAAATTCATACAATTTATGGTATCCCGACAAATGCAGAATTACTATCTATTACCAATATTAAAAATATATGTACAATTTTAACACCACACAAAATAGATTGCGCTTTTTATATTACTTTTGATAAAAACATTACCATACCTCCATTTGTTGAAAAAATGATTAGTAATATTATCCATAAAATATTTATTAGAGTAAAACAATTTATAGAGAATATTGTAATTTAATGTATAGATATAAATGTCTTATATAAATAAAATTTTATTTGTGATAAACGTTTTTTCAGTAATATCATTTGAATTCGTTATGTATTTATTATATAATGATTATTCAATTTTTATTGATAGAGTTTGCTATGATCTTGCTAATATAAATATATTATATGTAAAAATATTTCAAGCATTTGCGTATAATAATAATTTAATTGATGAAACTACTAATAATAATTTATTGAAATTTACGAATAAGGCACCTTGGAAATATAGTGATATTCATTTTTATAATTTAATTAAAGTATGTGAGAAATATGATATTGTTATCAAAACCGGTTTTGAAAGACCAATTAATTCTGGAATGATTTCACTTGTATTTAAAGGAAACCGACGAGGTGACAATAAAGATATAATTATTAAAATTAAAAGAGTAAATATAGAAAAGAAATTGTCTCAAGCAATCGTAAACATACAATTTTTTCTAGATTTATTGTCTTATATCCCATTTATTAAAAATTATAATTTAGATGAAGTAGTAAATAAAAATATTAATAATATTTTAGAACAAACCAATTTTATAAAAGAAGTAAATAATTTAAAATTAATAAAAAATAATTGTAAAAATTTAGAATATGTTATTATCCCAGAAGTTTTTGAGGAAGTTACAAACAATTTTCCTGATGTAATTATGATGGAATTTATAAATGGTATTCAAATTAATGAGATTGATAAAGACGATTATCAAGGATTTGCTCAGCAAATTATTAAATTTGGAATAGTTACATCACTAATACACGGAGTAACTCACGGAGACTTACATAGTGGAAATATATTATTTATTAAAGATAACAATGACAAAAATTATAAATACAAAATTGGTATTATTGATTTTGGAATTATCACCATTATAGAAGAAAAATATAGACTATCTATGTTTAATATTGTTATTGATTTCTTTTCTTCACAACAGAACGAAATCGCAAAAAAAATACTACATTCAGGAATTATTGAACCATTAGATACATTAAATAAATTACCTATTTCTCATTATAATCACATTTATAAAATAATTTCTGAATTAGTACAAGAAGTATTATCAAATTCTAAAACAGCAAATCAACTACAAATATATAAATTTCTGATAACATTTAATAACTACATTAATAGTTATAAATTAGGAGAATTTGGTTTACATATTAATGATGAATTTCGTAAAATTCAATTAACAATTGCAATGACTCACGGTGTTACTATAACTTTATGTAATGGTAATTTTATTGATGCAGCAGATAAAGTCATAAATGATTTATTACATACGGATTTACTATTAAAATAAATATATCTCACTACATTAATTATCATATCCCCACGGCCATATAGAAACTATTTTTGGTATAATATAGTTTATATAAATATCACCCTTATATAATTTTCTTGTTAAAGATATTGCAGTTGGAAAAATGATATCAACGTGTTTTTCATCTCTTAAATATTTTATTGTTGATAACATAGTAGTACCTGAACTTACTAATTCATCTATCAAAATGACATTTTTACCTGATAAGTTATCATCAATTCCTTCACAAACATTATATTCACCATAATTTTGTAAAATGTGTTTTAATATTAAATCACTAATAGCATTTATTGGTTTTTTATCACAATTATAGTAACTTCTTGTCAGTTTAACTTTATAATTTTTTATATTTAATTTTTTAGATATGTAATCAGATATAATAGCACCACCTGTTTTAATACCAATGATAGCATCATATTTAACATTGCTATCTTTTATTCTCTCTATTATATGATCCATATATCTTTCAATGTCTTTCCAAGAAACAAATGTTACTTGTTGGATATTAGCATTAGCATATATTGTTAATATTTTCATATAATAAGGTGTTTCCATTTTTTTTTTAATATTTGGCAACATTTGATGATCAACCCAATTCGGTATAGGTACTTCAAGTTTGCTATTTATTTTATTTACAATTAAAGCAGCTAATACTATTCCTATGATAAAAACAAATAAAAATGAAAATTCTGAAAGATTTGTTATGGAATAAATGTTACTATAAAATAGTCCTAATACAATACCTGCAATGACTTGACCAACAGTATGCATATTAGAAATAATACGTTGAATGGAAAAAAAGAAAATGAATAATATACATATTGGCAACGATATGAATTGATAAATATATAATAAAGAAAATAAAATTGTGGATGTTTCAGCGTGCCCAGATGGCATACCAATACAACTTACACTACTGTATAGGTTATTATCACAGTTTTTTAATGGTCGTTTAATATCATAATGTAAACATATTTGAGACAACTGTTTTTCTAATCCATTGTGAATATAAAAATGATATAAACATACAATAAAAATTATTAGTATGATATTTATTTTTTTATTATCTATATTCATTATTTTCATTATAATAAATAATGATATTAATAATTTTACAAATTAGTAATTTGCTTTATCAATTACAACCTCTCTGGCAATCATTTTAATAATTTTATCTTCTTTTTCTATATCATTATCTCCAGAACCACCCATAGCTTCAATAATCAATTTGTTATAATGGTCTGAATATTTGGATTCGCTTTTACCACAATCTGGATATTTTTCTTTAAACTCATATAATAGCCTAGAATTTTTATTAGCAATCTTTTTTATAACCTTTCTCAGTTTAACATTTTCTTCATTTTCTTTTTCCCATTTGTCTTCATCTTTTACGTATAAAACTTCTCTCTTTGCATCTGTACAATGAATAGGGCGTTTTGTTTCATCTAATGAATTCAATTTTTTAACTATTATATTTGAAATACCATTAACAAAACCTAATTTACCAACATACTCTAAATCACATAATTGTAATTTTAATGATTCTACAAAATCTGTAATATTCATTGCATCTTTACACGTTTCATTTAAAAATACATTCAAGTTGAAAGTTTTATTATTACTATTTACATTATGTGAATTAATAGTATTGTTCAGTGGTTGTATTTTTTGACAAACATCCAATACCATATTTTTAAGTTCTGAATTCTCTTTAATTAAAACCATAATTAGTTCTTTATCATTAGGAACAATATTTTGTGACGTTTCTATGGTGTATGTGCATATTTTTTTATGTTTAGATAACCCCTGACTGTATTTGTATTCCTTTCCACATTCACATTTATAAAAATCCTCACCATAAATATTATTTTGCTCTTTTTGCTCTTTTTTGGTATCCAAAATGTATCCAAAATGTATCCTTGAGTGCTTACCCGTCAAATTATGACGTTCGAAATTATATTTCTTAAAGCATTTGAAGTCACATTTTTTACAAAAATATTGATTTTGCTCTTTTTGCTCTTTTTGCTCTTTTTTTGTATCCATAATGTATCCATAGATTTTATTCCTATATTGTTTACAAAATTTAATAAAAATTTTATCGTAACAAAAATTAAATTATTTTTTTTATTACCAGACGCTAATTTTTCATTATGGTAACAAAAACCAGGTATTTATTTTTTTCCGGGAAAGTATTTGGATTTTCCGATTTTGGACATTTATAAATGTCCATTTTTCATTTTCCCGTAGACTTTTGGCTTTTTTAAAATAATTTCCAGCATTTTGTTGAACATTCTTGTTTTTGAAGGAAAGACAAACTTTTTATTATATATTGAATAAAATTGAAATATATTTTAATTGTACTTAAAATGACATATTACATAAAATCAATAACTATTAAATATGATATTTTATAAAATGAAAACTGACCTTAAAACTATTATTGTTCCCGAATTATTTTACCTATTACCAAAAGAAGTAAAAGATATTGTATATGAATACAATATTGAACATCGTTCTCAAATGAAAGAGGTATTAAATCAATTAATAAGTTATATATTTTGTAAAAATTGTAATGGACTTATATGTCCTTCTATATTAAATAAAATTAATTGTTGTAGTTCAGAATGTCTGTATCAGTTAATGGGATGATAGTGATAGATAAACAAATTATTATTTAAAACACCAACTTGAATATGTATATTTCTAATTAACTTAAATATAATTATTTTTAGTAATAAAATGAAATATATTTTTTCTCTATTAACTCTATTATTTTTACAAATTTCGTCTTTCAAAGAAATTAAACCAAAACTATGTATTAATTGTAAATATTTTATAACAGATAATGATAATCGTTTTGGCAAATGCTCGTTATTTATAAAAGATAATAGTAACAGTAATTACGAGTTAGTTAATGGTATTCGCCAAGATGAAGATATTGAATATCATTATTGTTCTACATCTAGAGGAATAGCAGATATGTGTGGTATAGAAGGAAAAATGTATAAAAAAAATAGTAAAAAATATACTAAAAGATATAGCATATGAATAATATAATAAAATTGAAATAAATTAAATACTTAATCAAATATAATATAATGACTATTATATTGGATCAACCAATAATGAATCCTACTTTTATTTTTGTGGATGGCAGTTATTTTTGTTTTTACAGATATTATGCACTTATTAACTGGTGGAAAAATGCATATCCAGATGAAGAGTTATTAAATCCATTACAAAATGAAATATTCGTGCAAAAATTTAAAAAATTATTTATTGAAAATCTCCAACAAATACCTAAAAAATTAAAGATAGATAAGAAAGTAAATCCTATATTAATGGTTGGTAAAGATTGTAAAAGAGAGAACATCTGGAGAAATGCTTTATATCCGCAATATAAAGCTACAAGAGTTTACGATGAGACATTTATGGGCGGACCCTTTTTTAAAATGGCATATGAAGAAGAATTGTTTCAAAAAGGAGGTGCAAAAGCATTATTACATCATCCACATTTGGAAGCAGATGATTGTATTGCAATATCCGTAAAACATCTTATTCATAAGTATCCAAAATGTGAAATATATATCATTACAAGTGATAAAGATTATTTACAATTACAAACACACAATGTACATTTATTTAATCTTGCATATAAAAATATTTCTGAAAAAAATGGTATTATATGTGATGCAAAAAAAGAATTAGAGTTAAAAATTATTATGGGCGATATTAGTGATAACATACCAGCCGTATTTCCGAAATGTGGCCCAAAAACCGCACTAAAATGCATAGAAAATTCAGAATATTTTGCAAGTAAAATGGCAAATAATGAAGAATATTACAAACAATATGAATTAAATAAGAAGCTTGTCTGTTTTGATTGTATCCCTGAAATTTATATAAATGAATTTATGGAATCATTAAAAAATAATTAAAATAAAATGTAAATTTATTAATTTTTACCACAATATATTTCTACTTAAATTATTTGCAGAATATGGATTATTTTTCCAATTTCCTCGCATATACATAGTCCTTGTTAAATAATTTTTACGCCTTGTTTTATCTTTATGTTTAGTAAAGTCTTCGTAACCTATTTGACCAAAATTAATCCATTTATCATTCTTTTTATCATATATTTTATATTTTTTATGAGGATTTGAAGCAGGATATAGTTTTGCCGTTTTGCCTAAATATTTATATGCCATATGCTGTGCTATTCTAGGATTAGAATATTTAAATAGTTTTTTTGTAAACGCACGTTTTTTATCAGCCATTATATTAAATGAATATAATAAAAGAAAATAATATATTATTATTATAACTATGACTTCTATACCAAATGAATTAAAAATAATAATAAATACAAATGTTCCAGGTTATCAAAAATTATATTATAAACCGGTTATGTCAAATCCAAATATAAATAAAGATGATACTACAGTTAGATTTAATCCATTAGTAAAATTAAATCAAAAGGTAGTAAACAGTATACCTGAGAATTTAAGACAAAAATCATTTTTTAATAGTGGACTATTCGAATCTTTAATACGACATACTAAAGCTACTCCTGCAAAATCTTTAGTATATGCAAATGATAATGGTTATGTAGATAATAATATTAAAGTTACAATTGATACTATTTTGCCAGTTAATAGTATATTGTATATCAACAAAAAACCTTATGTAATTGCTGATGTTCAATGGTCACACGGAGATTGGAAAATAGATACAAAACAAAAAACGCAACAAATAGATAGTAGTAAAATAACAGATCCTTATTTATATTCATCTGTTGTAAAAGATGAAATAATTAGTGGGGAAAATGAATTGAATGCTTTACCTAGTAATATAATATATGGACCAAATTATGATGGACCGAAAGATATAGTTGCGAGTGGAATTAATAATAACCAAAATAGTCAATCAAATGCAACAAATACTAATACTAATACTAATACAAATACAAATACTAATACTAATACAAATACAAATACCAATACCAATACCAATACCAATACAAATACAAATACCAATACCAATACAAGTATAGTACCATATCCACCTCAAATAAATGTAGTAGTACCTAAACCAATTCAAGATACACAAGAAGATAATCCAAATGTACCTAAAAAACAACCACTTGCAATAACAGATAAAACTGATACAGAACTAGATATTTTAGAACACGACGAACCGTCACCAGAAATAAAATTAGAAACTGCAGTGACTCCTACAAAATTTTTAAGAGAATATTATAATAATAAACAATATTATTTATTATCAAACACAATATTTAAATTTATGGATAAATCTGACCAACAGATTTTAAGTAATATACTATTACAAACAACAACAGTAAATGTGCAGTCAAATACTCAGAATTTGAGTCAAACCGCATATGAACAATCAGTTAAAAGCGTAAGAGTAACAAAAAATACAGGAGGTGGTGATTGTTTTTTTATATCAGTAGCAGATGCAATTAATTATCATAACTATAGAAATCCAAATGATAAAATTGTAACTGGTATTTATGGTACTAAAAATATTATATATACCCAAAAATATCTAAGACAAATTGTATCAAAGTTCATACTTTCAGATAAAAATAAAAACATTTATGATACTTTATTGTCAAATGCTAATATTAATGTTGATGAAATAAATGATAAATTTGAACAACAAATTAAGGAATTTGAAAAAACGCAAACTACCGCCAACTCTAATAATGGTATTACTTCAGAACAATATGTAGAAATCGCTGATGCAATATATAAAAACAATGATAATTTTTTGATAAATAAAGTAGAATCTATACCAATAGATATAGATGATTATTACAGACCATTTACTATTATGACACGTAATAAAATTGAAAAATATATAACTAGTTCGGATTATTGGGCAAATGAATTATCTATTTATGCATTATGTGATGAATTGCAAATTAATGTAATACCTATTGAAAAAAATAAGTCAAATAATAGATATAATTTACGAATTCCATATGCAAATTTAAATAAAGATACATATAATAATTGGAAGAAATACTTATTTTTATTTTATAATTCTGAAATAGGTCATTATGAATTAATAACTTTTGACTATGAAAATAGAAAAATAAATTTTAAAAATACCAAAATTACGGGGACAAAAATAACTCCAACAAAAAAGATAACTATATTTGATAGAAAAACTAATAATGTAATTCCGCCACTATATATTTTACTAACTATTTTTGGAAGTTATTATTATAATTTAAATGATGAAGCTAAGAATAACTTTTCATTATTACCTTCGATTATGAATCTAATAAATTCAAGTTTTACAAATTTTTTAAGTAAATATACAGAAGAACATAAAGTTTTGTACACAAAAATTATAAATATTTTCAATTTGTATTTTCCAAATATGAAGTTACAGCTACCGAAAACAAATCAATCGTTAATAACAAATATGACACACTATTTTGGAGGTGCAAACCAATATAATAACCAATACAGTAACCAATACGGTAACCAATACAGAAGGCAGCCAATGGCACAAAAAATGGTTAGAAAGGATCACAAAAAAGAAGCAACGCAAATAGCATATTATATATCAATTGATATGGAATTACAAGAAGGAACAACAATAAGTGATGAGGATAAAAAAAATATAAAATGTCGAATAAAATGGAATGTTGTTAGAAAAGCATATGCAGAATTTACCGGTAAACCATACACAATAGCACCACTTTATCACAACAAAACAAATAAGGTAAGAAACACACCTACAAATACAACTGCAAAAGCCAATACTAATTATACAAGAACCCAAAAACATATAAATGATAATTCATCACATAATAAGAGATACACAAGAAAGAAACTAACATAACAATTATGTAACAAGAGAATATTCTATAATAAAATTAAAAATGGTTAATATATTTTCAATTTTATTTGTCAAAATTATATCTCTCAAAATCAAATTTGGAAAATGCTTCCTTCTGAATTTTTCTTTGTTTCTCTCTTTTTGCTTTTTCTAACACAGCTATAGCAGCTGATATTTCTGTTTCTGTTACAACACCATCATCATTTGTATCCAATAATTTATGTAAAATTCTATATTGAGGTGGTACAATGCAGAGACTACTTTCTTCATTAAACAAATATTCAGATAATATGGTAAAAACAGCAGTTAATCCAAGGGACGTATAAATGTCACGAGTACCCATCCAAGCCATTGCAAAAACTAAAATTTGTTTAGTAACACCCCACTTCATATATTCTTCAGTTGACCTGCTAAATTGAATGGAAATAAATTTTGAACCCACGTTGAGAAGAATCATAATTACACCAGCAAAAAACTTACTATTATTTAAATACATAATGTGATGGTTAAAAAACCCTAACCCACTCATTAAAGGAGTAAATATATTAGTTTTACCTCCTAATTGTTTATCTTCATTTATATTATTATTTTCACTTGTATTCATTATATTAAAATAACATATTATTAAAATTTTTAAAAAGACTTATATTATTCCAAATTTTCTAAAAAGATTAGATATGTTATTTTGTTGTTTCGTATAAAAATTTTCGGAAAATACACGTGCTTTTCTAACATATGGTCGATATAATTCTTTTATTTTAGGTGTAAATGATTCTACTGTATGTAAAGAATTAAAGTATGCAAAAAATAATACAATCAATGAGAAGAATATATAGTATGCAATATATTTCATATATTATAATAGGAGATTAAAATTGTGAATAAGAATCAGAGTACAAACCATTAAATGGCTCTGTATTTATAGATGAGTTCAATGTATTATCTATAGGTATAGTTTTAGATTGTTTTCCTCGTATCATGGTATTTTCAATACCGATTATATCAAAACCTTCAATACCACCAGTAGATGGTGTGGAAGTTGATTCAGTATGGCTAGATTGTGGCTTAGAAATTAGAGGTACATTTGTAGAAGATGTAGGAGAACCAGAAGTTTGTTGTTTTTTATTTTTAATACCGTTATTTTTTTCAGTAGAAGAAGTGTTAGTAAATCCCTCATACCCATTATTATCATTATTGAATAACACTACAACGAAGAAAACAATTAAAATTCCCAAAAATTTGTTAGTATAAGCTATTAAAATAATAAATAAAATTAAAATAGTTCTTCCTAAAGAAGAATCAAATAAAAAGTTCAATATTTTCGTCTGAGATAATAAAATGACAAGAAGTAATGATGTAACTACCCCCAAATTATTTTTACTAACTAGTTTAAAATTCATTTATATAAATAATCTTATATAATTTTATTTTTGAAAAATAAAAATTTCAATTTCAGTCTGTTTAACAAATTATTATCTAAATTTTTATTAAGAATGTCTTTAGCAATGTTTGCTGCCCCATTTAATGATAATTCAAATGTAGAATCAATGATAAGTGAAACCGATAATTTAATACAAAAAAAACGACAAACACATAATAAAACACAAAAAAAATATCCTAAAGAAAACTTTGATACAGAAAAAGTAAATTCTGTTTTAGAAAAAATTCACAACAATTCAAATTCAGATGATGATGAAACAAATGAAATTGGTAATTTTAATCCACCCCCAAAACCTCAGTCATCCGGAGTAAATAAGACAAAAACAACAGAACAAATGATGAATATGTCAAATGAGAATAATGAATTAATGTTTAGAACATTAGGTAGAGCTCCTCAACCAAATTATGATGGTAATGATAATTTGGATTTAAATGATTACAGCAATTATGGTGATAGTAAAACAGCAGAAGAGTACTATAAAAAGGTATTACCTGGATATACCCCTAATAGAAATCAAGTAAATAAGCCATACTATAATGTAAGCAATAATCATGCAGAAGTAAATACTAATAATGATATTTTATTACAAAAATTAAACTATATGATAACATTATTAGAAGATCATCAAGATGAAAAGACAAATAACGTTACAGAAGAAGTAGTTTTGTATTCCTTTTTAGGTATATTTATAATTTTTGTTGTTGATTCTTTTGTAAGAGTCGGAAAATATGTACGTTAAACCGACCAAAAAATAAAATAAGACAAAAAATACACCAACTAAATTATCATATTTTTTAATTGGTCGAAAATATGTCAAGATATAAAGTATTCTATCGAGCTGATTTTATATTTTTCATAACTTTTTAGATTTTTTCGTTTTATTTTTCTTATATCTAACTCCTCCTTTAGTGTGCTTTGTTTTTGATAAATTCATGACATTAAATGGTTTTATATTACCTATTTGCATTGGTTTAGCGTGGCACCAAGATAATACACCTAAATCTTTCAAAAAATTTGTTTCTTCTATTGTATAATCTGAATGAAAAGAATTTTTTACTCCTATAGTATTTGTATTTTTACATCCAGGATTACAAATTTTACGCATACAATCACCTTTAATTAATTTCAACGTTTTTTTATTTGGTGTTTTTGAACCTTGTTCTTTTATAACCCGAATATGTTCTTTTAGATATTCATTATCACATACTTTTTTGCATTTATTCATTATATATATATATTCTATTATTATTTTTGTCTCATTTTTCTTTTCAGTCGATGTAATATATTTAATTACTCTAAAAATAAATATATTAAAACTATTTAAACCATTATCACTAGATAGATGTAGTAATAAGAAATGATGAAATATATTATAATTCATAATAAGCACGAAGGATGTTATGATTTTCAATTTTATGAAGATGAAGCATCCAGAATGAGATTAACATCTATAACAATAAATCCGCCAAAAATTTTTCTGTTTTCTAATAAAGAACAGGCATTTGAATTTTTTAATGAATATATAAATGATGTAGATGTAATAGATGCAAGATGTAAAAAGGGTGATGAAGTAGAACATATAGATTATTGTACGTGTGGAATTATTGAATTAGATGAAGATGAAAACCCAATATTATTCTATAATAAAAGAAACCAGATATTTTTAATGGAAGATGGTCCCCAGATATTTTTGCCACCTCAGGAATTAAAAAATGATATTGGTAATTTAAATCTTACAAATAGATTGATGCGAAGGTGTAAAAGTTTAGGTAAAGAACAGAGGCAGAGATATATCGAATTAGGAAAAATTTGTCAAGAATGTGAAGCATCCTCTTCTACAAAAGGAGAAAGTTAAATTTGTAAAATAATATAGATAATAAATTTTTAGTTAATAATTAAAACATTTTGAGGTTTAAATGTATTATAAGCAAAATTGTAAAAAAAATAAGCAGTTGGACTAATGATAATAGGTTTATTTTTTAATAACAAATTGTTAATAATAATATTATTATGTGAAATATTTTCAATTGCAGCAAATCCGAAATAATTGTCGGCTGCTGTTTTCCAAAAACTTATTTTAAAACCACGAATAAAAATATTATCTTGACAATCATTAATGGATGCAAAACAGGAAAGTACTTCCATATTTTTATCATAATGTATACAGGTTTTTCTATAAAAATACGCGCATACTATTTTATCATTAACAATAATTACATAAACAAAAATATTTTTGGTCTTAATAAGCTGAATAATATTTGTGTATTCAGTATTTATTATAATATCAAATTTATTATTGTTTAAATTGATAAAATCAGATAAAAAATGAAAATTTTGTTCATTAATTTCGAGTAATTTATACATAGCATCTAAGTGTATTGGTTTTGACCATTTATTAACAGAAAATCCATAAGTAGAATAAACACATAAAGGTACAATACCGGTTAGATTATTTTCTCTCTTGAAGAGAGAAACAACAATATTTTTGTTGAGATAACTTTGATTATAATGATGGGTTTGAATAATTTGTGGTGCAATTCCTTTTTTACGAAATTTTTTATCAACACATAAGTAATCAACATAATATGCGTCAAATTTAGCATCTTTATTACCATTATTAATTATAATATGTACAGGACGGGTAGTCATAATCCCGATTATTTTTGTATCTGTTACAATATTATTTTTTGAATCCATCATAACATTATCTTCATTATAAAATGATATAAATGATTTAGAGTTATGACTTTGGAAATATGGATTTATATTTTCCAGTTGAGGAGAGAAAATATTATCTTTATTTTGTAAATAATTGTATTTTATTAAATTCACAAACTTATTTAGTTTTATTGATGAAATCTCAGAATATAGGAAAGTTTCTATATTTTTAAAGTTAGTGTATTTGTTTTTTTGTGGTAAATGATGATTAATAATTCCAGGAGGGTAAAACATATAATTAATATTATATGCGTGATAAACTGGCTGTAAAAACCAAAACCCATATTTCCATTTTATATATAAATAAATAACAAATACCATTAATACTATAAAAAATAATACATATGATAAATATTCAATCATAATATTATTGATTTAATAAATATTTAATTACAACTTATTATTTTTTAAGTAGGTTTAACAAATATATATACATATTGATTACTATAAGAGCATTTCATCAGATCGATTTTGCCTTGGATAATAAATCCACATTCTTGTGCAATTGTTATAATAGTACTAATATCATCCATATACAATTTTTGTTGTTGTTTACGTACACCACCGTCATTAAATTTAAATTTCTCATCAAATGTTGCAATATTGTTATTAGCATCCAAATTAAAATTAGAATTATATACAAAATCATTAAATGTCACTTTTGTTTTAGTAATTCTCTCTTTTGCATATTTTTGAGGCGATACTATATATAGTGGATTACCAGGAGGTAATATAGGATCAAATTTCTCTCTATCAACTAAATGAACAAATAAAAACCCACCTGGCATTAACCAATCCATACAATTGTCGAAAAATTTACGTTTATCATTTAAATAATAAATCGTAAAATACAAGCAGAGAATATGAGTAACAGAATTATATTTAAATTGATTGCTATCTAAAGCATCGCCAACTTGAAAATTATTATTAGGAAAGTTAGATTTTGCTTTACTAATCATGGATGGTGATATATCAATACCTAATACATTTAAATTTTTTTTAGATATTTTAGATACGTGATGTCCGGTACCACATCCCACATCCACAATAATACTTGTAGAATCAGGATTAGAATTATTTATTATAGAACCAATTTCATAATCATTTTTAAGATTATTAAAGACTAAATAATCATAAATATCACTATAAAAATCATCATATACGGCGGTTCCTTGTTTAAATAAAAATTTTTCATTTTGTACAAAACCTTCTTTTGAAGGAGTTATTGATTTAAAAAATACTATTAACATCAATAAAATAGCAATAAACACTAAAATTTTACCGAAATTAGACATTTTGTTATAAATACTTGTTATTGGTTTTAATGATTTCATCTATATGTATTGTTGTTATTTTTTTTGTATATTTTTAAATATATGTCAGATACAGAAATAAATGATATAAGAATTAGTTCCGAATTCAAATGTATAACATTTTCAAAATTTAAAAAAACAGATGTTAAAAAGGAATTGCTAAATAGTTTAATAAATTCAAAAATAGAACCTGCTTGTTATTGGAGTGCTGAATTAATATGTTCAGGACATTATAGTGACATATGGGAAGTTATATTATTTTTTTACAGTAAATATATACATTTAGGGAATCCTAAAATAGCAATTTATTTAGAACTAAGAATTAACAACTTTAAAGAAATAGTGAACAGTGGTTATGTTGATAATGAATTAAGAATGAGAAATAATGATAAGATACGTAAGTTATTTTGTGAAATAATGTGTGTTTTATGTGATGCGAAAAGAAAACATAGTTTTGACAATATAAAAATTAAAAAAGAAGACTTTGATATGACGCAAATGACAGATAGATTTAAAGCACCGTCTAGAAAATATGCAGAGGAGATATTTTTGCAGGAAGACCCCAAAGAATTATTCGTAGCAATAAACGAATTTGCATATAATATCTCTCAAGATGGTAAAAATATAATTAATGCGTGTTATTGGATAGAGTGGATTATGGAGTTTGAAACATTGTGTAAAAATAAAAAAGAAAAAATAAGATGCGAGAGAAGAAGCAATATACCAGTTGAAAGTAAAGATCAAATGGATATTATATGGATAGTTTGGGATTTATTTTTAAAAGAAGCAGTAAAAAGGTCAAAAATTATAAAAAAAATCATAGACGCTTTATTAAGTTTATTTACATTAAAATATACTAGAGGTTGTCATAAAAAAAGGAAATATATATTATATTTTGTTGTATCTTTATTATGTGAGAATATAGTTTTAGAAGAAGATATTATAAGAAAAACACAACAAGAAATAGTTACGAATGTCATTAGAAAAATAGATTTAGTCTATAAACAAATTAAAAAAAATGAACACTCGCCAGGTACAGAATATTTATTTAAAGACGTTAAAATTAGTAATTTAGAGAAAACTATTGAAAAATTAGAAAAAATGAACTCATTTGGGGAAACATTTATACCAAGAATATAACTAAGAATATAACCAAGAATATAATTATTATAATTGTATAATATAAAATGTCCAAGACACAACGTAAGAATTCGAACAGTACTACGCGTAAGAATCTCTATACAGATAAATCTTCTGCATCATTTCTTCTTAAAAACTTTCAGAGAGAAGTTACTATGGTCTTTTTACAGGTACTTTTAATGATAAAACTATATCATTGGAAAACATATAGCTATGCAACACATAAAGCAACAGATGAATTATATGCAAAACTAAATGAACATATGGATCGTTTTCTGGAAATACTCTTAGGTAAAACAGAAAAAAGAACCAATTTTATGAATGTAAAATCAATAAAATTAATTGATTTGGATTCGGCTGATAAATTAAAAGTAAAAATTAATAATTTTAAAGGATATTTAGTAAATCTTAACAACAATAAAGCTATGAAACTAATGTCAAATATGGATTTATTAACTGTTCGGGATGAAATATTAGGTGATTTAAACCAATTCTTATATTTATTAACATTCAAATAATGTGCGAATTTATAATAAAAATTAATATATTTATTTTTATTATAATGGATAATTCAAATATATCAAATTCAATTTTGCCTTCTACTAATGCAACATTAGACAGTGCTGTTTCTACTACTTCATCTTCTGCAACTGGTGAAGGTTTTTTTGGATTTATAAAAAATATGAGCGCAACTACTTGGTTTATTATTATATTAATTTTTGCTTTTCTAGGATTTAATATTTTTGCATATTTAGCAAAAGGTACACAAGATATAGCTAATTTGTTTGGTCCATTTTTTAAAGAGGTTTTTGGAATTACATTATTAGCAACTGGAAAAGTAGTAGATGTTACAGCAGAAGGTGCAAAAGCAGTTGTAAATACTACTGCTGGAGTCTTAGATACTGGATTAACTGCTGTACAAAATATAACACCGGATGGAAGTAAGTCTAGTATTTCACCTCAAACTGTTCAAAGTACGATATCCCAACCAGATGTAATGGCTAACAATAGTTTAAATAAAGTTTTAAATACGCATCAAACAGAGCAACAGGGACAAGACTATCAAGCAAATGAGGCTTCAAGTTCAGTGCATTTAGCTGGCGGTAAAGGTGGATGGTGTTACATTGGTGAAGATAGAGGATTTAGAAGTTGTGTAGAAGTAAGTGGAAGCGACCAATGTATGTCAGGAGACATATTTCCAAGCAAAGATATATGTGTAAATCCTAGTTTAAGAGCATAAATATAAATATAAATATAAATATAAATATTTAATTATTTGTTACTATATTAGATGATTCTGATTCAATAGTACTACTCAATGATTTAATATAAAACGTATATACTCCACTAGCAAAATCTATGGTAGTTGTGTTTTCTGTATAAGAAACGTTTTTAACTAATTTATCATTTTGATAAATATTGTAACTAGAAATTGGTATACAGACATTATTTATAGCAGTCCAAGACAATACAACAGAGAGGTTAGTAAACGATTTTAATATTAAAATAGGTGGCATTGGTTTTGCTGCACTTATAAAACCTTTGTACCCTTGTGGCCATTTAGTTCCACTATTAGACATTGTATAACGAGTTTTAGGTGTCCACGTTTGAACTTTAGGATTCCAGCATAAATCTATAATGGGACCTGGAACATCTGAGCAATAAGTGGGAAAACATTGTTGGGTATAAAAGATTTTTATAACTTCACCAGTACAAGGATTCGCTATTGTATTACCAACCAATGTACCTCCATCTTGTATTGTTGTAGTTGGACAATTATTAGGATTCGGTAAGCCATATTGAAACGGTCCTGAAATATTATTAGGTAAACCTACAATTTCATTAGGGAAAGAAATTGGTGTTGAATTAATTCTTTGTAGTCCAATTGTATTAGGATTACTATAAGTTTGCGACTGTGTAGCAAATACTTTTGTTCTATTGCACCATAAACCTTTAGAAATGAGTGAATATTTTTGTTTTTTTGTTAAGTTAGAACTATTATTTCTATACTGTAAAATATTACCTTTATACAATTGTTTATCTTTATAATAGGCTTCTGTAGGATATGATGAATTGTTTGTTAAAGGTTGGTATATAGAATTATAGGAACTATCCAAAGTATATGTACAATTATTTTGGACTCTAGACCATATTCTTGGAGGTATAGGATTATAATACGTGTTAGACATTTATATATTATTTATAATTTATAATAAATAATATAGTTTGCATCAAATATTTGATATTATGATGATATGAATTAATAATCAATTGCAGGGTTAAATTGATCTCCAGACCCATAAAAGAACCACCTCATAGATAAGTAATTAAACATCTTATCATTCATTCCTGTACTACCTATCATATGTGTATTAGGTCCATTAGAGGCTATTTTTTGAATAGCAGCAGTTCCTAAAGCATAATTATAATACCATAAATTAGAAATGTATCCATCAAAACCACCATTCATAGCAACAAATACATCACCATAATTTTGTTTAGGCACTCCAGACAAATTAATACTTCTTGATATAGTTCCATTCGTATATATGTCTAGTTTATTTCCTTGACATCTGATAATAACATTAAACCATTTATTTAATGGTATATCTGGTATTACAATTTCTTCATTAATTACATTAAATGTATTCATAATTAATAGTAGTGCGTTTGTATCAGGTGCAATATATAATCCTGGTGCATTGTTTGGTTGAATTAAACCATTACTTTGTAATTGACTATTACCTTTACTAAATATATGCTTATAAATTCCAGCATTTGTTTGTAAATTATTAACAAATATCCAAATAGACCAAGTAAACTCTAAACCATCTCTTCCATCAACTGACCTATAAATTGTTACAGCACCATTATTACTTGGGTCTTGAGGGAAAATAACCATTTGTTGTGCATCAATCATTCCATCGATTAAATGAGGGGATGGATTCGGTTTAAGGAACCAAGTTAATAGCGACATACCTGCCCTTAATAATATAACAAAACCAATAATTACTAATAAAAGAAAAGCAAACTTTGCTACTAAACTATTAGATTCTAAAAATTCTCTAGTTCCAAAAGTTCCTCTACCACTTGTTGAAAATGAATTAAATGGACTGTTATCGCTCATTATATATATTAATTAAATAAGAAAATTTAATAAAAGTAATATTAAATAGTTACAGTACCTTGACTTGTTCCATTTTCTACTAAAGAAATTTGAAGTTGGTAACTATTTAGATTTGCCCAACTAGTTGGTCCTCTAGTGTAAATATTCCAAGCTTCTTGAGGATTCATTGAGTTAGGCCAGTATTGTAACCTAGATGTCCATCCGTCAAAACCGCCTGCAGGTGTCACAAAAATATTTGAACTATTATTAACTGTTGCGATACCAGGTAACAAACAAGTTCTTACTAATTTACCATCAATATATACATCCAAAGAACGTCCGTAAGTACTAATAATTAAATTAACCCATTTTTGAATTGGAACATTAGATACATTACAAGTGTGAAGAACAGTATTACCTCCAGGAGTAGTAGGTTGTTGGTCAATTCCTGGATAACATCCTAAAGATATAGCTAAATTATTCTCAATGGGAGTTAAAACAACTGCTGGACAAGGGTCTAAACCACTTACTCCTTGAATGGACCCATTATTCTGAGGACTTTTAGCTCCCATTCTTCCAAAAATTACTTTCGATTCACCATAACGATAGTTCCAGTCATTTACATAAAACCATACTGAATAGGAAAAATTACTTGAAGCCACATCAGTACCATTTGTTGCTAAATCAGAAGCTTGTATAGTAGATGAGGTTTGCCCATTTTGAAGTTTTTGTAATGTATATGGGTCATAATATATATATCTTATCAACATTATAATCAAAACAATAATTACTATTGTAATCACAATACTTAAAACACTCATTGTATAATATAGATTTAGAAATTTTCTAGTTAATTTAGTTAATTATAATTTATTTGTTTATATAAAAAACTCTTAAACATTGTTAAAGATTTACGAATAATTAAATCATACTATTTGTTTGTAGAATTTCCTAATGTTGCTATATTATTTTTTAAAATGGTTGTATTAGAATCATTTGTAACAGGTGGTGTTTTACCTTTTGCTGTATTATAAATATAATATATATTGGACGATGTTAAAGCACTTCTAAAATACACAACATTACATATTCCCCCTTTAACACCATTTTTTTCTCCTATAGTCAAATTATCAAGAGTGTAATATGGTACAACACCTATTTCAGATTTAACTAGCACTCCGTTTAAAAATACATCTAAAATACCTCCATTATAATTAATAATGAAATTATTCCATTTCTGTAGAGGTGTATTTGTATTTATGTAAATAATTCTATTACCATTATCGTCAAAATCTGTGAGTTTATTTTGTGTATTTACTTGTAAATCTTTTTGTTGCATACTAATCATTAAAGTATTCGTTTTTGCATTATACAATATATTTGGTTTATTTCCAAAATTTAATAAAGAGGTGTATTTCTCAGAGGATGGATTTACATTAGGACCAGCTGCATCCAAGAAAATCCAACACGATATAGCATATTGATAATCAAAACTCTTGTTACCGTTTAATTCTTCATATGTTCCTAATGCATATTGTGAATCTGTATAAACTGGTTTATTTACCAATTGTTTACCACCTTGTAAATTTATCATATTAAATACCGATGGCATATTAAAATAAATTACAATTAATACAATTGCCAATAATAACATTAAAATGGAACCTGTAGTTGTAGAATTGTATTCGTGTGATATACCTTTACCAGCATATTCAAATAAATTATTAAATAAACAAGGTAAATAAAATATTAAATTCATAATTACATCAAAAAATCCTGATTTTCTAGAATTTCCATTTGGTAACTTAACATAAATAGTATTATAAATAAGTGCTAGAAAAATGAGAACAAGTAGAATATTTAATACCAAACTAATAATACTTGATTGACTAGAAAGAGATTGAACATTATAAACAATCCAAAAAATTAGTAGTCCTGATATAATTATACCAAATAAAGCCATTAATGATTTTTTAAATAGGTTCATTTGATTAATTTCCATTTTTTTATTCATCGTAAAAATATTATCTGTTATTTCGGGGAATATATTTCCTGCTAGTAATATAGACGATAAAATGCAAACTAACAGCAATATTATCATTACTGCAGATGAGGTTGCTTTATCATTAAAAAATCCTCCAGGATATGTTGCAATAGTGATTGTGACAACAATGATAAATACTAAAAATAGTAAACTACCATAAACAGAAAAATTTGAGAAATTTTGTAAAAAATTACTATATTTTTTATTTCCTTTAAATAAACTGATATCTTTTTCGGGTAATGTTAGTACAATTACTAAATACAAAAACGCAAATGCTGCTATAATGATGGTTAATAATAGAGTATATCCGAAATATTTAGATATATATCCTCCAGGGTCACTATTATAATAGGTTATATATATAGTAATTAAACAAAATATTAATATAATAGATTTTATTCTTTCATAATTGACATCAAAATTGCTGATATATTTAGCAGTAAAACTTTTGTAAAATGAAAAAAGACCAAGAACCATTGTAAGCGGTGTTATAATGTAAGCATATTTATTTAAAGTATCACTTGGTATTAATGTAAATAATAATATTAAAAAGATGGTGTATATAATGACGTAAGTAACACTACTAATTTGCTGAAATAACCCTCGTAAATCTTTATAACTAGGTAAAAGCGAAACACATAGAATAAGAATAATTAAAGTTATAAATAAAATAATAAACACGTCACCAATTATTTTTACTTGTGATTGAGTAGGAGCTGTCGTATTAGAAGAATTCGTATTAGGAGTTTTCGCTTTAAATAGAATGACAAATAATACTATAATAAGAATGATAATTAATGCTAGAAAAGGATAAAAAACACTAGGTGTTTTAAATTTTACTAATAAATCTGAACTGTCAACCCTATCACTATTTATTGTATTCATATTTGTTTTATCCATATATTATAATACTACAATATTATTTCATAAAGAATATTGATACTTAACAATTATTACTTATAATTCTTAAGTAACTTAAACACGTTTTTGTCTGTCAAAAATTAAATTTACATATTTTCACTTGCAGTTTTTTTACCGTGACAATTTCGACATAATGCAATTAAATTTTGCACGTCGTTACCTCCACCGTACTCTAATCGTATCCTATGGTCTATTTCAAATGTATGATCTAATTGTGATTTGCAATGACCACATTTCCACTCTTGATTTGATGCAACATATTTCTTTTTAGTTTCACTTACAGAACGTTTAGTTCCATTTTTTCCAGAATTTAATATTCTTTTATCTTCATTCAAAAATCCTGAAGGAAATTTATTTGTATTAATATCATTTAATGATTCCATAAAACTTTGATTATCATTTTTAGATGTAAAATCAATAATGGGACTCAACATATCCATTGATGACTTGTCTATTGGCATAAATTTAACAACATTATTTGCATATAATAACATATTTCTACCTTGAGTTGGATTTCTTTTCAATAATAAATATATACCTATACCTAAAAGGACGTAAAATATCATTTTATAATATTTTTTAAAAGACATTAACATTTTTGTATATTTTCCATCACTATATGCATTATAAACAAAAAAAGCTGTTAATCCTAATACAAATATCTCTAGTCTCATATATATTATTTAATAATAATATATATTATCTACTATGCAAAAAACAAATTGAATGAAAATATCTTGCCTCTTATTACTTCATTATGGCATTTACATTTACATTTACATTTGCACTGATTTATTTTTATTGGAAAAATATTCTTTACCAAATGATCCTTGTAACTGTAGTTGATTTAAAACACTTTTTTGGTACTTAGTTAAATGCATAATTCCTATTACAGCTAATAACATAAATATATATGGTAATAATACTAAAAACCAAGAAAGTGAATCGTAACCTTTCTTACATAACCATCCTAAAATATATGTCCAAATAAACGCAAATACAAGTTTAAAAAATACAGCTAAAAGTGTTACGTTATTTAATAAAGCAACTACAGATGAGATAATAGCAATTACAAAATACAATCTTGCTGGGGTGCACAGCTTTGAAAAATCTTTGTTCAACATTTATATAGTATTGTTATATTTTATTTTTATTTTTTTAATTTTGCAGATAATAATAAAAGTTTTTTAAATTTTCGAGTTTTTGACTTGGGTATTTTTTTAAATGATACTTTGGATATGTTTTTTACTATTTTTTTTCTATTACTAATTTTAATATTTTTATTTTTTATTTTTATGCCACTTGCTAATGAATTATCTAAATCATTAAATTTCATACTACTTTTTATTAAATTACCTAAGTTTTGCAGATTTACAATTATATTTTCTTTATTTAATTTTTCATTACTTGTAGTATATAAAGTAATAAATAGTGTTTTAATATTATCGAAAATTTCTATTTCATTTGGTACTAGTTTATTATAGTTATTATAAAATATTTCCAAATAAGGAAAATAACAAATGCAAAAACCCCATACATCTACATTTTCTATAAATACATTATCTAAATACTCACGTAAATTCAAAGAACCATCTTTACGAAATTCTGTATAGTGAATCAATATATTGACAATATAATCCGTAATATAAACAAGTGTAAAATCATTTTCTATAATTTGTTTTTTATCTTCTTCTTTTAATGTTGTTAGTTCGTTACTATATAATATATAGATAATCTCATTTATAATTTTATAATGTCCACTTCCTCTCTCTTGTATCCAAAAATGAAGATAATTTATAACAAATGGTTTTAAACTGGTTTTGTCTATTTTTCCTCCATTTTTAATATATTCTGTATATTTATATACAAATGCATCTGAAAAAATTATCACTGAAAATGGTACATTATATTGTAGTGGTCTATTTCGCCAAGTCTTTGGAAATGTTTCATTTTTAAATGGTTTATATTCTGTTGATAATCCCCAATCAATTAAACGTGTAACTATTCTTTTTTGTGATTCTTCTACTAATATGTTAGAATCTTTAATATCACAATGATATATATATTTTTTATTCATAGGTATTATACCATTTTTAAATAAATCTATTAGTGAATCGTTAACTCGATATAATTTATCAAAGGATCCATTATCATAAATAAAATCATCCACAGGTTTGCCACCATTTGGCATATTGATAGTCAATAATTTATTTAAATTATTATTTATATTTTGTTTTGTAATTTTATCTTTTGGTAATGCTTTACATTTTTTATTAAAATCTGCTAAATCACTAGATGATATTTTTGCTGGTTTACAAATAGTAATATCATTTAACAAAAAATAATCAATGTAGTTTGGTATATCTTTTAATATTTCTTTAAATTTCGTTATCTCTTCATATTCTTTTTTTGCGTGTTTTTCTGTCATTAATTTACTAATTTTTCCGATTTGCCGTTTTGATGACCCATCACACTGTAATGCAGGAGAAAATACGCATCCATAACCACCTGAAGCAATTGCGTTTCCTCCCATTGTTTTATTTATTTTTTGAACCATTATATATATTATACACATAATATTTGTTTTACTTATCATATAAGTAGTATATCACTCCTATAATAGCAGAAATAGTCAAACAATATATAACTTTCTCTCTAATTTTATAATATTCAACCATTTTTACATCTTGAGATTTATATTGTTCATAATACTTTATAAAAAAATCATTTAATGATACTTCTGGAATTTCTAATTTCTGATTAATTTTATTATGTATAAAATGAATCCAACGAATAAAAGAATCGCGATTATCTAAATATGGCGCAATTGGATACTTGTCAATCAATTTACTAAATTCACCAGAAATTATTTCTACAGGTAAAAATAATGGTAAGTTTTGAATAAACTCGTAATATTTTTTCTTTGTTATAGTATTTGGATGATGTGGGTATGTCATCGCCATCGTATGTAAAAAAAACCAATAATGAGGCCCCCAAACTTTAGGATCTAAATAAACATTTGACATTAATATGTCGAATTAAAATAAATTCTCATAATTTACTCATTTATAAGCAATTTAGGTAAAGTTATGAATTGATAAATACATTCAGACTGTGTAGTTGAATGTTGTTTACAATAATTAAACATTCTAGTAGATGATGCACTACCTTTTGTGTTTCCTAAATTAATAGAAACTCCTGCAATGATCTGATTTCCTCCTAGACGTTTTTGATATAATCCTAAGTTAAATAAATGTGGCATTCTTGTTTACATTTATAAAATAATAAAAATTTTTGTAAATAATCAATTAAAATTTATAATAATAATTATTTAAACGTATATAATTATATTAAATAAGCTATAATGAATAAAAATATAAATTTATGTAATAATTGTGGTAAACAAGGTCATTTATTTCATCAATGTAAATTACCAATTACGAGTTATGGTATCATAGTTTTTAGATCTACTGTAGAAGGGGTACAATATCTTATGATACGACGAAAGGATAGTTTTGGTTATATTGATCTTATAAGAGGTAAGTACTCACCTTACAATATTTATCAAATTCAAAATATTGTAAATGAAATGTCTATAATAGAAAAAGAAAGGATTTTGAATGAATCTTTTGATAATTTATGGAAAAAAATGTGGGGAGAATGTATAAATAGTCAATATAAAAATGAGGAACAAATTTCATCAAAAAAAATGGATTTTATTAAAAATGGCGTACTAGTAAACGATGAGTTAATTACTTTGAAAGATATTGTAAACAATAGTAATACAAAATGGTTAGAAACTGAATGGGAATTTCCTAAAGGAAGACGTAATCATAAAGAAAAAGATTTAGAATGCGCATTGAGAGAATTTGAAGAAGAGACAGGTATTTCTCAAGAAAAAATAACAATAGTTGAAAATTTGTTACCTTTTGAAGAAATATTTATTGGAACAAATCATAAGTCATATAAACATAAATATTTTTTGGCATATATGAATGAAATTGAAAATTATATGGAAAATTTTCAAGTAACTGAGGTAAGTAAGTTAGAGTGGAAAAATATAAACGAATGTTTAGAATCAATAAGACCTTATAATTTAGAAAAAAAGAATTTAATAAACAATATTAATAAAGTATTACAAGAATATAGATTATATTCATAATATATAGTATTATGATAGAAAGTCCTGATAAAAATAAAAAATTAATTATACAATCTTCAGATGACTCTAAATCCAGTATAGAATCAGAAAAAACACCATCAAATTCTGCACAAGTGACAAGTAAAATCATCCCACAAACAGAAGTACCATCTGCAACCGAAATGGCAGTACCAACTTTAACTCATACAGAAGTACCATCTGCAACCGAAATGGCAGTACCAACTTTAACTCATACAGAAGTAGCAACGGCAACCGAAGTGGCACTACCAACTGCATCAAAATTATCTGTTATAAATCCAGTTACCAAAACTTTAACAGATAGTTCTATTGTTAATGCTAACCCTAAACCTGATTTAAAAACACCTACTGAATTATCAAAAATAGAGAGTAGTTTAGAAAATGACTTTATTAAGATTGATTGTAATGACGAAAAAATATATTCAAACGAATGTAACAAATTTTTATTAAAGAGAGAAATTCTTGAAAGTAAAGTATTAGATAATACCCCAGATGCAAATCCTTATTTATATCCTAATTTAAGTGATACAAAATTCAACATAAAAATCGCATCAAAAAAAGAATTCAATGATACAAAATATGATGGCACAATTCACGAAAATATTAAAGAACAAGCAGATCTTTTAGCAAAAGCGGATTTTGAATTACAGCCTCATCAAGCATTTGTTAAAAACTTTTTATCATTTCAAACACCTTATAGTAGTTTATTATTATATCACGGTTTAGGTACAGGTAAAACGTGTAGTGCAATTGGCGTATGTGAAGAAATGCGCGACTATATGAAGCAAATGGGAATAACAAAAAGAATTATGTTTATTGCATCAGAAAATGTCCAAGATAATTTTAAATTGCAATTATTCGACGAGAGAAAATTAAAATTAGTTGATGGAATTTGGAATATAAGAGCTTGTACAGGTAATAATTTGTTGAAGGAAATTAATCCAATGAATATGAAAGGAATTCCAAAAGAAAAAATCGTTAGCCAAATTAAAAATTTAATAAATTCGTATTACATATTTTTAGGTTATGGTCAATTTGCAAATTATATTATTAAAACAATGAATTATGATGAAGAATTAGAGAGAGAAAGATTTAAACGAACCACTGAAAAATCGAATACAAAAACTCAAACAAAAATACAAATGCTTAAGGATGTCAAAATATCGTTAAATAAGAGAATTCTGAATAAATTACGTAAAGAATTTAATAATAGACTGATTGTTATTGATGAGGTTCATAATATACGTAAAACAGACGATAACGAAAACAAAAAAGTAGCAATTAATTTAGAATATTTAGTTAAATCGGCAGAAAACTTGCGTTTACTTCTTCTCTCTGCAACTCCAATGTACAACAGCTATAAAGAAATAGTATGGTTATTAAATTTAATGAATATTAATGATAGACGAAGTAGAATTGAATCCAAAGATATATTTGATAAAGCAGGTAATTTTAAAAAATCAGGTGAAGAGTTACTTGTAAGAAAAGCCACTGGATACGTTTCATTTGTGAGAGGCGAGAACCCATATACATTTCCTTTTCGAATTTATCCTGATAATTTTGCCAAAAACAATACATTTGAAGTAATTAATTATCCATCCTATCAAATGAATTTAAAGAAAATTCAACACGAAGATAAAAAACGAATATTAAATTTGTATTTAAATACAATTGGTAATTGTAATAATTGTGGTAAATGTCAATATTGTGTATATAAATATATCATTTATAATTTAAGAAATAAAAAGTTTACTATAACCACAAAAACTGGGATTGTTAGAGATATGCCTAGTTTTGAAAATATGGAGTCTTTTGGTTATACATTACTTCAGACACCATTAGAATCACTTATAATATCTTATCCGATAGATGGTTTAAAAGAACATTTATCAGAAATAAGTGAAGAAACATATTCTGATGAACTCTCTCCTAGTTTTTCAGAATCGTCAGTTTTATCAGATGATGAACAAGAGGAAGAAGATATAAAACGAGACAAAAACCCTTCAAAACAACTTATCATTGAAAATAGTAGTAGTGAAACAAATAAAACAAATAAATATACTTTGGGTGGCGATAATTCATTATCAAGTAGAAACGTATTTACACAAATAGATCCACATTTATTGACTGGTAAACAAGGATTAGAGAGAATGATGAATTTTGTGGATGAAAAAACACCACCAAAAAAAGGTGATTTTGAATATAAAAAATCAACTCTTGAAAAATATGGCAAGATTTTCTCTCAACAACTTATCGGAAACTTTAGTTCTAAAATAAAAACTGTTTTGGATAATATATTAAATTCCCAAAATAATAAGGTATGTGACGGTATTCTTCTAATCTATTCACAATATATCGATAGTGGGTTAATACCTATGGCTCTCGCTCTTGAGGAAATGGGATTTACGCGATATGGTGATAATGTCAAACCTTTATTTAAGAATAAACCTACAGAAACGGTAGATGCTCGTACAATGAAAGCTCCGTCAGATAAAAAAAATTTTATGCCAGCGCGTTATGCATTAATTACTGGCGATCCACGCTTATCACCAAATAATGATTTTGAAGTAAAAGGTTTAACTAACGAAGACAATAAAGATGGAAATAAAATAAAAGTAGTTCTTATATCGAAAGCTGGATCAGAAGGGATAGATTTAAAATTTATTCGCCAAGTTCACATTTTAGAACCGTGGTATAATATGAATCGTATTGAACAAATTATAGGGCGCGCTGTTCGTAATTTCTCTCATAAGGATCTTCCATTTGAAAACCGAAATGTAGAGATTTTTATGTACGCAACAATTTTAGGCGATAATAAAGAAGAAGCAGCAGACTTGTATGTATATCGTGTAGCTGAATATAAAGCAATACAAATTGGAAAAGTTACTCGTGTGCTTAAAGAAACTTCTGTGGATTGCATTATAAATCACGACCAAACAAATTTTACACAAGAAATGATGTCAGCAAGCTTAAAAGAACCAATTACTCAAGAATTGTCAAACGGACTTATTTTACATAATTTCAAGATAGGTGATGCACCATTTTCTCCTGTTTGTGATTATATGGCTACTTGTGATTATTCTTGTAGACCTGATAAAAAAATAGATTTAAATAATTTAAATGAAGACACCTATAATGAAAATTTTATTGTAATGAATTCAGAAAAAATATTACAACGCATTAGAATGTTAATGAAAGAAGGTTTTTTTTATAAAAAGGATGTATTTTTAAGAGCTATTCGTAGTCCTAATGAATATCCATATATACAAATATATTCTGCATTAACCCAACTAATAGAAGATAATAATGAATTTATAACAGATAAATATGGAAGAAATGGAAGATTAGTAAATATTGGTGAATATTATTTATTTCAGCCTGTTGAACTTAAAGATAAAAATATATCTATTTTTGATAGGTCTGTACCAATTGATTATAAACATTCTATGATCAATTTTGAAATAAAACAAAATATAGTTAAACCTGTAATTGACAATAGAAATGTGGCTAAAGTTATTGTACAAGAAGAAGATAATGAAAAGGAAAACTTAGAGGGAAAAAGTATAATAAAAGAAATGATTTTAAATTATGATATTAGTCGTGATTTTACTAAACAAACTCGTGTACCAAGAGGAGATGATAATTGGTATAAACATTGTGGTATTGTAATGAGAAAAATGGCAAAGGATTATCCAGAGTCTAGCAAATATTTGATTGACTTTTTAGTAGCACATATGGTTGAATTATTACTGTTCGATGAAAAACTATCAGTTATGAATTATTTATATTCATTAGAACATATAGAAAATAGTTCATTTGAATGGTTTACCAAAGACTATTTTGAGAGAAAAAGTATTAAAACTAAAAATTTCTATACAATGATTTTGTATAAACTCAATAAAAGAATCATTATGATATTAAATGAAAATAATAAATGGATAGAAGCAACACCAGAAGATCAGTTGGAAATTGCAAATGCGAAAGAAACAAAAGAAATATTAAATATAACTATAGAATCTTTTAATAAAATTATAGGATTTATTGGATATGAAAAAAACAATAAGTATTTTGTATTTAAAACAAAAGATATGACATCAAAACGCGATACGGGTGCTAGATGTGACGAGTCTGGTAAAGAAAAAACACTTAAAAAAATAAATGAAATTATTGGTACCGTTAAATATACAAATGAAAATACAAAAATGGAAAAAGATAAAGATGGCAATATAATTAGAGAAGCCATTGGTCACGTAGAATTATGTATTTTGGAAGAATTTTTATTGAGATTCTTTGATGTAATTAAGAAGCATAATAAAAAATGGTTTTTATCACCTGAAATGGCTATATATTATAAATTGTACACAGTAAATATGTAAAATACAATAATACATAAATAAAATAATAAATAAATACAATAATAAATAAATACCATTAAATAGTCGTAATTATACGATAATGACAAAATACGTATAATTTCTTTAAAATTCTATTAAATAAAATTGAAAGAAATATAATTAAAAGATTATATGTATATACAATATAATGGAAACATTTACTAAACATTCACAACAAAAAAATAAAAGAAAAGAAAATAGAATACAATCTATATATTCAAGATGTTTAATTACAAGAAATATAGTCTTACCTATAACATCTATTGGAAAAAATATAAGAGAAACAATTGAAGAAAATATAAAGTTTAAATTTGAAGGTAAATGTGTTGTAGAAGGGTATATAAAATCGAACTCTTCTAATATTATTACGCATTCAAGTGGATTAGTTATTAGGGGTAATTCAATTTCATTTGAAGTAGTGTTTGAATGTGAGGTATGTTTTCCTGTAGAAGGAATGATTATATCCTGTCTAGCTAAAAATATTACTAAAGCTGGTATTAGGGCAGAAAGTGCAACAGATGTACCATCGCCTATAGTAGTATTTATTGCGAAAGACCATCATTATACCAATAATTATTTTTCAGAAATTAAAGAAGGAGATAATATAAATGTAAGAGTTATTGGTCAACGTTTTGAGTTAAATGATAAATATATTTCCATTATTGGTGAAGTTATTAAACCAAAAGTTGATAAAGATTATATACCTAAAACAAAAGAGACATCAAAACCACGTATTGTTATAGAAGGATAAATATATAATTGATAAATTGATAATATTTTATAAGTATTATAGTATAAAACAAATAATTTTTTTATAATTCATAATTAAATAATATTTAAAAACAAAAATCATATTATATTATCTATTAAATGGAATCAGCTGTGACTACCGATGAAATTAATTATTATCCTATTGCAAAACTTAATTATATCAGGGAAGCAATTGAAAATATGAACAAATTTAATCAAGTTGAAGTACTGCGTATATTGAATAAAAATAATGAAGTAACCATTAATGAAAATAAATATGGAATTCATATTAATCTTTCTGAGCTTAAAAATGAATTATTAGATGAAATTTGTATCTACATTAATTATGTTAACACACAAGAAGTTACACTAAATATGATTGAACAACAAAAAGAAGACTACAAAAATACATATTTTTCAAAAGATATTAAAGATAATCGTAAAATATTAAATAAGTAAAACGGATACAATGACATTATGTAATGATGTAATAAATGATTTACAATATTATATATTAGATGATAATAATATTAAAAAAGCATTAGAGATGAACATTAATAATAATGTAAAAAATAATATAATTCAAAAAAATGATAAAACCGATAAAATTGATAAAAAACAGACAAATGAAAATAATTTTTTTTTCCCAAAAGAAAAAGATACATTATTTTGGTGTTTTTATATTATTAAAAACGGAGATGTTAAATATGATTCTATATATCATAAAAATGAAGTACTTGCTAGTCAAATAAAGATTGAATATGTGGAAAAAATAAGAAAAGAGAAACAAACCGTAAAAACATATAAATTTGACACAATTAGTAATATTGAGTCAAATTTAGCTAATGATAAAATATTAAATATTAAAACATTTTTAACATTATGTGCTATTGAAAATATCAATATTTTATATACACATAATAAAACATATTACGAGTTATTAACAAATGATACTGATAATATATTTATAGTTAACTCTTTAGATAAAGGTATAGGTTCTGGATCTTTTGGTAAAAAATATGGTTATCAATTAAACACCAAAGATTATGCAAATAATATCAAATCATCCCTATATAAACTAGACAATATAGATAAACCATTAAAAGCAATCTCTTATTATAAAGTAGAAGATTTAATTAAAATATGCAATAAATTAGTAATAGAAACAATTAATAAACAAAATGGGAAGGAAAAATTAAAAAAAGAGTTATATGAAGCGATTATTCAATATTTTTAAATTTAAAAAAAAATGAACAACAATTTAAAAATATGTCTTATTATATATAAAACAATGAATACGATTTCCAAACCAATACTTTCTAGTTTAGAGGTGACTGCAAGTGAAGTTATTGATTATGGTATACCAGATATTAATAAATTTTTCCAAACACTTGATGTTGAAACGAAAAAAAAAATCACTAAATATACTAATAAAGAAACCCAAAAAAATATATTACAATCTATGATGGATCCTGAGTTAACAGAGTATTATAATAAATTACCAGAAAAATCTAAAAAAACATACGATGACCTTGGACCTAGAGATAAATATATGTTTTTGAAAAAAGCTTTTAACGAAAAAAAGAAGAAGGAATCTGAAAAGAAAGAAGATAAGAAAATGATACAAGAAAAAGAATTTGAAATGGAGAAACAAAAATTAAAAAAAGAGTCTGAAAAACAAAAAGAAGAAATTGTGTTACCTATTGTAAAGGAAGACGATGAACTTACATCTAAAGATATTCCGGAAGAAATCTTTGGCTTAGAAGAAGGTGAAATTATAGAAAAACCACCCGCAAGAGAAGGATCACCTCAACAACATTTTGATAATCTCGTTAAAAATTTTTATGATACAAATCCATATATATCTAGTGGTAATGTATATAATGAACTTGAGGTTAAATTTGGAACGCGAGGTATTAAACCATTAACACGTAATGACTATGACAATGTTATTAAAACACTAAAATCATTTGGTTTTACCAGTACAGATTACATAGGAAAAGCACTATTACGTATTAATTGGGAATTCTTAGATAGCACATCCGGAAGATTCAAACCTTCTGATATAAGAGTAGAAATAGCTGGTTTACATAATGTAGAAAATTACTGTAAAAATAATGATTTAAAAATGATATTTACAAATTCACCTACATCAGTAGATTTTGTCAATAAAAAACCACCAATCATAAATGGAGTAAAAGTATACCCAGTAAATTTTGACGATTTTAATTTTAAAGTTGCCTATCAAGTAGAAGAAAAACCAAAAATAGGTGTAAGAAATTTCATATTAGATAATTGGCGAAAATCTAAAAAAGAATTCCGATATATTAATCGTGTGGCATTTGAACATCCAGATTATCCGTTTTTAATAGATATTAGTATTGTAAAATATGGTAATAAAGCTCCAGATAAATTTGGGAGAGAAGGACGGGGACAAATGATTAAAGTATATACAATCGAAGAATCAAATGTATTTAATAATGTAGAAACGTATGAAATTGAAATTGAAATAAACAATAAAAAGATTGGACCAGGAACAAAATTTAATTCACCTATAATAATAGTTGAATCATTAAGAAAAGTAATTAAGTTTGTTTTAAGTGGATTACAAGGAACAAATTATCCAATATCTTATCCAGAACAAAATGAAGTTTTACAATCCTATATGAAACTAATTTGGAAAGATGAATATCAATATGACCCTAAACAAAAAATTAATAATTATTACTTTATTGGTCCGAATTCAGTTACTTTACAAATAGTTAACATTGCAACAATTGATGAAAATTCAAATCAACCTAATATTAGAAAAGATTTTGTTGTCACTGATAAAGCAGATGGTGAGAGACGTTTAATGTATATATCCGATAAAGGTAAGATATATTTAATTAGTACTAATATGGATATAATATTTACTGGTGCGAAAACTAATAATGAATTATGCTTTAACTCATTAATTGATGGAGAATTAATTCTGCACGACAAAAATGGTACATATATAAATTTATATGCTGCTTTTGACATATATTACTATCAAAAGAAAGATATAAGAGACCATACTTTTATGCTTTTAAAAGATGAATTAGATATAAATAAATCAAGATATTATTTATTGAAAAATTTCGTGAATGCATTAAATTCAGTTTCTATTATGAACACAGGAACAACAAAAAATATTGCAGAAAAAATTAAAAAAACATCAGAAATATTTTCACCAATTAAGATTACTACAAAAGAATTCTTTCCAATGAATAATAAGCAAACCATATTTGAAGGTTGTAATCAAATAATAAAAAAAGAGAGAGAAAATAGATTTGAATATAATACGGATGGTTTAATATTTACTCACTCGTTTTATGGTGTAGGATCAGAAGAAGTTGGTAAATCTGGACCAAAAACAAAAATAACTTGGTTACAATCATTTAAATGGAAACCACCACAATATAATACAATTGATTTCCTTATTACAACAAACAAACACGCAACTGGCGACGATGTAATAAAACCAATATTTGAAGATGGTATTAATGCGAAATCAGTAACACAATTAAGTGAATATAAAATAATAGAATTGCGATGTGGATTTAGCGAAAGTAAAGATGGTTACATAAACCCTTGTCAAGATATTATTGAGGATAAAATACCCCAAATCATTCACACTTCAAAAAATAAAAAAGAAAATGATTATTTACCTCGACGATTTTATCCAACAGATCCATATGATCCTAAAGCAGGTTTGTGTAATATAATGTTAAAAACAGATGAAAGTGGTAATAAACAAATGTTTTCTGAAGAGAATGAAGCATTTGGAGATAATACAATTGTAGAGTTTAGATATGATTTTGAGAGAGAAGAAGGATGGCGATGGGTACCTTTAAGAGTAAGATATGATAAAACTGCAAGATACTTAAAGGGGGAGAAAGAATTTGGTAATTCATATAAAACTTGTAATGAAAATTGGAAATCTATTCATCCTGCTGGACGTATTACGGGAGATATGCTGTGCACTGGTTTAGATATTCCGGACATTATAGTCAGTGAAGATAAATATTATAATACACTTGCAGGTAAATTTAAAACCGAATCGATGAAAAATTTTCATAATTTATATGTTAAAAAGTTACTAATAACTGGTGTATCAAAACAAGGCGATACTCTCATTGATTATGCTTGCGGTAAAGCAGGTGATTTACCAAAATGGATTGCATCAAAATTGTCCTTTGTATTTGGTATTGATTATTCGAAAGATAATTTAGAAAATCGCTTGAATGGCGCGTGTGCTAGATTTTTAGATTCAAAAAAGATGACTAAAAATATACCATCTGCTTTATTTGTTCACGGTAATAGTTCATTTAATATTAGAAATGGTAGTGCAATGTTAAATGATAAGGCTAAACAGATTACAGCTGCTATATTTGGAATTGGTCCAAAAGAACCTGAGAAAATTGGTAAAGGAGTTGCTAAACAATATGGTAAACACGACGACGGATTTAATGTATCATCGTGTCAATTTGCAATTCATTATTTCTTAGAAAGTCCAGACACTCTTCGAGGTTTTGTTAAAAATTTAGCAGAATGTACTAAACTAAATGGCTATTTTATAGGCACTGCATATGATGGTAAAATAGTATTTGATTTATTAAAAAAAAAAAAACAAGGTGAAAGCATACAAATAAACGAAGATGGAAAGAAAATTTGGGAAATAATTAAAATGTATAATGCTAATACATTTGATGATAATTCAAGTTGTATTGGATATAAAATTGACGTATATCAAGAATCAATTAACCAATTAATTTCAGAATATTTAATTAATTTTGATTATTTAAATCGTATTTTAAATTTATATGGTTTTAAATTAATAACTAGAGAAGAAGCAAATGAATTTGGTATTCCAGATGGTACAGGCCTTTTTAGCGAATTATTTATGAATATGTTAGAAGAAATATCTAAAAATAAATTCAAAGCAAAAGACTATGGAAAAGCTGCAAATATGAGTGATTTTGAACAAAAAATTTCATTCTTAAATCGATATTTTGTATATAAAAAATTTGCAGAGGTAAATACAGAAAAAGTAATTCTTGAACTATCCGAATATGAAGCAACAGAAAATATACGTACTAATATACAAGAAACCAATACTGCAATAGAAATAGCTAAGGATGAAAATAAAAAATTACAACCGAAGGTAAGAAAACTAAGTAAAAAAATTGTATTACTACCTGCAACGGAAGCAGTAGATGAACAACCACCAGTTTCTACGGTAGAAAAAGCTTTATTGATTAAAAATAAAAAATCAATAAAAAAAGAAACAAAAGAAATAAGTGAACTTAAAAAAGATAAAGAAAAAGAAAAACAAACTAAAAAATTATTAATAATAGAAAGTGATGATGAAGATTGATTTATTAATAAATATTTGTACTAATATTTTTAAATAGACTTAAATAAAAATATATAATATATAATAATATAACTAATGAGTTATTACATATTACCAAAAAATAATAATAATATAAATATTAATCCTATATTAACAGATGAACCATTAAATAAACCACACATATCTCATAGTCTTTATAATTATTATAATGACAGTAGAGAACAAATAGTAGAATGCATTAATGAACACGACTTATCATTTAATACATATGAAGAAATAATAAAAATTGTGAACCCTTATGAATATATTTTTTCAAAAGTACCAGGTTCCAAATTTTCTGTAAGTAAATTAAAACCAAAAACAAATTTATTCTATGATTTTTTAGAAGTGTCTACATCATTAAACGTTTTCGAAGGATTTAAAAATAAAAAAATTAATTCATTACATATAACAAAAAATCACATAGACTCAATTGAATGCTTTGAAATGTTGCGTGAAAATTTTACTGACAATATAATTTTTTCTGACAATACAAATGATGAATTTATTAAATCATTAAATGATAATAAATTTGATTTTTTATTTTTTGAAACAAAAACCGAAAATATAAATTCATATATAACAAGTTTTATTGAATTTTTGACAATTATTTTAAGGCATCAAAATAGTGAAGGTTTATGTATTATAAAAATAAATCATATATTCTATAAACCATTTATAGATATTTTATATTTATTGTCGTCATTATATGAAAAAATATATATTATAAAACCAAATACTAGTAATGTAAGTTCTTTTGATAAATATATTGTATGTAAATTTTTTTTACTAGACGAAAACAGAATTAACTATTATAAATTGAATTATATTAAACTAATATTATTATTAAAAATGGTAACAAATAAAAATATAATATCTGTTATTGATAATATAATCCCGTATTATTTTACTTTAAAACTTGATGATATGAATATTATAATTGGACAGCAACAATTAGAGTCATTAGACCAAATTATAAATATTTTAAAGAATAAAAATAAAGAAGAAAAAATAGAAATAGTTAAAAAAATAAATATTCAAAAATCTGTCAATTGGTGTGAAAAATATAAAATACCATACAATAAATTTACTGAAAAAATAAATATATTTTTACCAATAATTAAAGAAGTAAAAGAAGTAAAAGAAATACAAGAAATACAAGAAATACAAGAAATACAAGAAATACAAGAAATACAAGAAATACAAGAAATACAAGAAATACAAGAAATACAATAATTCATATTTTACTATACACTTCTTGAATTTGTATTATATGTATTTGGTGATTGAGAGAAATGATTTGAATTTGTAACAACCCTAGGGTAGTATCTATATGTACCAGGTTTAGAAACAGGTACTTGATACTGTGGTAATTTTTGATAATAACATAATTTTTTGTTTTGAAATTGAAATACTGTAGGACTATTACATAATGGAGCCTTATTTTTATATATATTATTAATCGGATTGCCTGCATATAATTCATTTGCTGTAACTAGTTGTGGTCCTGTATTATTATAATTATGTAAAGAAGCGGCATTTGTAGAAATAGTATCTACCTGTAGCTTTAATATTCTAGTGGAACTATCCACCGCACCTTGTTTGGCATATTGATAGTTATTTGGTTTATACACAACAAGCTGACATCCAACAGGATTAGACGGACCGGCTAAAGGCATACCCCAATATGGATTACTTATAAAATCTGTAAATACAGCCAAAGCTAGTGTTTTTTGAGGTTCGGATAATGTATTTATCCATGTAAAAAACCCTTGGACCGAATTTATATTCAATGTATAAAAATTATCAACCTGCTCTTGTGTTACAATATTTTTATTTAACATCATACCAAGCATTTGAGATATAAGAGCATTTTCCGTTGCATTATATATTTCACCATTAGGCTGACAATTTGCCAAATAAGTATTTGTTAAAGATAATGGACTACCAGGTGTTATACCTTTGTTACCATCTACCGAAATATAATATGGATTAGACTTATAATCAGAATTATCAAGTGATTTATAAGATAAAAAGTTAAAGGCCTTTTGTTGATACGTTTTACATCTATTTTGAAGATATTGCGAATGCGTTGTATAATAATTCTTTTTAAGATTTGTACTTGCATAAATTGCACGTCTTTTTGCTTTATACTCTTGATTACAACATAATACAGGATTTTCAACATTTGGTTCTGGATTCTCTGTTAAGTATGTGGTATTTGGATAATAATTTGCTACAATATCTACACCTTGACAAGTTTTACAATCATTTTGTAATTGTTTTATGCCATTTATTTCATCAGAAGAATTTTGTTTTACAATATAAGAACCAGGTTTATCCTGCATTTCGTTCAGTAATCCTGAACCACCAAAACCACCTCCAAGTGAAGTACCTTTACTAGAAGCTACATATCGATTCATATTGTAATTAATTAATGCACCTTCATCAATAATTAAATCAATACTGTTATTATGAGGGTTTTTAACTGATAAATTAACTGCAATAATCGGTTGAAAAGGGATCTCTCTACCTTTTCTATAATGCGTAATGGGTCGTGGTAAACCAAATCCAGTTTGAATACTGTTATTATGAGGGTTTTTAACTGATAAATTAACTGCAATAATCGGTTGAGAAGGGATCCCTCTACCTTTTCTATAATGCTTAATGGGTCGTGGTAAACCAAATCCAGTTTGAAATACATTACCTGGGTCATTATTTGTAAGAGGTCTAATATGACCAGCGGCAGTTCCTACTGGATTACTAAAAGGTCCTGTACCTTTCCACGTTATATATTGCTTATTAAAAATAGCACTTTTATGATTATATCCTGAGGCAGGTCTTGACCTCATTCCTTGTGGATAAAACGCTGTTGACATAGTATATTATTATTGAAGAAAATAAAAGTAATATAATACTATATATTTAGTAGATGCAATATGTAAATATAATATTCATAAAGTAAATATATTTTTAAATGTATTTACTTTATTGTTAATTATGATAATAAAATAAATTAATAATATATATTAATGATTATTTCTATTCTTATTACAATATTTATCATCTTAATAGTTTATCAGTTTTTATATTACAGAGTGATAGAAGGTATGACAGATTCCAAATCTTCTACTAGAATCAAAAAAAATTTATCTCAACATAATAGCGATAATATTGTATATTTACAAGATAACACTCAATCATTATTAAAAGAAAGTTATAATATGAATAATACAAAAACACAATTACAAAATAATATTAATAGTTTACAAGATCAAATTAATAAGTTTGTTTCAGACCAGACAAATAAACTTCCGTCTTCACCTCCTGTTATAAGTGGTGCCGTAGAAAAACAATAAATATTTATATAAATTTTAAGATAAAAATAAAAAATAAATATATATTAATGATACTGTATATACTTATTGTTTTTTTTGTTATACTAATAGTTTATCAATTACTTTTAGGGTTTAAACAAAGTAATATTGAAGGGATGACAGATGCATTCAGTAGCGATACACCTAGTACTGATACAACCACACAATATACAGATTATAACAGTAATGAATCAAATAATTGTAATGTTGTTTCACAACAAAATACTTCTAATATAATGCTTTTAAAAAAACAAATTGACCAATTAATGACAACAAAAAATACTACAGAACAGGATATGACGACAATGCAAAAACAAGTAGATGATATGCAAAACCAACTACTTACTATACAAACACAACAACAACAATTTATTACACAAATGCAAAGTAATTCAACAAATTCAACAAATTCAACAAATACTTCTACCACAACAACACCAACAACACCAACAACACCAACAACATCACCTACATAAGTAAAAACATTATTATTTAAAACAAAAATTTCAATTTCATAAATTAATATATTTATATATTTTAAGTATAAAATATGAGTGATAATTTATTTAATGAAGTATTACAAGATGTTAAAGGAGTAGAAGAAAAATTGTTAGGACCATCGTATCCATATTATAAAAATATTAAATTACCTGGACAAATTGGTATGACTGATGATGGCAGTCTTTCTGCATTAGCAAAAGACATTAATGGTTTAATAAGTTATGTGGAAGTATTAGTAACAGGAAATAGTAATGCATCTTCCACAGGAGGACCTTTAGGAAACAAATTTTTCTTAAAAACAGGAGCAAAATGTAAAGCTACAAATACTTGTACAGACCCAAATAATTCATCTACCTGTCAAGAAGTTGACAGATATATTTATGTAGATAATGTACCAGCTGGAAATATTCCATTTATATCGCAAGGATTAGGTGTCAATTTTTCAGAGTTTAAGGGTTTAATTCCTGGTTCTATGGGAAATTTAAATGTTTTAAATCCTTTTGGTATTATGCAAGCTTTTCTTTCTGGTTCAACGCCACCGTGTCAAGAACTTACAATGCAAACTATCAGTGTTGATAATGTTCCATCATCAGAAACTCATTATGTTACAGTAACAGATATACAAAATATGGACCCGTGTACATTTTCAAATAAAGTAAATCCTATTACAGGTAAAGGTTGTCAAGAAGCATTTAACAACGGTATTGCTGATACTGCTAGTCCTTTATTACCTGAAGACCCATTGGCACAAATATATTTTGCTGGATTAGCATTAGTCGGTATATATATATTATACCGTTTTATGGAAAAATCACATTAATTACTTCATATATATTTTATTAATATTATATATGAAGAGTATTAAAATTCCTATACGTTATTTACCGTTAACATTAACAAAAAAAGATAAACAACGTCAATTGAATATGTTAAACAAATCGCGAAAACTATACAAAAAAAATAAGTATTATACTCGAAAACAAGTTAAATCCTATACGAGTAAACCATCAAAACATATTATTAATGCACGTAAAATTTATAAACTGGAGACAATTTATCCCAATAAAAGATTGTCACGTGCTACAGGTTGTTCCATCAATGCTTTGAACAAAATTGTAGAAAAGGGTGAGGGTGCATATTATTCATCTGGTTCAAGACCAAATCAAACTGCTCAATCTTGGGGTTTAGCGCGGTTAGCAAGTTCAATCACAGGTGGTAAAGCATCTGCTATAGATTTCAATATATTAGAAGAAGGATGCAAACATAACAAAACAGCCTATTTATTAGCAAAAAAATCTAAACGGAAATACGGGTTTGGACATTCAAAAACAAAAAAAATATTGGTATAAAATATTATACTATCTAATCAAAGTCTAATAAATCCGTCGTTGTTAATTTTGATGAATTCGTATCTTTATAAACTAATTGCTGTGTTAAATAATCTATCGTTTTCATTTTAATATTAATCTCTTTTTCTAATCTAGCTATTATTATTTTTTGATTAGCAATTGTATCTTTTAACTGAACATTATCTGTATAATAATTCAACTTATTTGTATTCATATCTGCTAACCATTTTTTATGTGTAATTGTTTTTATATGATTCGAAAAATATGCAGAACAATCATACACCTTATCCTTTCTTGCACCACAAGGACATCTTAAACCTTTTTTTAATATGATATTAGATGGTATTTTGTCTATATAATTACTGTTTTCATCTAAACTTGGTGAGTAAATATCAGGCTCTACTATTAATTCCATTTTGAATTCAATTAAATTATTTAATAAATAATATTTAAATAATTTATTTTAATGTTTTCTATGTTTGCAAGATTTGGAATGTTTATGTTTACGATGTCTTTTTGTTCTACCTCCGACCCAGTTATGTGGTTGGGCATTTTTTATGTCTGTTAAAGGTGACGCGTGAAATGCAATACCAGATGTAGGAGTTCTAGCATTGAATCCTCCACGTTTAACGGTGGTTCTTCTTTTTCTACCTCCTATACTTTCTTGAGGAGGTTTAACTCTGGTTATTCTTTTTCTACCTCCTACATTTTCTTGAGGAGAAAAATCAGATGAATCTGGTACAGCACTAGAAATAGGAGTAGTGGTAGAAATAGGAGTAGTGGTAGAAATAGGACTGGTTGTAGGATTAGTAACACTCGCACTAGTACCTGATACAGAATTGTATGCATCAGTTGTAGCCTTCTTAGTAGAGTTCCACCAAGATTCCCAAAACCCTCCTCTCATTTTTTTTTGATAACGTTTTGGCATTTATATTATATTGTAAGAAATTATATTATAATATAACAAATATTATTAAATATCATTTACAAATATTCTTTATTATAAATAGCTAAATTATTAACCTATCAAATTTGATACGCATTTACACACATACGATGCTTTAGATTAGAACCCGCTAAAACTGTAGTTTTGGGTTTAAACCAAAATTAACTTATTACCATTAACAATACGTGCGTTTCCAAAGACATAAGTCTGAATATATCTTAAAGCTTCATAAGAACCTAGTTGATTTTTCCAAAAACCATAAATTCTTTGTGTAGAAGCTTTTGAGTTGCGAGGTTGACTAATAGCCACAGAGCCGATGACACGTCCATAAGAACCTAATCCGTACATAGGAGTTAAAGAGAAAGAAGGTCGGGTTGACATTTATATATATATACTAAATATATTTTTTCATAAATATACTAATAATTTTGACGCACTATAGAACCCCATCCACAGATGTGTGGATTTGATAAACTGGTATTTTGTATCGCACCTTTTTTTTTCGGAGCAGTACAACCTCCTGAACGCACTCTGCGTATCGTACTTCTTGTGCTACTAGGCATATATACTTTTGTAGAAATAGGAGCACTATTTGGTAAGTTTACTTTATACGCACTTTGTCCAACTGCATTACTTTTTGCTATAGTAGTATACATAGAGGATGGAATGGGTGGAATATAATTGGTATGGGATGATGTTGCGACAGTTCTACCAGATGAATTTATCATGTAACCCAAAGGAGCGGATATTTTCCCTAAAGCAATTTGTTTTACTAAAGCATCTTTATTAACGCTAGTTCTTAAATAGTGATGACGCGCATTTGTATTCATGTCAGCATTAACAGGTGTTTGACTTGGGTAAAATTGAGGAGGTGTAGGACGGATACCAACTAATGTTCCATAAATATGGTATGGGATCAGATTTGGTGTTCTATCTGTACTTAATGGTCCTGTAATAGGGGCATTCACATAATTATCATATGATACAGACCCAATTGATGTAGATACAGCATACGGTGTTGACATTTAATATATACATTATATATTTATAAAAAGTATAACTAAAACTTAAATTTTAATCCTTTCATTTTTCATTTTTTCTCTCTATTTATGTAATTGGGAGTACCACAAAACAAACAACTTTGACTCAATAATGTAGAATCAACAATAGAATTGTTACGTTTACATTTACAACATTTATATATATTAGATAATTGACTAATTAAATGAGAAAAGGTGTAAAATCTGTTTTTTGATATAGTAATATTTTTTTCCTGTTATTTATCATATTATTTTATAAAATAATATGATAATAAAATAATATTCTCATCTCTTATTTAATAAATATCACTCTTAATATCTTCTAATCGCTCTTTGTGCAGATTGACTTGCGTTATAGTTATCACCTCCATAAGAAAGATCATTATAATTTTTATTAACAGCCCGTTGTTTGAGATATGTAATATAATCAGAACTATCATAAACATATTTAACATTACACGCTGCAGCTGGAACATTAGATAATAATTGAAGACTATTATAAGCAGCGGATGGTATACAAGAATCTGAAATAGAACCAAAACGCCCTCGTAACCCTTTTAATCCAGGTCTGCTTTGAAATGTTTGACAAGAACCTCCACACGAGTAATTTTCACGACTTAAAAGGTCGCCTGCATTATTAACGGCACGAAAAGGTGTAGTAATACTTGTTTTTAAATTATTACGTCTTAATTGTCTACGATAATTAGTATTCCAAGCATTCTTTAAAGTAAAACGAATTTGTTCATATTCTTGATATCTTTTATCAGTAAGAATAGTAGTTTGTGGTATCCATCCCCTAATTGCACCTCCTGCATTTTTTGGTTCAGAAGCAAAAATATTGAAGGCTCCATTACTTCCATTAATTGCGCTACTATATCCAATAGATGTTGACATTTATATAATACTATACTAAAAAAAATGTTTATAAATAAAAACTTTATCTAAATTACTATAACTGTAAAATTATATATTTATTATATATATATGTTTAATTTTTTAATGTTAATAAGTGCCATTGTATTTTTATCACTCGATTTCATATATTTAACATTAATGGGAAATTATTTTAAAAAACAAATACAAAGTATTCAAGGAAGTGAATTAAAGATCAATTTGTTAGGTGCGGCTATATGTTATGTATTTTTAATATTTGGTATAAATTATTTTATTATTAAACCGAATAAAAGTGTAAATGAGGCATTTTTATTAGGTATAGTAATTTATGGTGTGTATGAAACTACGAATTATGCATTACTTGAAAATTGGTCTATATTAACAGTGTTTTTAGATACATTATGGGGTGGTATATTATTTGCAGTAACTACTTATATTGTAAATTTATTTAGAAAATTATAAAAATATAAAATATAAAAAGTATATATTATAGATGAAATCAATCAAAAAATATAATAAAAAAGGTAGTAGAAAATATTATAAAAAAAATAAATTAGGTAGTAGAAAAATTAGTAAAAAAATAAAATATAATAAGAAACGAAATGATAAAAAGGGTGGTGTAAATGAAGATCCATCTATTTTTAATTTTGCAAATTCTGAATCACAAAAAAAAATACAAAAATTTATGCTAACAAATAGGGATAAAATTAAATCACGATTTCTTAAAAGTGTTTGCTCCGATTCTGGCGTATGTATTGCATTTGGAACAGAATCAAATAATATAAAGAAATTTTTCGATAATTTTATAACATTCCAATATGTAGTACCTCCAATAATGAGAATAGGTAATGTTTCAAATAATGGATTTATTAATCAAATATCATATGAGAGAGAAGGTTATAAAGCATACACTATACTAAAGTCATCTTTAAATAAAGTATCCGATAATTTATTATATGAATATTTAGTTGGACAATATATTAATAAAATGACTCTAATATTTCCGTGTTTTCTAGAAACATATGGAATATACAAATATAATACCGAACAAGATTTGGCTTATGTAAAAGATAATACAAATATTACTACGAATATTTTTAAAGATAATCTAACTTATTTATCTAATCCTACTATTGCTCAAGGTTGCAAAGACGCTCAATATCTTGCTATTTTAATCCAGCATTTAAGTAATGCTAAAACTATGTTTCAAGTTATGAAAGACCCATTAGAAATATATTTCAAATATGATTTATTAAATGTGTTATATCAAATATATTTTCCATTATCTGTTATGGGATCAAATTTTACGCACTATGATTTGCACGCAAATAATATATTATTATATGAACCTGTTAAAAATAAATATATTCAATATTATTACCATCCTAAAGATGAAGAACAATATACTGTTACTTCTTTCAAATGTCGTTATATTGTAAAAATTATTGATTATGGACGCGCTTATTTCAAAGATGAAACAACGGATTCAATGAAAATATATGAGCAAGTATGTAATACACCTGAGTGTGGTAATACCGCGTGTGGCGTTGATAATGGTTTTAAATTATTATTACCAGAACAATTTCCGGGTAGTTGGTATTATGTAAGTTCACAAAAACCAAATATTAGTCACGATATGCGTTTATTAGACACTATAAAATATAGTAACTATCCATTATATCCCGAAGTAACAGAATTGTTAAAAGATTTAAATTATGAAACCCAATTTGGTACTAAAGAAATAACTGATTATAAACCCGATGTTATAAATAATGTTCATGATGTATTAGATGCACTAGACCAAATTATTAATATGGATAAATGGATAAAACAAAATGACTTTTTATATAGCAAATTAAGTTTTGAAAAAATAGGTGATTTACATATATATGAAGATGGTAGACCAATGAATTTTATTCCAAATAAATAAGACAATGAAGACAATATGTATCATTATAACTGTCAACAATTTTCATAGATATTATTATAATTCAATATTTTGATATTAAAGGTTTTTAAAAAAATAATCATTAAACATTTACCTGCAACTATCATCCACGCATTTATTAACATCTCTATCTGATTTTCATATTCGTGATTACAGTTATATAATATTCCAAGTTTTTTAAGAAAATCTTTTCTTTCTTCCGCAGAAGATTTCTTTAGATATTTTTTTTCCAAAGTAGATAGTGGACATCTATGTAGTACTACAATAGAAAGTGCATCTAAACTAACTATTAATAATATAATTGTTAAATAGCATAAGTTATTATTAAACATAATTATGAATGCAATAAAAAAAATGAAAATGTCATGAATGATATTATAAGATTTTATATCAATATTTTTAAAATGAAATTTTTCATAAATAATGTTTGCAACGTGTCTTATAACATTACTATCAATAAGTTTAAATAAATTATTATTTTCCATAATGTTATTATAACAATATTTTAAATGTAAATAAAAAAAACGCAAATTTGTATCAATACTAAAATTAATTATATTTTATTATTTATTCTATTTATATTATATCTAAAGTTTTTAATGTTCAGTAATAATTCTAGGAGCTATATTCATTGTATTTAATTCTTGGAATAATAGTTTACACGCGTAAGGTATTTCTACATAAGCAAAATCGGTTCTGTTATCACAAGTTCTACAATGATGAATATGCATCTTATCATTATAGGATGCGATTAACCCACATTTTTTACAAATAAATACAGAATATTTATCAGATGCGTCATACATTCTACCTCTAGTAAATCTTGCTGCACCGTGTGATATCATACAATTATGTGCAACTATACCATTTGCTAAGAATGAATGGGTTTCATCTACTTGTATATCATATACTGGATGTAGACCTGCTGGTCTGATATCTATTACTTTTAAATTCATAGTTGGTAATCCTTCACATTCTCTATTAACACCATAATTACTTCTATTTATTTGTTCTTTTACTTCCTGTTCTACTTCCTCTTCTAGTAATTCTTCCTCTTCTAACAGTTCTTTTTTAAGTGTATCTTCACTATTATTAAACCAATCTAGTGCTCCAATATCTTTAAGATATTCTTCTGCTGTAGGAAAGGATTTGCTAGTAAATTTCCCAAATTTAGTACCTTTAATTAAATGGTCTGTTATATCGTGTGTAGATGGAATAGCATAAGGATGTATTAATGGTTCTAATTTATTTAATTCAACTAGAGCTTGTTCTATTGCTTTTTTAGTAGGTACAATTTTATCTGGGAATTCTTTTTTGGTTTGACTAAAATTAGTTAACTCATCTACTTTGGCTACTAACCAGTTATGTTGTCTGGTGACTTCATTTCTTAATCTTTTATAAGAAACACCTGCTTCTAATCGTTGTGATTTATGACAACAATAACGGAAACCTATATGGTCGTGAAATGGAATTAATTCATCTATATCTAAATGTAGTGTTAATTGATAACTCTTTTCATTATCATTATTATTTTCATTCTTTGCCTTAGAATAAGTTGTTTCCTTAAAATTTTGAATAGTAATTTTATTTATATCAAATCTAGCAAATAATTTTTTAATATCATTCATCATTTGAGTAAGTGAAACTAAATGTAATTTATTTTTTGTTTGAGAGAAGGAAATAGATGATAAAATATCTCGCTTTCCACGATGCATTCCCAGAACACACGTGTGTCCATCACCGCCAAATAAACCTGCAAGAAATTCACGTACAATTGGTTTTGGACAATTCTTATCTAATATAAATGCAGGTAATTTTGCAGGTTGATTACTTCTTCTACCAATAATTATTCCATCAAGTTGAATAATATGTTTCATAATTTCAGCAGGAATTCTTACTCTATATAAATTATTACATTTAAAATTTGTTTGTTTTATAATACATAGGAGACTTAAATCATTCAAAATACTTCTTACATCAATCATATGTCCTAAAAATATTGAAGCATCATATCCATATTTCCTTTTAGTTATTGTACCATCTGTAATTAAATAACCAATTAATTTAGCAAGAATTAATGTTTTTTTATAATTTTCAAAAGTATCGGTTTTAAAGATTAAATCTCCCGCTTTTACTTGCCAATTATTACATTCTTTTATTTCATCAATAAAATCTACAATCGGACAAGTAATGCCTGTTTTTACTTTATGATTATTAACTAATAAATCTTTTGCTTTTACCCACCCATTTTCAGAACTTAATAATAGGTGGTCAGGAGTACATATTTCAGTTCTACCATCTTCAAACACTAATTTTACACATTCTCTTTCACCTTTATACAAGAATTGTGATTGTTTAGAAGGTATTAATTTATCTGTTTTTTCATCCCATCCTAAAACTTCGGAATTACATTTTTCCATATTTTGTATTAAAACACTAACACCATTTGTCGTCGTAATTGGTGTATTTATCTTAAGGCAATCTCGTTCCATTTCTCCAAACCTTAATCCACCATCTCTTGATCGACCCTCAGCAGGTTGACGTGTCAAATTCACCATTGGACCATTAGAACGACTATGTGCCTTGTCATTAACCATATGTTTAAGACGTTGATAAAATACTGGACCCATAAATACACTGCATTCGTGCTGTTCTCCTGTTAAACCATTGTACATTAATTCATTTCCGTGTGCTTCATAACCTAGCTGAATTAATTGGTCACATATATCTTTTACATCGAATTGACCAAATGCAGTACCATCACCAAATAATCCAAGTTCTACCAATACCTTACCTAATACTGTTTCTTTTAACTGTCCAATTGTCATACGAGATGGAATAGCGTGTGGATTTATAATAATATCCGGTTTTAAACCAGAACTAGTAAAAGGCATATCACATTCTGGAATAATATTACCAACTGTTCCTTTTTGCCCGTGTCTTGAACTGAATTTATCACCAATTACTGGTTTTCTTACTGTTCTAAGACGTACTTTTGCAAAATTATAACCTTCACCATTTCTATCAATATAATTCTTATCAATATAAGTCTCTTCCATTGTTTTATATTTTTTACTCTGGTCTTCATATTTAATTACTTTTGTATGGTCATTTCTATTTTCTTTAATAGGAGTTATTTTAGTTATTATCATATCCCCATTTTCAACTAATGTATTTTCTGGAATTACTCCTTTTGAATTTACTTTATTATAATTACCAAATTTCATTCCTTTTGTTTTAGTTGGGTCTGGTTTACATCTAATTTCTTCATCACCATTTATTTTTTGTTTGTCTTCGTCTTTTTCAGTATGATAAACAGTTACTAATGCTAATCCTCTATCAATCGAACCTTTATTTATTAATAAAGAATCTTCTTGATTGTATCCAGTATGCGTCATAATTGCAACAATCACTTGTGTACCAGATGGAATTTTATTTAATTGAATTAAATTCATAATACGAGTATCAACAAGAGGTCTCATCGGATAGTTCAATACATATGCAGTCTTATCCATCCTATTTTCATAATTCGTCACATATACTCCCATAGCTTGTTTATGTTGTGCACATTGGTATGTATTTCTTGGTGACTGATTATGCTCAGGAAAAGGAATACAAGATGCTAGCATTCCAAATATAGTACTCGGATGAATTTCGCAATGAGTATATCTAGTAATATGATTATCTGTATTAGTAATAATATCTTTAGGTTTAGTCGCAATTAACGACCAACTTTGCTCTTCTGGGTCTATATATTCAATAATCGAGTCGTCTAATTTACTACTTGTTAATAAATTATCCCAGTTTAATTCTTCCTTATTTAATCTATCAATAATACTACTATTAATTAGAATATTTTTATTTTTAACACGTAATACAGGTCTTGATAATCTTCCACTATCATTACATACTCTTATTTCTCTCAATTTATAATCAAAGATAATAGATGTGTAAATATTTATAATTCCCTTATATTTCTTATCTTTTAACATTAAATATAATTCTTGAGCTGATTCAGTAATACCAACCCAGGCACCATTTATAAATACTTTTACTTGGTCATACATATCTGTTGAATTTAAACTTTCATTATCAATATGAATAATGTGAGGCATTATGTATTCATATAATGGTAATGAATTTGAATAAATGGTAATATGAGTCATATAACTCAAGTTTTTAACAACACCAACAGATTGACCTTCCGGAGTTTCTGCAGGACACAAAAACCCCCAAGATGTATTGTGCAATTTACGAGGAGGAATTAATTTACCACTTTTATCAGTAGGAGTTGAAATACGTCTAGCGTGACTTAAACTGGAAACATAATTTAAACGATTTAAAACTTGAGCTACTCCAACTTTATTAGAATTTGTATGTTTTATACCAAAATCACCCGTCGACAACGCTCTTTTAAGACCATTTTCAATAGTGGTTGATTTAATAATTTTATAGATATTAGTTAAATTAATTATATTTTCATAATCATCCGTTGATTTCCAAGAACCTGTATTAATTTCTCGGATAATTTGTTTTTCCATATCTTTTACGAGTTTATTGAAATAATTTCTAAATAAATTATTTAATAATGTACCAGTTAAATCAACACGTTTATTCAAATAAGAATCACGGTCATCCTGTTTTAATATTTCAAAAGATGCCATTAATAATTTATTCGTCATATAACCAAGGAAATAAATTTTCTGTGTCATATTATGACAATGTGGAAATAAATCATTATTCAATATATCCAAAGTAAATTCGTGCTTCTTTTTAGCTCCAGTTTCTTTATCCATATTAATTGGTGTGTACATTGCAAAACTTGTAATGTATTTTATACACTCTTCTTGTGTTAGATGTTTATTTGCATCAATAATAGATCCCTGTAATGCAACTAACATATTTTTATTTTTTTCATTTACTATATTTAATAATATTTTCTCACAAATTTCTTTATCTGATATAATGCCAAGTGCTCTAAAAACAATAAACAATGGTATCGGTTGTTTAACTCGTGGAATTTGTATAGTAATTGCATTACCAAAACCATTATTTTTTGAGCTAATCATCACATTAATTTGTTTTGGAGATATACATTTAAAATCTGGTACTGATTTAATTTCAGCAATCCAAGTATACTTAGTATTATTTTTAGATACGTTAAAACAATATACACGGTTTTCAGCAGCACGTTCTTGCCCTAACACGGTTTTCTCAGAACCATTAATAATAAAATATCCACCAGAATCAAATTTACACTCACCAGTTTGTGTATTTTCAAAATGTTTGTATTGATTTAATACACAAATATTCGATTTTAACATAATTGGTAATTTACCAATATGAATTTTGGGAATCGTTTTATAAAATGTTTGAGTGTTTTCTAGATTAGGACCGTTTCTAACAAGATATTTTATATTTATATCAATGGTAGTAGAAGATGCATAAGTAAAATTTCTAAGTCTTGCCTCTTGAGGAAACATTAATTTAATTGCACCATTATTTTCGTGAATTTGTGGTCTATATATATGAAAATTTTCAAAAGTTATAAAAATTTCTAAAGAATGCTTTTTTGAAACAGGATCAAAATCCTGGTCTGATGCAATATGGAGCGGATTAAACATTTCTATCGTTTTAATAATTTGGTATCCAACAAAATTATTATAAGATTCTAACTGATGCCTAACAAATCTCTCCAAGTGTTGGCCACGAAAATAAGATTCAATTATATCCCAAGGGGTTTCAATATATTGTTCATTTTCGATATCAAAAACATTGTCAGATTTAATATTTGCAGAATTCATTTTTGCTATATCAATAGTACTAGAGTTTGATATCATTTTTGGGATATTTATTATTTCAATTTATTTTTAAATTGTTTTATTATTTAATATAACAGTGATGATAATAGTAATAATAATATAATTAATATTATTATTTAAATAATATAAATGAAATTAATCATATATAATAATGCTTAAACAACCAAACAAAAAATATACTACTAATCCTAGTCTATTAAACCAATATAATAAATTTTTAACTACATTAGATCAACATAAACCAATAAATGAAATACAACCAATAAATGAAATATATCCGAAAAATAACAATACAAGTAATAATATACAAAATATTAATAGTAACAGTGAAGATGAAGTTAAAAAAACAATAGACTTAATTGTACAAAAAATAACTGAAAATTTTAACAGTAATGATTATAAATGTCACCAATATACAGGCCAAACAAATAAAGATATACTTATGTCAAAACTTGAAATAAATGACCCTAATTATTATCAAGATATTTCAATAAAAACCAAACCATCCTATAAAGTAGATTTACATATTCCTAAAAATGAAAATAATTCAGAAATAAAAGAAACTATTTTTATTGATACTGAGATAAATTGTATTAGTGATTTGTTATTACTTATTGAAAAATATAAGATAAAACCAGATATTAAATATAATATTAATATGAAAGCATTACACGAAATAAAAGTGAATCTTGAAGAATTAAATAATATGATCGGGATGGAAAAATTAAAGACAAATATAGTTTATCAAATATTATATTTTATCCAAGGACTTCATAAAAATAAAAATACTGGCGGAGATTTTATGCATACCGTTATTTATGGACCACCTGGAACAGGTAAAACAGAAATTGCTAAAATAATAGGAAAAATATATAGTAAAATTGGTATATTACAAAATGGAACTTTTAAAAAAGTAACACGTAGTGATTTAGTCGCTGGATATTTGGGACAAACTGCACTAAAAACTCGTGATATTATTAAAGAAGCTATAGGTGGGGTACTCTTTATTGATGAAGCATATGCTTTAGGAAATCCTGACAAAAAAGATAGTTTTGCCAAAGAATGCATTGATACATTATGTGAAGCGTTAAGTGATTATAAAGAAAACTTAATGGTAATTATTGCCGGATATGAATCTGAATTAAAAGATTGTTTTTTTAATTACAATCAAGGATTAGATTCACGATTTACTTGGCGTTTTAAAACGGATGACTATAATGAAACTGACTTATATAATATTTTTATTAAAAAAGTAAAAGATATTGGGTGGAAACTAAGTGAAGATTCAAAAATAACAGTTGAATGGTTTAAAAAACACAAAGAATATTTTATTTTTTTTGGTAGGGACATCGAAACTGTATTAGCCAAAACTAAAATAGCACATAGTAAACGTGTTTTTTGCCTACCAGAACAGGATAAGCGAAAAATAAATATTATAGATTTAAATAAAGGATTCGAAATGTACTTGAATAATGATGACGTAAAAAATAGAAAAGATAATGCTAATAACAAAAAATATTTATATAGTACACTATATTCTTAATTTTGTATGTTATATTTTACATATTTTTATTTGATATATATTAATAATGACTAATAAAACAATTACAATTAACCCTTCCTTATTTAGTGTAGGCAGTTCTTCAAAAACTAAAAAAGCTCATAAAAAACGTACAACTATAACTACTCCTTTAATATCACCTAATTTATTAAAAAATAAATTATTAAAAAGAATTAAAGAACATAAGCAAAAAGAAACTTCTAAATTAGAAAATAATCACAAAAAATTAAATAATTTGATAAATGATTCTAATACTAATAATAAAACCACATCTTCATTTAGTGACGAATTTACTGATTCGTTAAATTATTTACAAACTCTTGCTGTTGACAAAAAAATGAAAGAAGATAAAGTAAAATATGAACGAAATAAAGAAAACAAAATACAAGAACTAGAGAGAAAAACAGTAAAAAATTATCAATCATTATATCAAGATAAAATTAATAACCCGATTATTAATATCGAACTTCCAGAAGAATTAGAACAACCTCTAATTAATATTTCAACCAATAATTTATCTTCATCTTCATCTTCTTATAGTAAAATTAAACAAGATAATGTACCATATGGTATTTTAAAAGGAGGAATGAAACCTACTTACAGAGATTGGAATCGCACACAACGTAATATAATTGTTACTGATCCAAATGCTTCTTTAATTATACCAAATGATATAAATAAAAGCATTAACGAACGAGAATATAGATTAAAAAAATTACGTGAAAAAATAAAACAAAAACAACTTATTCAAGATAATAATTTGAATAATTGTACATTTGAAAAAAAAACAGTTATAAGTGAGAATGATGATTCAAAAGAAGATTTAATAACAACACAAAACCTTATTCGAAAACCATCAACAATATTTAATAACGATGTTATTTTTCCTAATAAAATACAAAACAGTATTAAGGAAAATGAAAATAATATATTTTTAAATATAAACACAGATTCTAATACACTTTCTAACAAGACTAAAAGAATTACTAAAAAAACAATTAAAAAAAAATATACATTAGGCAAATCTCAAATAAAAAAAACAGTAGGAATATTATTAAAAGACAGATTCACTCGTAAAAAAATAATAAATGCACAAAAAGAATTAAAAAAAAAAACCATTAATGATGTTAAAAGTTATTTACGAGACCATAATTTAATAAAAATCGGTAGTACGGCACCTAATGATATAATAAGAAAAATATACGAATCATCTATGTTAGCCGGCGAAATTACTAACAATAATAAAGATACACTATTATATAATATTTCGAGAATTGAAAAGGAAGAATAATTAGAATATTTTTTGTATAATTAATTATTATCTATTAATAGTTTAAAATGGAAACCACTAAAAATAAATTATCACCTTATGCATCTATGTTTTACAATAGACTTAAAAATTATTTAGAAACATCGTTATATTTCTATGGTAGTATTCAACGTAACGATTATGTTCCGGATAAAAGTGATATTGATGTAGATTTATTTACAGAAAATATTAATAGTACAATAACTAAAATGCAACATTTTTTAGATGTTGATAAAAGTAAATTTAAAAAATTTATTTATAAAATTAATAATAATATAATTATTGGTTATAAAATAAGTATTAAAGAACCAGAACATTATTTTAGGACAGAAATATCTATATTTGATGAAAAAAATAAAGCTTTAGTATTAAATGAACATACTAGGAAATTTCACATACCTTTTTTCAGTTCTATTATTATAATAATATTAAAATTTTTTTATTATCAGTTGGGTATTATTCCTAAAATGTATTTTAAATATATTAAGGACTATTTAATAAATACATCATTTGGTAACCCATCAGAATTTCTCATAATTGACTTAAAAAAAGATTTAGTTTAAATTCTAAATAATAATTATTTAGAATTTATTTACAATTAAAATTTTTATAAAAAATATAATAATATTATATTTTATAAATGACAGGCGCGCCGATTACACTTTCTGCTGTTGGTTCGAGTAATGCAATTACTTATACATGGATCTATTCTGGTATTTCTGCTGAAATCATTAAGAGTTTAAAACTCATTATAACTGACGCATCACAAGATACAAGTAACCCTAAGAGTGGTATCTATTCATATGTAATAGACGCATCAGGTATAACTTCAAAAACTTTTACGGTTAATGGTTTAAAAAATGGTGATAAATATAATGCACAATTAGTTGGAACTCGTAAATCTAATTCAGTAACATCTATGCCAACTACTGCACCATCACTCCCTATTTTTATTGCAAACGCTTTAGATGGTGGTGTTAATATACAAATTAATAATATGAGTGGGGTAAAAAATGTTGCGAATACTGGATACTCACCCATTACAAATGTTGACATTGCGATATCGAGTGATGCAAATATTGAAACATATTCTTTTAATCCTGATTCATCTAACAATGTGAGTTTGGATCCATCTAACAATATGAGTTTCAATATTTTAGGCTTGATTAATGGAACTCCTTATGAAGTTTCTGTTTCAGTTGATAATACAATAGGAAGTTCCGGTTTTACTCAACCCCAACAAACATTTACACCTTTAGACACCCCATCTCCTGTTAAAAATTTAGCTGTATACCCAAACATTTACCTTTATGCTAAAGGTATAGATGTTTCGTCAAATATTAATTCTTCTTCCAATAGTATATTTTGGAATTCTCCAGAAGATATGGATTCTTTGATTAATAACAAAACGCCTATACAATCATATACCATAGTTAGAGATATGTATGATGCATCAGATGCAGTTATTCCTGATAGTGGATTAACCACAAAAATACTTGTAGATATCTCTGGAAATCCATTACGAATTAAAGATGCTAGTGGTAATCCAGCCGAAACAGATATCAGTGGTAACATATATAAATATAAACATGAAGATACAACCTGTACAGTTGGAAAAAAATATAGATATACTGTATATGCAACTAATAGTAATGGTGCTGGTCCATTCGCTTTTGCAAGTGGAGTTGCCGCAACAAGACCTTTACCACCTTCTATACAAGTCGATCCATCTAACGCATCATTATTTTTAATTTTAAAAGATAGTGGAGTCTTAAATGGTCTTGATGTTTCTGGAAATGCCAAATACATACTAGATATTTCTGGAAATACTGAAAAAGGATATGGTTATTTTGATTTCAGTAGAAATACTTTCGGTTATGATACTTCTAAAAACTTAATAAAACTAAATAAAATTCCTACAGGAGCAAACATCGATAGTGCTTCACCGCTAAATGTGGGCGGAAACAATTTAACTAATGGAACTTTATACACACTTAATATACAGACTGTCGGTTATGTTAACCGTGTTCCCATATATAGTAATAAATTACAACTAACTAGCACACCATATACAAATCCTCTAGATGTTTCTGGAAACACTATAGCTTTAGAATCATTTGATGCTAGTGGAGTTCCTCTAGATAAAAAATTCCAAATATTTTGGGATACAGTAACTGATTTAGGAGGTAATAAAGGAACAGTTACATACGATGTGTATGATGCATCAGATAATAAAACAAATCTTACAAATATTCCACAAGACCTATCTAACAATAGACTAAACGGAATAATTAGCAGCATTGACTCAAAACCATTAGTAAATGGTTCTCTATATGGATTTTATATTCGTACATCTGTATTTAATACAGAGACAAAACAAACCATAACATCTAAATCACCAGTTAAAGAAGGTAGACCATATGCATATCCATCAAGTGTAGAAAATCTACAATTATTACCAGATCCATTCAAAAAAAATGTTTTACAAGCATCTTGGGATCATCTAGAAAATGCAGCAACCGGTGGTTTCAAAGATATTAGATACAAATTAGTTTTAACTGATTTAAGTGGTAATGGACACGTAGACTTATCAGGAAATGAAGTAGATGCATCAGGAAATTTATTTACACACCTAAAATCATCATCAATTATCGGAAAAAATCCAAACTTAGTTCCAGGTAATCCATATAAATTAACTGTTTGGAGTGAAGGTATTCTTCCTGATAAAGAAGGTATTCTTCCTGATAAAGAAGGTATTCTTCCTGATAAAGTTGTAAGTATTAATTCTTCTAAAGTTGCTGCTATACCATTTTTACCTCCTTCTGCACCACGAATTGTAGCTGTTTCACCAATGGACGGAAAAATCAGAATAACATATGATAAACCAGCCGATACAAATGGTATCGCTTTAACAAAATATGAAATCTTTAACAAAATATATAATCAAAATTATACAGATTTTGAAAATAAAGCCCAATACGTTTATAGTACTGGTATATCAGATGCAAGTTTATCAGAAATTGCAATAATTTCTAAATATAATGAAATGTTTGATGGATCTTCAACAGCTGCTATAACTAACGGCACATCCTATGTTCCTTGTGTTCGAGCTGTTGGTATAGTTGGTGGATATACTATAAATGGTGAAACACTTCCACAAATAACCGTTAACGGACAATTAAGTAATGTTCTTAAATCTGAACTAGATGTTAATGATTCCATTGATTTCGTTATTCCTAATACAGCACCTTCTGCACCAGAAGGTCTCACTGCTACTGCTGGAAGCACTAGAGTTACTCTTAGTTGGACTATAGACACAGAAAATACAGAATATATTCTTTTTCAAGATAATGAAGTTATAGATAGATTTTTTTCAAATGATTCACAATCTACTCCATTTACAAATTTGAGTTATAATTCTAATTCACAAACATTGTCAAAAGAAATAGGTAATCTTGTCAATGGAAAAATGTATTTGTTTGGTGTTGTTGCAGTTAATAAATCTGGTATTACTTCCATCCAATCCAGCATAAGTACAGCTCCTTACACAACACCTGATACAGTAGAAAACGCTAATTTTACTATCAACGATAAATCTCTATCACTAACGTGGGATGCTCCTAAAAATAATGGTGGTGCTGACGTTAATGGTAATTCTTCACTTTTCTACAAAGTTATTATAAAAACTGATTTAAGTGGAAATGACGCATCAAATTTTGATAAGTATATGACAGTTTCTAGTACTACTACCGGATTAACTACCACAGCATTTACTGCAGATAAATTAGTAAATGGTAAACAGTATGCTGCAGAAATAATTGCATATTTTCAAATTGGTTCAAATACTACTAAACTCTCGTCAGGTTCTGGAAAACAATTAACTAATATCATCCCTAATATTCCACCACAAGATGTATCTGATGTAACAGCAGTTGCATCTGACAGAACTGTCAAACTCACTTGGACGAACCCTACTGATACTAATTTATATCCTAGAACCAAGATTACTATAGAGAGAACCGGAAAAGACTCTAATGGCGTTTCATTATCACCTGTTAAAATAGCAGATTTGAGTAATAATGTTGTCAGTTATACTGATGTTTCTAGTAACAACCTCTTCAATGGTAACACTTACGCATACAAAATAACTTCTGTAACAGATAAACTTACGGGCCAACCTTCTGGCGTTACGTCATCAAGTGTTACTCCTTTCGGTATCCCTATTTTTATAGGTATGAAAGAAATAAGTCACGGTAACATGTATGAGCTAACTTTAAGCAAAAATGGTTCTAATTTAACACACGAAGTTGTTATTGGAATACCAAAACCAGAATCTAACAATCAAATACAAGTTATTACATCCGAATTAAATAATATTACTTATAATAATGTTGCAGACAACAGTACAGCTATCGCAGCTAACCAAATTACTACTTTACCAATTTCATTCCCATCCGGTGTTGATGTAAATGCTCTATTTATTGCAATTAATAATGGTGCTGGTGCAAAAACCGCTGTATTCCCATCAAATACTACAGCATTTGATTTCATTCCAAAATCAAACATATAATAAAAATAAGTATTTAGTAAAAATGTATAATATATAATTCAATTTATTTATATATTATAGTTTTGTTATAGAAAACCCTGAAATTTGTTTAAGTGATGATTTTTCTTTTAAATCATTATGTTCTTCCTGTAAAGTAATATGTTGTTGATGCAAATTGTGATAATTTTGCTGTAAGTTACTATGTTCTTTTTGTAAGTTACTATTTTTTTGCTGTAAGTTACTTTGTTCTTTTTGTAAGTTAGTATTTTTTTGCTGTAAATTGTTATAATTTTTCTGTAAATCAGCAGTTTCTTGATGTAAGTTACTATTTTCTTGCAGTAAATTGTTATAATTTTTCTGTAAATCAGCAGTTTCTTGCTGTAAATTAGTATTTTCTTGCTGTAAATTGTCATAATTTTTCTGTAAATCAGCAGTTTCTTGCTTTAAATTGTTATGTTCTTGTTTTAAATTGCTATTTTTTTGATGTAAATTACTATGTTCTTTTTGTAAATGACTATTACATTGTTGTAAATGACTATGTTCTTGTTTTAAAACAATATTTTCTTGATGTAAATTGCTATTTTCTTGATGTAAATCACTATTTTCTTGATGTAAATTGCTATGTTCTTGTTTTAAATCACTATTTTCTTGTTTTAAATCACTATTTTCTTGTTTTAAATCAGTATTTTCTTGATGTAAATTGCTATGTTCTTGTTTTAAATCAGTATTTTCTTGTTTTAAATCAGTATTTTCTTGATGTAAATTATTAATAATATTAATTAATTTAATTTTATCTTCGATTAATTTATTTTTTTCATTAACAATAACGGTTATTTGATTTTGTATAATTTTTTTATTTTCGTTGTGAATTGTCAAATTTGATTTTTGTTCTTTAAAAGAATTCATTTATATTATACTGATTAGAAAAAAAACTACTAAATAAATTGAAATAAATTAAAGAAAGAAGTATAAATATAGATATAAATGGCATTAATAAAAGAATATTTTGAGTTAACAAAACGTTATCAAGAAGAATATGGAGATAATACTATTTTATTGATGCTAGTTGGTTCTTTTTATGAAGTGTATGGTATTTATGACAAAAAAAACGAAAATATGTCTGGAAGTAAAATTTTAGAATTTGCACAAATTTGTGAATTGAATGTTGTTGATAAAAAGGTATGTGTTGGTCAATCTAATATTATGATGGCAGGTGTAAAAGATTTTATTATTGAAAAATACATAAAAAAAATACAAGATGCTGGATATACTGCTGTAGTATATGACCAAGATGAAGCTGCTAAAAATACTACTAGAAGTTTGAAGGGTGTTTTCTCTCCTGGTACCTATTTCCAAAATGATTCTGTTAGTTTAAATAATAATATAACGTGTGTATGGGTACATTTAATTGAAAATAAATTATTATCCAAGGGCAATTATGTAGTAGTTGGTGTCGCAAATATTGATATTTACACAGGAAAAACGAGTATATTTCAATTTAAAGAATCCTATATTAACAATCCTACAACATATGATGAGTTAGAACGATTTATATCCATTTATAACCCAAGTGAAACCATATTAATAACAAATTTAATTGATGAAAAAGATATAAATAATATAATTAGTTATGCAGGAATAAATAGTAATTTAATACATAAAATACATATTACAGATGATAGTTTTAAAGATAAAATAACCCTAAGTGAAAAAATGAAAAGAATTCAAAATTGTGAAAAACAACCATATCAAAAAGAAATTTTATCAAAGTTCTATCATTATGATGACTATAATGTTTTTATACAGAATTTTTATGAATATAACATTGCGACACAAAGTTTTTGTTATTTATTAGATTTCGTTTATCAACATAATCATCATTTAGTTAAAAGAATATCAGAGCCTATTTTTGAGAATTGTTCTACAAGACTTATCCTAGCGAATCATTCATTAAAACAATTAAATATAATTAATGATGGTACCGTTATACCAAGTAAATATTCTTGTGTCTCTCAAATGTTAAATAACTGTTATACACCGATGGGTAAAAGAAAATTTATGTATAATTTTTTAAATCCGATATGCGATGAAAAATATTTACAGAGAGAATATGATATAACAGAACATTATTTAACAAAATTTGATAGTTTTAATAATCTATTAAAACATAAATTAAATAATATAAAGGATTTATCAAAATGGGAACGTCAAGTATTTATGAAAAAAATTTGCCCCAAAGCTTTTTTTACATTATATAATAATATTATTTCGATTAAAGAAACTTACAATGGTATAATAAATGATAAAAAATTGTCTGAATATTTATCTGAATTTGAACCAAATATCTTAGTTATTGATAAGTATTGCAGTCAGTTAACAGATTACATAAATAATAATATTGATATTGAGTTATCAAAAGATATAGAACAATTACAAAATTTTGAAATAAATTTTATTAGGACAGGAGTTGAAATAGAATTAGATAAAAAAACCGAAACATTACGTGATTCCGAAGCAAAATTAGAAGCTATTAGAAGTTATTTAAGTGACTTAATTGAAAATAAAGAGAAAAAAACAGCAAAAACAAAGGCAAATGATTATGTGAAAATAAATGAAACTGAAAAAAATAATTACAGATTAATTTGTACGAGTCGTCGTTGTAAATTATTACAAGATGTATTACCAAAAGAAAATTCAATTGTATCTTTAAATTTTACTACTAACGACAATAAAACAAAAACATTTCATTTAACTATATCAAAAACACAATTTCAATATGAAAAACAGAGTGCAGCAAATAATTGTATTGTTGATGAACAAATAAATGAATTATGTAAAAATATTTCAAATATAAAAATATCAATGAAAGATACAATTACCTTAGTATATAATAAATTTGTAGAAAGATTTGAAGTTTTTCAAGAAATATTAGAAAGTATTATTAATTTTATAACTTTAATAGATGTTCTTCATAATAAAAGTTCCATAGCAAAACGTTATAATTATTGTAAACCAAATATTGTGAATGCGTGTAAATCATTTGTTGATGCAAAACAGTTACGTCATTGTCTAATGGAGCAATTTCAAACAAATGAGTTATATGTATCAAATGATATTATATTAGGTGATGAAAAAATCAACGGAATGTTGATGTATGGTACAAATGCAGTAGGTAAAACTAGTTTCATACGAGCATTAGGGATATCCATTATAATGGCCCAAGCCGGATTATTTGTCCCGTGTTCACAATTTAATTTCAAACCGTATAAATATATATTTACTCGCATTATAGGAAACGATAATATTTTTAAAGGTTTATCAACTTTTGCTGTAGAAATGTCTGAGTTGCGTACCATTTTGCGTTTGTCAAATGAAAATAGTCTTGTTTTGGGCGATGAATTATGCTCCGGTACTGAAACAATGTCAGCAATTAGTATTTTTGTTGCAGGTATTCAACACTTAGATAAATGCAATAGTAGTTTTATATTTGCAACGCATTTACACGAAATAGTAGATTTTGAAGAAATTACATGTTTAAATAAAGTTATAATTAAACATATGGAAGTTATATACGACAAGGAAAAGGATATGCTTGTATATGATCGTAAATTAAAAGATGGACCTGGAAGTAATATGTATGGACTTGAAGTATGTAAATCGTTAAATTTACCGCAACATTTTATAGATGCTGCGTATGATATTCGTTTAAAATATTCACCAACAGATGGTAGTTTACTTTCTCTCAAAACATCACATTATAACTGTAAAAAAATAATGAATATGTGTGAGCAATGTGGAAAAAATCCAGGTAAGGAAGTTCATCATCTTCAATATCAATCAAACGCAAATGAGAATGGTTTAATTTCTAGCGAAAATTTATTATTTCATAAAAACACTTTAGCTAACTTAATGACATTATGTGAAAAATGTCATAACAAGATACATAAATCTACAACTAAAGGTAGTAAACGAGTTAAAACAACAAAAGGAAACATTATAGAAGAAATTTAATATTCTACGGTATATTAGTATTGGTATGAGTAAATATACTAAAAATACAAGAATACGTCAGTAAGGAAGAAGAAAATAAATGAATATTTAACGTCTATTAGTTCTACGTGTTTTTTTATTTCTTCTTTTACTACTATTTTTTTTTGACTTATTATATTTCGTGTATTTGTTTACACCCTTAGCTACATTTTTGGCACCTTCTAGACCAATATCAAAACCAGTTGCTAATGTTCCATAAACCGTAGATACACCTTTTTCTATAACAGGTACTGAATTTACAGCAAGGTTAGTTGTATTTTTTCCTATTTTATTATAAATAGATGATTTTTTACTTTTGTTATTTTTTGCCATATATAATATACATATAAAATATTTCCCTTTTATATATATAAATAATAATGGATGAAAGTAATTTGAAATATATATTAAAAGTATTCATAATGGTTTTATTAATTTTTTCAATAATTTTATTTATTAAATCAATAGGAATTAATTTTAACGCAAAAGAATATCCTAAACAATTATTACAAGTAGTTACTATTGAAGGTTTTGATAATCTTAATACTAGTTTAATTACAAATAAAAGTGATGCATTTTGTAAAAATCATATCGGAAATAGTAATACTTTAAATGAATCGTGTAATAAATTAAGCCACAAAAATTGTAATACAACGTCGTGCTGCATATTGACAAGTAATAATAAATGTGTAGCAGGAAATAAAGACGGACCTATTTTTAATACTGATAAAAAAGGTAAAACAATAAATTTAGATTATTATTATTATCAAAATAAATGTTATGGTAATAAATGTCCTAGTGAGTAGTATTTACATGTCATTTATTATTAAAATAAAATATAATAAAAAATTGAATAATATTTAAAAGAATATAAGAATAATATAAATACTAAATATAAGAAATGATAATTCCTATTAAATGTTTTACTTGTGGCACTGTTATAGCGGACAAATACAGATTTTATGTACAAGAAGTGCGTAAGAAAAAACTAGCTAAAAAAGGAAATGATGAATCCATTGACATAGACAAAGTTTTATATTTAACAAAAGAATTTCACGAGAAAACACCTGAGGGTGAGGTTCTAGATGAATTAAATATGAAAAAAATGTGCTGTCGCAGACATTTCTTAACTCACGTGGATATTGAATAATTTCTTAATATAATATATAAAATGGGTAAAAAGAATTCTGGAAGAAATCAAAAATTATATAAAATGAAAGGATGTTCAAAAACTCGTAAAAATTATTTAGGTGGAAAATCAACAAACTCTAATTTAGCAAACCCATCTTTTTTAACCTATAATGCAACAGGTGGTGCGTGTTCTGCAAGTTTAGCACCTTCTAATGGATACATTCCACAAAATATAAATGGAGCAAATCCTGCTTATCCGTCTAGTGGACCAACACCTTCTGGATTTAATTTTTTGAATCCTCAAACTTCTCAAACAGGTGGTAGTTGCGGTTGTGGTGTTCCATTAATGACGGGAGGGAGAAGAAGACAAAAAGGAGGTTCTAGACATCGTATTGGATGTAAGTGTAGTACGTGTAAAATGAAGGGTGGATCTGGTAATAATGGTCTGCCATATCCTGACGGATTAGTTGGTAATAACTGGACACCATCTGTTAGTGGATGGCCAGGTGTTAATGGAGTGCAAGGAGACAGAAATTATTTAGCATATAATAGCTATAAAGTTGATCCACAAACAGCAACTACATACACAGGCGCGAATCCTCCTTTTTCGATTGGAGGAAAAACAACACGTAAACGAAGACAAAAAGGTGGTTTTACATCAAATTTTTTAGGTCAAGATTTAATTAATGTTGGTCGTCAATTTCAATATGGTTTAGGAACTGCTTACAATGCGTTAGCTGGTTATCAGGCACCAGTGAATCCTATGCCGTGGAAAGGTCAACTACCTTCTACTCCAAATTTAAGTACAGTAAAAGCCGCATATACATATTAATTTTTTTCTAATGTTAAATTATAGTTATGGCTCAATTTCCAAAAACATTAAAGGAGTTATGTACTCCTGCCCTTGTTTACTTTGTAATTTCTATTATTTCTTTATTAGCAGTTGCGTTGCAAAATATTGGTTATAAAGACAGTTATCACGTTGGTAATTTTTCTTGCCGTGTACCTAGCACAATATTAATATTTATTATTAAATTTATATATATATTATTTTGGACTTGGATTTTAAATTTGATATGTAAAGATGGTCATACCACAATTTCGTGGTTTTTAGTACTTTTCCCCTTTATTCTACTATTTGTTATAATGGGATTGTTACTATTAAATATGTAATGTAATATAATTTATAAAAAATATAAATTAAATATATATGAAAATAAAAAATGGTTATTCCTATAAAGAAAGTGGATGGATGTATATATCTATTCACGGAAAAGCAAAAGAAAGAGGTTATGCATATGGGTATTTATGTGCCGAATATTTTAAAGAAATTCAGAAAATGTTAAAATATTTTATGTATGAATCTTATGGTTATGATTGGGACTATTTTATAAATGAAATTAATAAATCATTTAAAGAAATGACTAAAAATGATTTTCGTGAATTTTACGAAGAAATGGATGGTATTGCGGAAGGTTGTAATGCAAATGGTTGCAAAACAAGTTTAGATGAAATTATTGCGTGGAATTTTTATTTGTCTATTCCATATTGGTTTAGTATTATATCTGGCACAAAAGCTTTAAAAGAGGGTGGAAATAAAGCTCCCGATAAATGTAGTGCGTTTATGGCAGTCGGTGATTGGACCACAGATGGTAAAATAGTAGTAGCCCATAACTCTTTTACTGATTTTATAGATGGTCAATATTCAAATATAATATTAGATTTAAATCCAGATAAAGGTTTTAGATTTATTATGCAAACATCCCCTTGTTGGATATGGAGTGGTACAGATTTTTTCGTCAATGCTGCAGGTATCATTGGTACTGAAACTACCATTGGAGGTTTTATGCCATATGAGAAAAAATATCCAATTGGATATAGAATAAGAAAAGCTATGCAATATGGTTCAAAATTAGATGATTGTGCTAAATTTTTAGTAGAAGGTAACTCAGGTGACTATGCTAGTTCTTGGCTTTTCGGTGATACCAAAAATAATGAAATAATGCGCATAGAATTAGGTTTAGAATATCAGAATATAGAAAGAACTAAAAATGGTTTTTATATTGGATTTAATTCTGTTATAGATCCAAGAATACGTAATATTGAAGTAGTTAATTCTGGTTATTATGATATTAGAAGGCATCAAGGTGCTAGACGTGTACGATTAACTGAGTTAATGGATAAATATAAGGGTAAAATAAATATTGAAGTAGCTCAAAAAATAATAGCAGACCATTATGATGTATATTTAAAAATAGATAATAATCCGTGTTCTAGAACTGTTTGTTCTCATTATGAATTAGATGCGAGAGAATATATGTCACAATCAGATAGACCTAAACCATTTGCACCACACGGAGCAGTAGATGGTATAGTTTGTAATACAGAATTAGCCAAGAAAATGTCATTTATTGCACGTTTTGGTAGTTCTTGTGGTACTGCATTTAATAAAGATGAATTCTGTAAAAAACATATACAGTATGAAAACCTTTGTCCTTATTTAAAAGATAGACCTTCTGAACCTTGGACCAAATTTGAAAGTTATCATTATGATAAGAAAAAAAATAAGAAACAATTAATGAAAACTGAAAAAGAAGTTAAAAAACATAAGAAAACTACTAATAACAAGAGTGTTAAACACAGAAAATCGAAACATAGCAAAACATTTAAAAAAAAATTACAAAACATTTATTAATTTCATTATGATCATAAAATTTATTAAGTTTAATTATTTTAATTAAAATATATTTTTTAATTAAAAATATGAAAGTTATTACATCTGTGGTGAACAATCCTATTTTTATTGAAATACAATATTACACACTTAAAAAATATATGAAATGTGATTATGAATTTATTGTTTTTAATGATGCAAAAGATTTCCCAGATTATTCTAATGGTTTGGATTCAAATATTAAAAATATAATCGAGCAAACTTGTCATAATTTTAAAATTAAGTGTATTAATATTCCTAATGCACATCATAAATTATCTACAAGATTGTACCAGGAGCCTAGTTACAGAACTGCCGAAGCAATGAATTTTATTTTGGACTATCAAAAGAAAAATCCAGATAAATATCTTTTATTAGACAGTGATATGTTTTTAATAGATGATTTTATGATAGATAATTATAAAAATAAAGATTGTGGTGTCGTTTTACAAAAACGAAATAATTTAGATGGTTCCAACATTCATTATATTTGGAATGGTTTGTATTATTTTGATATGAATACATTGCAAAATGTAGATTTAATGAATTGGCATTGTACACTAAGTACCGATACTGGTGGTATGATGTATAAATGGCTTTTAACAAAAATCGATTGTTTTCCTGATATAGATGACTTGAAAAATAATAACAACACAATATGTGAAACAAATGGAATAAATTTTTTTAAAATTTTAAGATCATTAGAATGGAATAGAGAGAATATTCCTGTAAATATACAAAATAAAAATAAACTTGTTGAATTCTTAGAAACAGACCCACGTAATATAGATAATAATTTTTATTGTGAAATTTATGACAATATTTTTTTCCATTATCGTGGTGGTGGTAATTGGGAAAAAAGAGATTTTATGGATCACGTAAATTTATCGTACAAGTTGAAATCTGCTTTATTACAATAATAAATATACAATAATATATATAATAATAATATTTTAAAAAAATATGACTATTATAATATAAAATGGAAAGAGAACAAATATCATGGAAATTAATAGACAAATATTTTATAGATAATCCTAACAATTTAGTAGCTCATCATTTAGAGTCCTATAATGATTTTTTTAGAAATGGTATTAAACGAATTTTTCGTGAAAATAATCCTATTCGGTTTATTGAGAGAGACGAAGAAGCTATTGATTCTTCTGGTAAAAGAAATGAATGTTTATTATATTTAGGTGATAAAGATGGTAGCAAAATTTATTTTGGTAAACCAATTATATATGATGACCATAATGCGCATTATATGTACCCAAATGATGCACGATTAAGAAATATGACTTATGGTATTACCATCCATTATGATGTAGTTGTTGATTTTATTTATTATGTAGGACAAGAGAGAAAAGAGCACCAAATCATACTTAATAATATTTATCTAGGACGCTTCCCTATAATGCTTCAATCTGACTTATGTATTCTACAGTCACTTGATAAAAATGTTCGGTTCAATATGGGGGAATGTCGCAATGATTATGGTGGATATTTTATTATTGATGGTAAGGAAAAAGTGCTTATATCACAAGAAAAATTCGCAGATAATATGATTTACATTAAAAGTCATAAAGATGATGATAATTATAGTTTTTCAGCTGAAATACGTTCTGTCTCTGAAGATACATCTAAACCCATAAGAACTTCCGCAGTGAGAATGGTAGCACCTAGCCCATCCTTAAGTAATAATCAAATAGTAGTAGCTGTACCTAATGTTAAAAAACCACTACCTCTTTTCATTTTAATGAGGGCACTTGGTATTATATCCGATAAAGATATTATTAAAACGTGTTTATTAGACCTAGAGCAAAATAGTTCTTATATTGACTATTTTATTCCTTCCGTACACGACGCTAACAAATTTTTTAACCAACAAACAGCACTTGAATATATTGCAGAATTAACCAAAAGAGGAACCGTTTCAGGTGTTATCGAAATTTTATCGGATTATTTTTTACCTCATATTGGTGAATTGAATTTTCTAGATAAAGCTTATTTTGTTGGATATATGGTTTTCCGTTTATTGAAAGTATATACAAAAGAAGAGAAACCAACGGACCGTGATAATTTCCGTTTTAAAAGAGTAGAATTATCTGGCTCCTTAATTTATGATTTATTTAGAGAGTATTATTTAATACAAAAAAAAGATATTACACGTAAAATAGATGAAGAATATTATTACCATAAAGGTGAATATAAAGATGATGATACATTATCACGAAAAGAAAAAAAACAACAAAAAAATAACCCTAAGGAAGCTAATAAATATAGTGATAATTTCATAAGTTTAATTGAGTCAAATTTTAAAACATTTTTTAAAGATAGGGTTGTTGAAAGTGGTTTTAAAAAGGCATTTAAAGGTAATTGGGGTTCAGAGGCTCATACCAAACGTCTTGGTGTTGTACAAGACCTAAATCGTTTAAGTTGGAATACATATATTTCACATTTACGTAAGATTAATTTACCGTTAGATGCAAGTGCAAAAGTTGTAGGTCCTAGATTATTAAATAGTTCACAATGGGGTTTAATTGACCCGATTGATACCCCAGATGGTGGTAATATTGGTCTACATAAACATATGGCAATTACAGCATATATCACGTGCGGATCATCAGCACATCCGATCGTTAAGTGGTTAAGGAGAAATACACCAATGCGTATTATTTTAGAATGTTCATATGAACAATTAGCATCGACTTCTAAAATCTTTGTAAATGGTAATTGGGTTGGTGTTATTGATAAACCAATTTCAAATGATAAACAAGAATTAGGATTAGTAGAAATATTAAAGTTGTATAGAAGAAATGGTATAATACCGGTATATACGAGTATTTCTTTTGATTTTGACCATAATGAAGTGAATATATATACAGATAGTGGTCGGCTTACCAGACCAATATATTATATAGATAACGGTAAAGACAGTTATAATAGAAAAGAAGTTATTGAATTGTTAAATAAAGGTACAATTACCTGGGAACAAATAATTTCTGGTTTTAAACAAAAATCGGATGAATCTTATTCTACCAAAAAGAATAAGCTATATGAATTAATTGAATTATATAGTGATGTAGGTGGCAAAGATCAATCAAATATTTATGATGTTTTACAAAAATACAAGTCTGTTGTAGATTATGTGGATACAGCAGAAGAAGAATCCGCTTTGATTGCAACTACAGAGGAATATCTTAATCAAAGTAAATATTATACACATATTGAAATAGATCCTTCCCTTATTTTTGGTGTTATGGGTAATCAAATAAATTATCCTGAAAATAACCCAGTAACTCGTAATTCTTTTTCTTGTGGGCAAAGTAAACAAGCTGTATCCGTATATCATTCCAATTATCAGATGCGCATAGATAAAATGGGTGTTGTATTGAACTATGGTCAAATACCTTTAGTTAAGTCGCGATATTTAGAATACATAAATAATGAAGAACAACCATATGGCGTTAATGCTATTGTGGCTATTATGACATATGGTGGTTATAATGTTGAAGATGCAATTTTAATAAATGAAGGATCCATTAATAGAGGAATATTTAGAACAACTTATTATTCAATGTATGAAGCGAGAGAAGAAAGTTCTAAGATTACAGGTAAAAATAATTCAAAATTTGCAAATATTCAAAAAAATAATGTTATTAAATTAAAGCAAGGTTTTGATTATAGTCTTTTAGATGACCACGGATTAATTAAAGAAAATACTGAGTTAAATGATAAAGTAATATTGATAGGCAAAATAAATTCAAATTTAGAAAATAAAGATGTTTGGATTGATGATTCTGTTAAACCTAAAAAGGGACAACTTGGTTATGTAGATAAATCATTTATTACTTTAGGCGAAGAAGGATTTAATGTTGCAAAAGTTAGAATACGTGAAGAAAGAGTCCCCGCAATAGGTGACAAAATGGCTTCAAGAGCAGGACAAAAAGGAACTTTAGGTCTCATAATTCCAGAGGAAGATATGCCATTTACAGTAGATGGCCTAAGACCCGATTTAATTATTAATCCACACGCTATACCATCTCGTATGACAATCGGTCAAATTTTAGAAAGTTTATTTGGTATTGTTTGTACGTCATATGGTGCATTTGGTGATTGTACAGCATTTCAAGTAAAAGGTGCAAATTATTCTACCTATGCACCACTCCTTGTTAAAGAAGGTTTTAATTCTACTGGTAATCAGGTGTTATATAATGGAATGACAGGGGAACAATTAAATGCAGATATTTACATTGGTCCAACTTATTATATGCGTTTGAAGCATATGGTGAAGGATAAGATAAATTATCGTGCTAGAGGTCCGAATACTTCATTAACACGTCAACCTGTCCAAGGACGTGCAAATGATGGTGGTCTTAGAATTGGTGAGATGGAACGAGATGGAGTACTCGCACACGGAATGTCGTACTTTTTAAATGAATCTTTTTTAGTGAGAGGCGATGAATATTATATTGCTGTTTGTAATAAATCTGGTGCTATTGCTATTTATAATGAAGCAAGAAATTTATTCTTAAGTCCTTTAGCGGATGGTCCTATTGATTTTTTTACCAATCCGGATGCTACACTAAATATTAAAAATTTGAGCAAATTTGGACGTTCCTTTAGTATATTAAGAGTACCTTATTCTTTAAAACTTTTAATACAAGAACTTCAAGTAATGAATATACAAATGCGAATTATAACAGATGAAAATGTAGATCAGTTATTAAGTATGTCCTATTCTGATAACATTAATAAATTATTAAATGAAACTGGTGGTTTAAAAGAAGCTAATGAAAAATATAATTCTATAATTACAAAAATGGTTAATAATGTAAAACCAAAGAGTCGCATACCTGAAGAGATAGAAGTAACCCCAGAAGAAGTATCAATAGAAACACCAATACAAGAAGCAGAATCTCCACCATTTGCCACCGGATCTCCTGCATATATGCCAGAATCTCCACCATTTGCCACCGGATCCCCTGCATATATGCCAGAATCTCCACCATTTGCCACCGGATCTCCTGCATATATGCC